ATGAAATTTCATTATGGACAAGATTATTATAACGTTGATGGTATAGATTTATCACCTTTTGGTCTTGAAAAAGGTGATACAAAATATTTAAAATCTGATAATAAAGAAGTTTTTGATTTTGTTGGGTTTGTTTTAGATGAAGGTAATTTATTATCTGTTTTTCCGAAACATTTTTACAGTGATTTAGAGTTGAAAGATTTGAATCGTGACAAAAAGGCTAATTTAGAAGATATTAAATTGCTATTTGATGTGTTTGTAAAATATACAAAGGAAGTATCTACTACTGCCAAAGCGACTAAGTACATTGGAGCCAAACCTGAGTTTGTATCTGACTACCCTTTTGCTTCTTTTTTCGAAGTCTATAAATATTTTCGTCAGTATGGGATTTATCGTGAAAATAATATTGAAGTTAAACCCAATGCAAATGGATCGGTTGCATGGAAAAAAACTATTCAAAAGGCACAGGTGATAGTTAGCAATGGCAACTTGGTTTTCTCTCCCCTTTATAGAGAGAAAAAAAGGCAACAGAATGTTTTCCTTAGTGAATGCATGGTGTTTGTTATCGATCATACGATTAATAGTTTTCCATACTTTATTCGTTTACCAAAAACCGGTTACAAAATAAGTTCTTTTGACTTTATCAAACATCGAGAATATACATTGCAACAATTGCGACAAATTAATAGTAAAACTTTTAAAGATACCCAAAAAAAATTGATAGCACACTTAATTAATTTTTTTGAACAATATAAGAAATCGTCAAAAGGCGGTGATATCCATATCAAAATCAATTATTTTGATAAAATATGGGAACAGATGGTTTCAAAGTATCTGAATAAATATTTCAAATGTGTTGACGAAGTTTCCGATTCTATCATTTTTGATAAAAGTTTAGTAGCATCGACCTTGAGATTTGAAGCTAAAGAATTTTCTATCGATGATTCTCCACATCGGTTTAAAATACGGTTAGATCATCATGCAAAACAAGATGATTCTATTTATATTTTTGATTCAAAATATTACTACAACGTATCCGATTTAAATTATAAGCAATTTTCATATAATGAGATACTTAGAGGTGGGATTTCGAAGAGCACTAAAATATATAGCGCCTTGATACTACCAAATAACTCCACATGTTCAAATCTGCACTTTTCATTATCTCATGCTTATTTAGGTGACAGAACAACAGGAACAAAAATTATTGAACAGTATCTTAATATAAGGGAAGTAATGCAAACCTATATATCAAATTAATTATTGATGGGGGAGAATTGTTTATGGCAGGTAGTCGTTCGTTCACAGAATATGTGAAAAAAACCTTTGATAATCAATTTTGGACAGTGGCCGAAGAATACCTGCGAAAGAATTTCGATACCCTGGATGTAAGGCTATATAAGATACATAAAGCAGGAGTCCCGGAAATAACCGACGTTCAAGTTGAACACGTCTGGGTTGATAATTTACCACAAATGGAAATTCAGTTTGATGTGGCTTTGTCCGTTATATTTGAAATCCCAGAGGCTGACTACCATTATGATGATTCAGAAGAAAAGAAAATATGGATAATGGTTCGTTGCCGCGGGGATCTTGCTTGTAATCTGCAAAACTTTGAGATATATGATGTATCCAGCTACAATGGGAAAAATCGTGCTAAAAATCCAATGGATGATTCTCTTGTTCCCTATATTCCATATGAAAAATTAGAAGAGGTAGCCACGGCCTTTCTAAAGGAATACTATCCAGAAGCACTAAAGATTACTCTTCGTGGTCAACCACCTGTTTGGGTTGACCCTAATGTTCTAGCTGAAAGACTAGGGTTAACAATCAAATCTCAGCGTATAAGCGAAGACGCATCAGTGTTCGGACAGATATATTTTGTAGATACTGATGCTGAAATGTATGATGCAAATATAAAATGCAATGTTACAGTGCACACCGCCGGGAAAACCATCGTTGTAGATCCAAAAATGTATTTGCTCCGCAGCCTTGGTTCTGTCAATAATACGATTGTGCATGAATGCGTCCACTGGGTTGAACATCGAAAGGTGTTTGAACTTGAAAAACTTTATAACACTGAAGCCTCCAGCATTAGTTGTGAAGTGTCCGGAGGTGCCGCTTCAAAAGCAGCACGAAAATCTACTGAATTTATGGAAAGACAAGCTAATCAGCTTACTCCTAGAATTCAAATGCCAGCAGAACCTTTCCGAGCCAAAACGAATGAATACATCTCAAGATTCATGCGTGAAACCGATGCCAGACATACTATAGATGTGATGGAAAAGGTTATTAATGCATTAGAGATAAATTTTGGGGTGTCAAGACAAGCGGCAAAAATTCGTCTTGTTGAATTAGGCTTTGAGGAGGCAATTGGAACATTTACATATCTTGATGGTCATTATGTAAAACCTCACGGTTTCCGCAAAGGTTCCATAAAGGTTAACCAGACATTTTCTTTAAGTGCACAGGATGCAGCTATTCAGCGTTTCGTTAATCTGGAACTTCGTGCATTAACCGAAAGTGGAGATTATCTCTTTGTAGATAATCATTTTGTATATAACGCACCGCTTTATATAGAGCGTGATGAAAATGGCAAACTAGATTTAACCGGATATGCCCGTTCTCATATGGATGAGTGTTGTCTTGTATTTGATATGAGCATCACTAGTAAGGTCGAGAACACATATCACACTGCGTGTTTTCTAAACCGTGAACCAAGTGATATTACATTTGAAATTAAGTATCATAATGGGTTTGAAAATGCACCGCAGGAACGCCAGGTTGCGATGCGTAAAAAGCAGCAGGAAGAGTATATGGAGATTCGTAAAAAGATGACGGATGACCCAGAGCAGTGTATGGAACTTCTACTTAATTGGCGTGGCATGAACTATACAGACCTTGGTATTGAAATTGACCGTGATCCTAAAACTATCAGCCGTACCGTTAAGGGTGAAACAAATCCTAAAGTTGAAACGGCAGCACTTATCTGTTTTGGTCTTCACTTACCTCCGACCATTAGTGAGAAACTTATGATAGTATTGCGATGCCCGTTAAATCCTATGAATTCTACGCATCAATGGATAAATGAGGCTTTGCATGTAAAGTACCCGGAGCCAATTTGGGTAGTTCAGGAGTATCTTGCTCAATATGGAGTAGAAATTTAAAAATTATTTTATAAAAAAACGGACATGGCGTGTCCGTTTTTTATGGGGGTGATTTAATGCCTAAAACGTCTGGAAGAGTTATTGATTATACACAAGAAGAAATGATGGTGATGACAGGTCTTTCTAGGGATCAATTTAGAAGAGGCTTGGTAAGAATATGTGAGATGTATGGTTTTGATATAGATGATTTTAAAGTTGAAAAAGGCAATATCAACAGTGAATTCTTTTTTACTCCAGAAGTGGCAGATTTACTAGCTATCTTGTTGCGAAACCTTAAAGGACACCCATTAAAAAGAACGAATGCAAAGGTAGATGAGATTTCCGGAACTTCTATTAGTGATTATTACAAAGACGTAATAAATGATATAGACGAAGAAGTTCGTCCGATTGTGGCTGAAGCAATTTTTTGCTTGGAAAGTCATCTTGTTGCTCAAAATGTAACCGATTGGACGGAGCCGTTTGTAAAACAAATGACCCGATTTCTAGTAAATCTTATTACACTTAAAAGACAGGATGTAGGCGAATCATTAAAACAATTTACTAAGCAATTTGATTCTATGAATTATTATCTCTTTAGAGGTGAATCTGTAATGTCTTTGGCTTATGATTCTAATATCGAAGAACTGCAAAGACAAGGCATACTAGATGATGACTATCGCAAAGAAATAAATAAAAAATTGCACCAAAATAACATAAGCATCGATAGGCTTATTGCTGAAATGATTCGCTGGTATCTGCCAAAGTCTAAAGAGGTCAGAGATTCCAATTTTAAGGAATATATATTTGAGGATAATGATTTTATGAGGTGGGCTGCGTGTGGTAATCCTAATCAAGCATCCCCTACTATGAAAAGAGAATTGTATTATCAACTAGAGGTTAATTATTCTGCAAATAAGAATTTGCTAAAAAATAATCAGTATGTTTTGGAACATACAAGAAATAAAAATGCAGAGTGGAAAGATATAGCAACACAGATATCTGAAGGGAACTTTTGTGAACCACAAGAGAAATCGATTGCCGAAAAAATTAAAATTCTTGAAAATAACATTCGTAGTTGTGAGAAGGAATTAGAGGGATATAAGAACCTTTTAACAGAATTAAAAGAACAGAAAAACGAAGATGAAAAGAGTGAATTGTTGCAGGACATTCAACAAAGGTATGTTGAACATTGCAAACATACAGACAATGATTATCATGAACTAGAAGATGCTGTAGACAAATTTGTCGGAAGAGCAATTCATGAATTATTAAAATAGTATCGTGCAGATTTTTTGAAATTTGCACATTGAATGACAGGATGAAAATTAGCCTTTATACTGGTGTTAATCCAAGTGGCCACGCGGATACATTCAGTATGGAGGCGATTTTTTTATGGAAGCAAGAATTAGTTCGTTTCATTATGAAACAGGTGAATATGCCAGGACCCGAGGACACAATGGGTACGAGAGAAATCATTATAAGAGTGGCAGGTATATTAATCCGACTGGGTTTGGCTGGGCAACAGAATACAAACCATCACGAATTACATTAGGTATCGTTGTCAATGGAGTACACTCAGAAGTGTGGGTTGACCGTTTCTTTAAGGATAATTGGGGCAGATTGACTGCCAGGCGTTTAAATGCAATAAGACACACTCTTCCTGAAGAGGTTAATGTAATTGAAAACATAGGCTTGTTTGGCGACACCTATTACACCATCGATGATGAATCACTTAAGAAATGGCTAAAGGCAGCAAATAAGTTCAAATAATTTCAAAATATGAAGAGGGAGGTAGTCCAAATTGATAAAAACTCCAATCAGAAACCTGCACAGTGATAAGCTGGTACCCCCACGATTTTGCGATGTAGTGATTGAAGACGGCAAGGTCTTCTTAGAAAAAAAGTTGGATAAGAACAAGTACGAAAAAATTCCCTGGGAGGATGTTGTTTACCAGGTAGAAACGGCAAAGGCCAGAAATCAAAAAATAAAGAAACTACCGCACCTTGTCACGTAATCAATCGTGGAACTAATTGCCGGAGTTATCTAAGTAAGCCATAAAGGCTGAAAAAGATAACTCCGGTTTTTTATTTTTCACAGATTTTGACCGGACATTACATGTCCATTTTCAAAAAAAATTCCGTGTTACATTAGTTTATAGATAAGCAATAATGCTTTCTAAATAAAATCTCAATGTCCAAGTGCGCATTAGGACGGCGGGATGCATAAAGAGTTCAGAACACAGTGATAAAGACTGTGTTTGGAATGAAGATGCACCCACCGTGATTTCGTGCGCCCTTTCTGAGGACAAGCGGAGTCTGTGGCCATCTTCACCACAGGCTCTTTTTGTATTCCGCCGCCCAATGCCGGGACGGAAAGGAATACTTAATGAAGATTCGAGTTCTGTATGAAGAAAACATCAAAAACGGACACAAGGTCTACACCACAATTGAAATCCCTGATAATGATTTCAGCATCATGCTGGATATCGACTATGAACAGCGTCTTGCAGAGGCCAAGCCTGAAAAGAAGGCTGAAGTAAAGCGTTGTGAGACTGTACAGGAAATGTTAGACCTTATGAACAGTAAGGAATACAACAACTGGCGGAGGTTTCATAGGCATCTTGGCGATCCGAAGACTCCTTATCGCAAGGATGATGAATCTGAAGATGAAACGGATGTAATGGATACCATCGCTGATGATTCACCGGAGGCTGAGCGTAATCGCCTCTACGAGTATGAAGATATTTGCCAATGGATACATAAGGCACTTGGTAAAAAGAAAGATTGGGCGGATATGTTTATCGCAGTTCGCATAGACGGTATGTCAATCCGTGAATATGCCAGATCCATAGGTGCTGATGAAAATAACATTACTCAGAAGTTAAAACGAGCAACAAAGAAATTAGAACAAGAATATAAAAACCGTCAGATTTGACCTTCTCCCAAGGCTACTAGGTAGGAGGTCAAGACCTCCAAAAATTATAAGGAGGTAATTCGAATGGAATTACAAGTTTACAAAAAAGCAGAGTTCGGCTCTGTACGTACTACAACGATTGGTGGCCAACCTTATTTTGTCGGTAAGGATGTAGCTGGTATTCTTGGTTACTCAAATTCCCGAAAAGCATTAATTGACCATGTTGACGAAGAGGACAAGGAGGTAACGAAATGTGACACCCTTGGCGGAAAACAAGATTTAATTATCATCAACGAATCTGGTCTTTACAGCCTCATCCTCTCAAGCAAAATGCCGAATGCTAAAAAGTTTAAGCGCTGGGTCACTAGTGAAGTCCTCCCTGCTATTCGTAAACACGGACTCTATGCGACAGATGAACTAATTGCAAATCCTGACCTTGCGATTGCAGCATTTACTGCATTAAAGGAAGAGCGAGAAAAGAACCGACTGCTTGAACAAACTACTGCCGTCCAAAAACAGCAGATTGTGGAAATGAAGCCAAAGGCAAGCTATTATGATGTAGTACTTAATTGCAAAGACCTTATTTCCACTTCTACGGTAGCGAAAGATTATGGAAAGTCTGCTATTTGGATGAACCGTTATCTCCATGAAAAAGGTGTGCAGTTTAAACAGGGTGACATTTGGCTGTTATATCAGAAATACGCAGAAAAAGGTTATACAAACACCAAGACACATAGCTATTCTGCTAATGACGGAACGATTCATACTAAGCCACATACTTACTGGACACAAAAAGGCAGATTGTTTGTCTATGAATTATTAAAAGCAGATGGGATTTTGCCAACAATGGAACAGGAGGATAGTGATGTCGATTAGCAGGTATAACAGCGAAGGTTATCCTGATCCAACCACCCATGATGCACTATCCAATATCGAATCACAGACGAAGGCGGCAAGAGCATACAGACCAATCGTGTATGTATGCTCCCCATTTTCGGGAGATGTTGCCGGGAACATTGCAAATGCACGAAAGTACAGCCGTTTTGCTGTGGAGCAGGGATACATTCCCCTTGCTCCGCATTTGCTGTTTCCACAGTTCCTTGATGATAACGATATAACGGAACGAGAAAGGGGTCTGCACTTTGGGAATGTGCTGATGAGCCATTGCAGTGAGGTGTGGGTTTTCGGAGAAATTATCTCAGCCGGGATGGATGCTGAAATCAGGAGAGCCAAAAGGAAAAATTACAGATTAAGATATTTCAGCAGTGATTTGAGGGAGGTCAGCAAAAATGCGTAATTTGAATATTGCATACGGCAACAGCAGAACTGCAAAGTTCTGGTCGAATAAAACCATAAAATTTGAGGAACTGTGTGACCGGCTGCGCAATCCGATTTATACATCAGAGACGGCGGAGGAATATCCGAAGCTGCCGAAGGGTCAGCGTGATGATATCAAGGATAAGGGCGGGTTTGTGGCAGGTCATTTAAGCGGCAACCGCAGACAGGCAAACAAGGTGGTCTGCCGTTCCATGCTGGTATATGACCTCGACAGTATTGAACAGGATTTTCTAAAGGATATCAATGCCAAAATCGACAATAAGGGCTGCTACTATACAACTCACAGCCATACAGCGGACAAGCCGAGAGCGAGAATGATTATCCCGGTCAGCCGTGATATGACACCCGATGAGTTCAATGCGGCAGCGAGATATTATGCACAGGACAATGGCTTTCTTGCGATGCTTGACCCCTGTTCGTTTTCTCCCCATCAGCTGATGTACTGGCCGACCTGTCCCTCCAACGGGGAGTATCTGTTTGGTGAGATTGATGGGGACTGGCTTGACCCGGATGAGATTTTTGAAAAGCATCCCAATTGGAGGGACTGCTCTCTACTTCCTACCACACCGAAGGAAAGCAAGGCAGCAGACCATAAAGCGCAGCAGCAGAAAGACCCGCTGGAAAAGGACGGTGTAATTGGATTATTCAATCGTGTGTATTTCCCAATCAGCACAGCTATTGATGAATTTTTGGCTGATGTCTATGCACCGACAGCTGACAGTTCCGAACGATATGATTATCTTTCGGGCGAAGGGTCTGCGGGTGTTGTGGTTTACGATGACAAATTTACTTACAGCCATCATGCGACTGACCCAGCAGGAGGAAAGCTGTGCAGTGCCTTTGACCTTGTCCGCCTGCATAAGTTTGGCGATGATGATAATAAATCTGTGAAAAAAATGTGCGAGTTTGCCATGAAACAGGAAAAGGTCAAACTCCGTGCGCTGGAAGAAAGACAGGCACAGATTGATGAGGATTTTACAGATGAAGCCGACTGGAGAGCAAGACTGCGCTATATGCCAAGAAGCAATCTGCTGGAAAACAGTGTGTGGAATCTGATGCTGATTCTAAATAATGACCCTGACTTTGCAAATATTGCATATAACGAAATGGCGGGACGAATTGAAATCATAGGCACAGTGCCGTGGGAGCGTCCTATGGACAACAGGTTCTGGAGGGATGCCGATACCGCACAGATGAAAGCACTCATTGATATTCGGTATGTTCCGTTTTCTTCCCGCAATCACGATGTGGCTTTTACGAAAACTGTAGAGGACAGGCATTTCCATCCCGCAAGGGAGTATTTTGAAAAGCTGCCGGAATGGGATCATGTGACGAGAGTGGAAAATCTGCTGATTGACTATTTCGGTGCAGAGGACAATTCCTATACGAAAGCGGCTATGAGAAAAACGCTGATTGCAGCTGTGGCAAGGACCTATCATCCGGGAATTAAGTTCGATAGTGCCTTAATCTTGGTGGGCGCACAGGGCATCGGCAAATCCACCTTCTTTTCCAAATTGGCTGGCAGCTGGTTTTCCGACAGTCTTACGCTTACGGATATGAAGGATAAAGCTGGTGCAGAAAAATTGCAGGGATTTTTGATTCTGGAGCTGGGAGAAATGGCAGGAATGAAAAAGGTGGATATTGAAACCATTAAATCCTTCCTAAGCCGTACTGATGATATTTATCGGCCATCTTATGGCAGAGTGGTGGAAAGCCATCCGCGACAGTGCATTGTGGTTGGCTCAACCAATGCGGAGAATGGATTCCTCCGTGATATTACGGGCAACCGCCGTTTTTGGCCGGTGAATGTATGCGGTGATTCTGCTAAAAAATCGTGGCAGTTAACAGCCGATGATGTAGCACAGATATGGGCAGAAGCTCTCTATCTGTATAAGCAGGGCGAGAACCTGTTCCTTGAAGGCAGAGAGGCTGTAATTGCAGAGCAGCAGCAAAAACAGGCCATGGAAACCGATGAAAGACAGGGACTCGTGGAGAATTACCTAAATACACTGCTCCCGGATAATTGGGATGCCATGAGTCTGTTTGAACGAAAGAACTTTTTAAGCGGCGATGATTTCGGCGGGACGAAAATTGGCACTGTGGAAAGAACGCAGGTAAGCAATGCAGAAATATGGTGTGAATGTTTCGGCAATAATCTGTCTGGCATTAAGACATCCGACTCCTATGCGATAGCGGCCATTATGATGAAAATCGAGGGGTGGGAAAAAAGCGGCAAACGAAAAAATATAGTTCTATATGGCCGGCAGAGAATTTATGAAAAAGTTGTCCCATCTGAAAATGGCTTAAAATAAGGCTTGGTTAACACTTTAGGACAAGTAGGACAAGTATTATATATAGATTAAAATATATGAAATATGAATATAGGCATATGTCTATACGCACGTAAGGATTATATAGAACCAGTTGTCCTTTTTGTCCACTTGTCCATAAAGAAGGAGGAAATATGCGAGAAAAGACTATTGAACAGAAACTTGTAACGGCGGTAAAAAAGCAGGGCGGTATCTGTCCGAAATTCGTATCTCCGGGTTTTGATGGTATGCCAGACCGCTTAGTGCTTCTTCCCATTGGCAGGTTTGCCTTTGTGGAAGTAAAAGCACCGGGAGAAAAGCCAAGGCCATTGCAGCTGTCAAGATATGGAATGTTACAAAAACTTGGGTACAGCGTGTATGTACTGGATGATGTAAACCAGATTGGAGGGATTTTGGATGAAATACGAGCCACATGATTATCAGAAATATTCGGTTGAATATATCAAGAGTCATCCGATTGCTGCCATTCTTCTGTCGATGGGACTTGGCAAGACGAGCATCACGCTGACTGCCATTAACGATTTGATGTTTGACAGCTTTGAAGTACACAAAGTGCTGTGCATTTGTCCCTTACGAGTTGCCACTTCTACATGGGGTGCTGAAATTGGAAAGTGGGAGCATCTGCACCTGCTGAAATATTCAGTGGCAGTGGGTACGGAAGCAGAACGGCTGTCAGCACTGAAAGCACAGGCGGATATTTATATCATCAACCGTGAGAATGTGCAGTGGCTGATTGAGAAAAGCGGTGTACCGTTTGATTTTGATATGGTGGTTGTGGATGAGCTATCCTCTTTCAAGAATTACCAGTCCAAGCGGTTCAAGGCATTGATGAAGGCAAGACCAAAGGTAAAAAGAATGGTGGGTCTGACAGGTACACCAAGCAGCAACGGTCTGATGGATTTATTCGCAGAGTTCAAACTGCTGGATATGGGTGCAAGGCTTGGCAGATTTATCGGTCAGTACCGAAACGCCTACTTCTCCCCAGACAAGAGGAATGGTCAGATTGTTTACAGCTACAAGCCACTGCCCAATGCCGAACAGCAGATTTATGATAAGATTTCGGATATTACAATTTCTATGAAATCCACCGACCATCTGAAAATGCCGAAACTGATCAGCACACAGCTGGAGGTGGAATTGTCGGAATTGGAAAAGAAAAAATATGAGGAACTGAAAAAAGACCTCATCCTTCAGCTGCCGGATGGAGAGATAACAGCAGCCAATGCCGCATCGCTGACAGGCAAGCTGTCCCAAATGGCAAATGGAGCAGTTTATTCCGATGATGAGAGCATCTTGGAAATACACCAAAGAAAGCTGGATGCATTGGAGGATATTATCGAAGCGGCAAACGGCAAGCCAATTCTCGTGGCATATTGGTACAAGCATGATGTGGAGCGTATCACGAAACTACTGGACAGGCTAAAAATGGAATATGCAAGGATATCTTCTCCCGGCAGTATTGAGAGGTGGAATAAGGGAGAATTTGCCGTTGGTCTTATTCATCCGGCATCAGCAGGACACGGTTTGAATTTACAGCAGGGCGGCTCTGCCTTGGTATGGTTTGGCATCACATGGTCTTTGGAGTTATATCAGCAGACTAATGCCAGACTTTGGAGGCAGGGTCAGTCGGCAGAAACAGTGGTTATTACCCACATCATAGCAAAAGGCACCATTGACGAGAGGATTATGAAAGCACTGAAGAATAAGGATACTTCCCAGTCGGCCTTGATTGAGGCCGTAAAAGCCAACCTATGAAAATCAGAGTCAACCTATGAAAATCCAAGCCAATCCGAGTGGAATACAAAATTTCGGAGGTAAGGATATGAGCGTTATTTGGAAGTATTTAGACAAGCGTTCTGCGGCAGTGGATGCCCTGAAGGATTATGACAGCATGGCATTTATCATTGCAAATACCAGCAATGAAATCAAAAATACCCGTGATGATATGGGCAGTATCCGCAGTCCCCAGTTTGATGGAATGCCAAGGACACACAATCCGCAGGCAGGAGAAGAACGCATCTTAAAGAACATCGAGGAAATCGACATTTTGCAGGAGCGTTACCGGCAGGCGGTGGAGTATATGGAATGGTTCAAGCCGGCGTGGGAAGAACTGAGCAGTGAGGAACGCTACGTACTGGAAACCTTCTATCGCGATGAGGGCGGTCAGACAGGTGCAGTTTATGAAATATGCAGTCAGCTTAATGTTGAGCGTTCTACTGCATATAACCGGAAAAATAGGGCACTGGCAAAACTGGCTGTTTTACTGTATGGCAAGTAAGAGGTAATTTCGCGGACACATTTATAGTCTGAACATGATATACTAGTATCGTGAAAAGTGAAGAATAAATGAGAGCCTTGTGGGAACAATCCTGCAGGGCTTTTCTTATGCCTTATAAGATGTTTGTGATGTAAACAGGCTAAACAACTAGAAGGAAGTGCGAAAATGCCAAGAAAACCTAAAAGACCGTGTTCTTATCCCGGCTGCCCTAGTTTAACAGACGGACGGTTTTGTGGGAAGCACCAGAAAGAAGAAAATAAACGCTATGAGAAGTACGACAGGAATCCTGCTGTACGCCGTAGATATGGACGCGCTTGGAAGCGAATCCGTGACAGCTATGCTGCGGAGCATCCTTTGTGTGAAGAGTGCTTAGCAAAGGGCAAGTACGTTGCGACTGAGGAGATACACCATAAACTTCCGTTAGCAAAAGGCGGGACGCATGATAGAAAGAACCTTATAGCTTTGTGTAAAGAGTGCCATGCAAGGATTCATGCACAAAATGGTGACCGTTGGCACTGATGAAGGTGCAGGGAGGGGAAGGTCAAATCTCAAAACCCTTGTATGGGAGGAACGGGCGGGGGGTCTTACGCACAAAAAGAGCAGTTCAAACAGGGGATTAACCCTAAAACATAGATTGAGGAGTGTAACGAATGGCGAGAGACGGTACAAACCGTGGTGGCAGAAGGGTCAGAGCAGGTGACAAGCCAGTAGGCGCTGCCGAAAAAATACAAAATGGAAAAGCAGTAAAAGTTATGGATAACGATATTCCAGTGTTTAAAACTGCAGAACTTTCAGCCGTGGATTTGCCGGAAGGAGCGGTCTTAGAGGGAATGGATATGCCAAAGCCAAGTGACTATTTATCGGCTAGGCAGAAAAATGGAGTTCCCTTAGGCGCTGATGAAATATACAAAGAAACCTGGCTGTGGCTGAAAGAGCGCAACTGTGAAAGATTAGTAAATCCACGGCTTATAGAAACCTATTCACAGGCTATGGCAAGATATATTCAATGCGAAGAGGCAACAAGTACATATGGTTTATTGGGGAAACATCCAACGACTGGCGGGGTTATGACCTCGCCATTTGTGCAGATGTCACAGCAATACCAGAAAAGTGCCAATCTTATCTGGTATGAAATTTACGACATTGTTAAGCAAAACTGCACAGAGGTTTTTGAGGATAGCACGACAGATACCATGGAGCTGCTTTTGCGGGCAAGGAGAAAATGATGATGGAGCTTACGGCTTTTTTACATAAACTGAAATTTTATAGACCAAAGCTTACTAAAAAGCAGGTCAGAACTTTAAAGGGACAGGCTCTCGCTGACAATATCAAGGGTGCTGAAAAGGTCCTTAGCAAGATTTTGGAAGGAACAGTGCTTAATGGAAAAAACAACAACGGAAATGCAGTTAGTAACTATAGAAAAATTAGTACCTTATGTTAACAATGCTAGAACGCACAATCCACAACAGATTCTGAAACTACGTTCATCGTTAAGAGAATTTGGCTTTATTAATCCTATTATTATTGACCGGGAATATAACGTGATAGCTGGTCATGGACGAATTTTAGCAGCCAAGGAGGAAAGCATAAAAGAAGTACCCTGCGTATTTGTGGACTATCTTACTCCGGCTCAAAAGAAAGCCTATATTTTGGCGGACAACCGTATGGCCATGGATGCAGGATGGGATGAAGAACTGCTCAGAGTGGAGATAGAGAGCCTGCAAGGAGCAGATTTTGATGTCGTATTAACAGGATTTGACGAAAAGGAACTGTCGATTCTCTTTGATAAAGACAATGATGCCGAAGAGGATGATTTTGATGTAGATGCAGAGTTGCAAAAGCCTGCACTGTCAAAACTGGGTGACATTTGGTTGATCGGCAGGCACAAGGTAATATGCGGAGATTCCACTGCTCCTGAAACATTTGAAAGGCTGCTGGGTGAAACCAAGGTCAATCTTGTGTGTACGGATGCACCATATTTTGTGGAACTGAAAAATAAGTCCGGCACAATTGCCAATGACAATCTCAATGATAAGCAGGGGTATGAATTCCTGTTAAAGGTCTTTACCAATTTCAAAAATGCTATGGCATCAGATGCATCCATTTATGAATTCTATGCAACCATGAAAACTCGTGTATTTTACGATGCATTTGAGGATGCCGGGTTTAAAGTGGGTGCAGGATTGATTTGGAAAAAGCCAAGGGCACCATTTATGCGTACCGACTGGAAGTTCAACATGGAGCCTATCATCTGGGGTTGGAGAAAAGACGGCAAGCATATCTGGTATGGTGACCAAAAGCAGACTGCCGTTTTTGAATTTGACGGCATTAAGGATTCTGAAAAAGATGGCTGTGGGCATCCGTCCTCAAAGCCTGTGCCGCTGATTGCCTATCTGATTAAGCAGTGTACACAATCCAATGGCATTGTGCTTGACGGTTTTCTTGGCAGTGCATCTACGCTGATGGCTTGCGAACAGTTGGATAGAATTTGCTATGGGGTTGAACTGGAACCTAAATTCGTGGATGTAGCAGTGAAACGCTATGCTCAGTTCAAGGACGGAAAGACTGATGATATTTCAGTCATCCGTGACGGCAAGACCATCCGCTTTGAGGATTTGGAGATCAGCGCCGATGGAGAATAACAACTTAACACTGGGGAGCTTATTCTCAGGTAGTGGTGGTTTTGAATTGGGAGCGGTGCTTAGTGGCATCACTCCTATTTTTAATGCTGAAGTGGAGCCATTCCCTATCAGGGTAACCACAAAGCGATTTCCCAATATGAAACATTACGGTGATGTCAGCAAATTAAACGGTGCGGAAGTTCCGCCCGTGGACATTATCACATTCGGAAGTCCCTGCCAAGATATGTCTGTGGCGGGCAAGCGAAGCGGACTGGGAGGCACACGTTCCAGTCTTTTTTATCAAGCGGTGCGAATCGTGAAAGAAATGAGGTGCAAGACAAATGGCAAGTATCCAAGATTTGTGGTCTGGGAAAACGTCCCCGGCGCATTCTCCAGCAACAAAGGTGATGACTTCAAGGCAGTCCTCGAAGAAATCTGCAAAGTCAAAGACGAGCGCATTTCTGTTCCTCAGTCTGGAAAATGGACAAACGCAGGAGAAATTTTGGGAGAAGAGTTTTCTCTCGCATGGCGAGTGCTTGATGCGCAGTATTGGGGAGTTCCCCAAAGAAGAAAGCGTATCTACCTTGTCGCAGATTTTGCAAGCGAATGTGCCGGAAAAATATTATTTGAGTCAGAGGGCGTGTCAGGGTATCCTACGAAGGGCATCTGCCCGTGGCAAGGAGCTGCCGGAGATTTTGAAGGCTGCACTGGAGCGGCAGGCACAGTCTGCTTAAATGACCAAGGCGGCAACCGTATGGATGTTACCGAAGGTATGACCTGCACCCTTCGTGCAGAATCCAACCACCCTCCGCTGGTGTTTGAAAATCATAGTCAGGACACAAGATACACTGGTCCCTTGGAACAGGCTCCTACGGTTCTCTCTACTTATGGCACTGGCGGAAATAATCAGCCGTTTGTGCTGGAAACACCAAAGACCCTCAAAATCCGAAGTGGCTGTGAGGGCGGCGGTAAAGGTGCATTGATACAAGATGATTTGTCTGCAACCCTCGGCTGTAATAATGACCAGACACTGTTCGTGCCAAAGGCATACGGTATCTGCTCCAAGGACAGCAATTCCATGAAATCGGACAATCCACACAGTGGAATTTATGAAGCAGATACCTCCCGTACCCTTGATGCCAACGGCGGCAATCCTGCCTGTAATCAAGGCGGTATTGTTGTGGTGGAGGGCAACGGCAGCAGACCGTCCCATAAGGGTGACGGCTACAAGGAATCCGATGTGATGTATACGCTCAATACCACAGAACAACACGCAGTGGTGTATGCCATTGACCGTGAAAGCTATAACTGTGGTCAGAATTATGCAAGAAAAATGGGCATTTCCGAGGACGGCATTAATTCCACACTGAATGCACAGGGACCAAGTGCCGTGGCGGCACCCGTCTATTCCTCCAGTAAGGCATCATTCTTTACTTCTGCTGAAGAGGAACTTGCCAATACACTGGTGGCTACGGATTATAAAGATCCACCTATCGTAAATGATATGAGCGATGTGCCGGAGTATATCGTCCGCAGGCTTACCCCTACGGAATGTGCAAGATTGCAGGGATTTCCGAGTTGGTGGTGCAGTGACCTTGATACAGCAGAGCCGACCGAGAAAGAAATCAAATGGTGGAGAGATGTATTTGAAACACATCGTCATATTATGGGTACTTCCTCTAAGTCAAAGTCCGAGAAACAAATAGTGAAATGGCTGCAGCATCCACATTCCGATTCAGCAGAATATAAGATGTGGGGGAACGGTATTAGTTTGCCAGTGGTTGTCTTTGTTTTTGCTGGAATAGTGTGGGCATCAGGATTGGAGGAGTAGGATGGCAGCACCAATAAATTTGTGCAACGAACAAATCGAATTTTTATACATTGCACTTGATATGAGTGGAGATGAAATTGCAAAATTATTAAACTGTTCAAAATCAAGTGTTTGTAGAAGGATAAAGAAAATAGGTGTCACTAAATCTGCATATGGTCATGATGGGAGAAATGGGAAAAAAGGAATCGTATGTTGTAATGGTTACCCAGTTGTATACCTCCCAAATCATCCACGAGCAAAAAGTAATGGATATGTTAGAGAACATATTGTGGTAATGGAAAAACTGCTTGGAAGAAAATTGACGGATGAGGAAGTTGTTCATCATATTAACGGCAATAAAAGTGACAATAGACCCGAAAATCTAAAATTATTTGCAAACAATTCAGAACACATGATGTTTCATTGGAAAGAAAGACAGGAACAATAAGTGTTTCGTGTACTGTACACAGTTTCCTACAGAATAATTTGGTACTGATTCTACACAGAATGACTTGCTATTTATCGCCTTTAGAGTGATAAATGTAGTACCAAAACAAAAGGAGGAACTACATTATGGAAGTTATTTACAATCTTACCGACAGAAAACCATTTGTAAAAGCTTTGGAAGAAATTACAGGCGCAAAGGCAGTTTACATGAGAACCCCCACCTACGCATATAGGGTGGATTGTTTTACCGTGACCCGTGAGGGAAATCTTACCTTTGATGATATGGCGGACAGTGAGGAAATAGAATGTGTGCTGGAGAAACTTAATCAGAGAGGTTTTCATTGTGAGAGTTCTGAAAATGATGAAACTAAGCCAGAAATGGGTTGTGAGGAGCCTTTGGCGGACTGCCAACCTGCCTGCCAATTACCGGAAATAGAGCCACAGAACAAAACTGTGGGGCTTACAGTGGCAATGCCGCTAGACAAGGTACTGGTGGGTAACCTTACCAACCTCTTAGAAGCTAAGGGACGGCTAATAAAAAAGGCGTTAGGAATCAGCGAGCTGCCAATTAAAATCACGCAGGAGCAGATTTCCTTTCCATGGTTTACAGATGGCTTGGATACCGACATGACCAGAGCCTACACCAATTTCATTGCCGCTCTGTGCAAAATGAGCCGAGAGCAGAAACGTATCTCCAACATGGAAAAAGCGGTGGAAAATGAAAAGTACGCATTCCGATGCTTGCTCCTCCGGCTAGGGTTTGTGGGTGCCGAGTACAAGGCAGACCGAAAAATTCTGCTGAAGAATCTGACTGGCAGCAGTGCATTTAAAAGCGGGTTGAAAAAGGAGGCAGAGGAGGATGAGATTTCCAAGTAAGAAAATTGTGGAACTTGTGCGTAAACAGTATCCCAATGGAACAAGGGTGGAGCTTTTAAAGATGGACGATGCCCAAGCTCCGCCACTTGGCACAAAAGGGACGGTAACCGGCGTGGATGATACTGCCAGTATTTTAGTAAATTGGGATAACGGAAGCAGTCTTAATGTGATTTATGGTGAAGATTTGGTAAAGAAGGTGCCAAAATGATGAAGCCAGTAATTAAACGCCAAATTATTGCCATTAGGGATACGGGACGAACTAATATGTTTGACATCAATATGGTTCAGTACATTGCCAACGAACTTGGTTACTACGACTTAGTAGTCTTTGTAGAAGAACACCGCAAAGAATACGTTAGATTTATCTTAACAGGAGAAGAGTAGAGAGATATTGTATACTTGCCGCTATTGACTTGCTATTATGTGCCTTTAGAGCGAATATGTACATACCGAAAGGGAAAACCATATGGACGGAGAATACGAAAATGACAAGATTTGAAAGAGATTACAAGGATGCAGAAGAAGGCAATGGAATTGAGGTAATTACAAAACGTAGAGCTGAAATCGAGAAGCTTACCCACGAGGGCAAGTCCTGCAAAAATAGTTTTCGCAGAACTTGCATTGCGCAGGATGTAGTTAGGTTAAAAACTGAACTCAAAAAAATTGAAGAACTTTTCTAAGTGAAAAAACAACTGAAAAATCCAAGAACGGAGCCATATGGCTCTGTATCTTGTTAGCGAGGCTTGCTTATGGCAGGTTATTTTTTATGCTCAAATATAGAGGTGATATATTGCGAAAGCTAAAGAGGTATAAAGCCACCAAATTTAAAACTAAAGGCTCGGTATATGATAAAGCTGCAGCTGATTATGCTGTGAATTTTATTGAGTGTCTTAGTCATACGAAGGGTACCTGGGCCGGCAAGTCTTTTGAATTGATAGACTGGCAGGAGCAGATTATCCGCGATGTTTTTGGTACGCTTAAGGCTAACGGATATCGACAGTTTAATACCGCTTATATAGAAATTCCCAAGAAACAGGGTAAGAGTGAACTTGCAGCTGCGGTGGCATTGCTTCTTACTTGCGGTGATGGCGAGGAGCGTGCTGAAGTATATGGTTGTGCAGCTGACCGCCAACAAGCATCCATTGTTTTTGAAGTGGCTGCCGATATGGTGCGTATGTGTCCTGCGTTAAATAAAAGAGTAAAGATACTTGCATCACAAAAAAGAATAATGTATCAACCGACAAACAGTTTTTATCAGGTGTTGTCAGCAGAAGCCTATTCCAAGCACGGCTTTAATATTCATGGTGTTGTTTTTGATGAACTCCATACCCAACCAAATCGTAAGCTTTTTGATGTTATGACCAAAGGCTCCGGTGATGCACGTATGCAGCCATTATATTTTCTTATTACAACGGCCGGAACAGATACACATTCTATCTGTTATGAAACGCATCAGAAAGCGATGGATATTTTGGAGGGACGCAAGCATGACAGCACTTTTTATCCGGTAATATATGGTGCTAAGGAAACCGATGACTGGACTGACCCCAAGGTGTGGAAGAAGGCAAATCCATCTTTAGACATTACGGTTGGTATTGATAAGGTTAAAGCAGCTTGTGAATCTGCTAGGCAAAATCCCGGAGAAGAAAATGCTTTTCGTCAGCTTCGTCTTAATCAGTGGGTTAAGCAGGCAATACGCTGGATGCCCATGGATAAGTGGGATAAATGTTCATTTGTTGTAAATGAAGAGGATTTGGAGGGACGTGTTTGCTATGGTGGCCTTGACCTATCCAGCACTACGGATATTACAGCTTTTGTACTGGTGTTTCCGCCTGAAGATGAGGAGGATAAATACAGCATTCTTCCATATTTCTGGCTGCCGGAAGAAACCTTGGATTTAAGAGTAAAACGTGACCACGTCCCTTATGATATATGGGAACGGCAGGGATATTTGCAAACCACGGAAGGAAATGTGGTGCATTACGGCTATATTGAACAGTTTATAGAAAAGTTAGGTGAACGGTTCAATATTCGTGAGATAGCATTTGACAGATGGGGCGCAGTGCAGATGGTGCAGAATTTGGAAGGCATGGGATATACGGTAGTTCCATTTGGACAGGGATTCAAAGATATGAGTCCTCCGACCAAAGAACTTATGAAGCTGACACTGGAGCAGAGATTAGCACATAGCGGGCATCCGGTTCTAAGGTGGATGATGGATAATATTTTTATTCGTACAGATCCTGCCGGAAACATCAAGGCAGATAAAGAAAAATCCACAGAGAAGATTGACGGTGCAATAGCCACAATAATGGCATTAGACAGGGCAATTCGCTGTGGAAATGATAACGGGGCATCCGTTTATGACGAGAGAGGGATTTTGTTCGTATAGGTTGCGTGGTATAATATAGTCAAATTGTGATGATTGGGGTGGCAAATATATGCAGAAAATATTGCTTAATGATTTGTTGCATTTGGATGAGAAAACCCAGGATAAAACGAGAATAAAGTTTAATATCCCAACAGAAGATAATGACCCATTGGAACTTTATAAAGACAACCCTGATAAGATAAATGTTGACTGGTTTTTATGGCATAAAGAAAGAAGATATTTTCCTCATGTAGGAACATTAGCTATTTGCTTGGTGCGTTTATATGGAGATGTTTGGCTTTTGACGAGCATAAAAACAATTACTAAATTATTGGATGTTACGGATGGCATTGGCTATCTAGCTGATGTTGAAAATAAATATAGTAAATATTTTGGGAGAGTTAAGGTTAAATACCATAACTCAGCTTTAGGGATGGGAAAAAAGTTTACGAGTATTGCTGATGAACTGGAAGTTATAGAAATTTTAAATGATAAATTTACAGGAGAAGATTTTCCCGGATATGAAAATGTAAGGCTATCATACAGGCAATTAAAGAATATAATTAATCGAAAACTACCTGGGTGGATTCCAGCTCTTGCAAATCAAAAAGCCGTATATCTTATTACTGATAAGAAAACTGGTAAATTATATGTTGGTTCAGCCACTGCACAGTGGGGTATGTTATTACAAAGGTGGTCTGACTATGTAGCTAATGGGCATGGAGGTAACAAAGAGTTAGTTGAGTTAGTGCAAGCAGAAGGTATAGATTATGTCCAGAAGTATTTTCAGTATTCCATACTCGAAAATTATAATGCTCGTATGGATGATAATTATGTTTTTGAACGTGAAAATTGGTGGAAAGAAACACTCTTATCAAAAAAATGGGGATATAATAGCAACTGAGCTTTAGAAAAGAAATTTAGAAATTCAAAAGCACTTGTGGAAAATTGCACGAGTGCTTTTTTTATGTCAGCAATCAAGAGGTGATTGAAATTTTTAAAAGCTTTGTAAAATTATTTAAATCTAGGGATAAGCCTAAAAATGTAACTGTAGGGAGTGCCTATAATTTTTTATTTGGAGGAAGTACAGCCGGAAAAACGGTAACGGAGCGTTCTTCCATGCAGATGACAGCAGTTTATTCCTGCGTCAGAGTACTTGCGGAAGCCGTAGCAGGTTTGCCGCTTCATTTATACAAGTATACGGACAGTGGAGGAAAAGACAAGGCACTTAATAATAAGCTGTATTTCCTTTTGCATGACGAGCCAAATCCGGAAATGACATCTTTTGTATTTAGGGAAACTCTTATGACGCACCTGCTTCTTTGGGGCAATGCTTATGCGCAGATTATCAGGAACGGCAAGGGTGAGGTCATTGCCATCTATCCTTTACTGCCAAACCGGATGAGCGTTCATAGAGATGATAACGGAAACCTTTACTATAAGTATTTACGCAGTTTAGAAGATGCCCATAGAGCTAACACGAATGAAGTTATGCTTTCACCTAGCGAAGTGCTGCACATTCCGGGACTTGGTTTTGATGGACTGGTTGGCTATTCGCCTATTGCCATGGCCAAGAACGCAGTGGGCATGGCAATTGCCTGCGAGGAATATGGTGCTAAGTTCTTTGCTAACGGTGCGACACCGGGAGGAATTTTAGAGCATCCGGGTATTGTTAAAGACCCTGCCAGAGTAAGAGAAAGCTGGAATGCAGTCTATCAAGGAAGCGGCAATGCTCACCGTATAGCAGTTTTAGAAGAGGGCATGAAGTATACACCTATCGGCATATCGCCGGAACAGGCACAGTTTTTAGAAACAAGAAAATTTCAAATCAATGAGATAGCTCGAATTTTTAGGGTACCGCCGCATATGGTTGGTGATCTTGAAAAATCGAGCTTTTCTAATATAGAGCAGCAGAGTTTGGAATTTGTTAAATATACATTAGAGCCTTGGCTTGTCAGATGGGAGCAGGCAATGGTGCGGTCTCTTTTATCTAAATCGGAGAAGGAGCAGTATTTCATTAAATTTAATGTGGATGGTCTTTTAAGGGGCGATTACGAAAGCCGCATGAATGGCTATGCCACTGCCAGACAGAATGGCTGGATGAGTGCCAATGACATCCGTCAATTAGAGAATTTAGACCGTATTTCTGCTGCTGAAGGCGGTGATTTGTATTTAATTAACGGGAATATGACCAAACTTGCAGATGCAGGAATTTTTGCGGCTAAAGTGGATACTAAGGGGAAGGAGGAAGGTACACATGAAGAAATTTTGGAACTGGAAAAACAAAATAGTGCAGAACCAAGACGAAACTAGTGAAAAACAGGAAAGAATTCTGTTTTTGAACGGAACAATAGCTGAAGAAAGCTGGTTTGATGATGATGTCACTCCGAAGATTTTTAAGGAAGAACTGTTAGCTGACAGCGGTGATATTACCATCTGGATTAATAGTCCGGGCGGTGATTGTATTGCGGCAGCCCAAATCTACAATATGCTGATGGAGTATAAAGGGCAGGTTACCGTTAAAATTGACGGCTTAGCAGCCAGTGCGGCATCTGTTATTGCCATGGCAGGTTCTAAGGTGTTAGTAAGTCCGGTATCCATGCTTATGATTCATAATCCGGCTACCATTGCTTTTGGCGATAAGGCTGAGTTTCAAAAGGCCATTGCTATGCTTTCAGAGGTTAAAGAATCTATTATCAATGCCTATGAAATTAAAACCGGTCTGCCGAGAGTTAAGCTTGCGCATCTGATGGATGCGGAAAGCTGGATGAATGCTAATAAGGCGATTGAACTTGGCTTTGCAGACGGAATTTTAAAGCGAACAGACGAAGCGGATATGGAGCAGCCGGCTGTTTCTATGATGTGTTCTGCCGTGGCAGTAACAAATTCACTACGGGACAAGCTTGCGGCTAAATGCACTATTAAAGCACTAAAACCGCAAATTAAGGAGCGGTTGGCAGAGGAATGCCTGAAAGAATTAAACTTATTAAAAAACCACATTTAAGGGAGGAATTAACAGTATGAATATTAACGAATTAAGAGAAAAACGAGCTAAAGCATGGGAAACCACCAAGTCCTTTTTGGAAAGTCACCGCACTGATAAAGGGACGATTACTGCTGAGGATGAAAATACCTATAACAATATGATGGCGGATATTGATGGTTTGGGTAAAGAAATTAAGCGCCTAGAAAAGCAGGAGCTTTTGGATAAAGAGCTTGCTAAAGCAGTGAATGTACCTATTACAGGTAAACCGGGATTTGGTGGTCAGGAAGAAAAACTCAAACCTGTCCGTGCAAGAAATGGTTATGCCAAGGATTTAATCAAAGCAATGCGCAGTAATTTTAAGCAGGTAACCAACCTTTTGCAGGAAGGGGTGGATGCAGACGGCGGTTATTTAGTGCCGGAGGAATACGATAAACGTATCATTGACACCTTGGAAGAAGAAAATATTATGCGTAAGCTGGGGACTAAAATCACTACCAGTGGTCAGCACAAGATTAACATTGCGGCTGCGAAACCTGCGGCAGCATGGATTGAAGAGGGTGGGGCATTAACCTTTGGAGATGCTAAATTTGCACAGACTTTGCTCGATGCACACAAACTTCATGTGGCCATTAAAATCACGGAAGAATTGCTCTACGACAATGCCTTTAACCTTGAAGGATATATCATTGACCAGTTTGGCAGAGCGATGGCCAATGCGGAAGAAGATGCCTTTTTAAATGGTGACGGAACCGGCAAGCCATTAGGACTTTTTGCAGAAAGCGGCGGTGGTACGGTTGCTCAAACTTTGACAGCGGCAATTAAGTCCGATGATGTACTGGATTTGATTTATGCTTTAAAACGTCCCTATCGTAAGAATGCCAAGTTTATTATGAATGACCGTACTTTGCTTTCCTTGCGTAAGCTGAAAGATAACAACGGTAATTATATGTGGCAGCCTTCTTATCAGGCAGGCGAGCCGGATAAGCTTTTGGGATACAGCATATTTACTTCTGCCTATGCACCTGCTGCCGCTATTGCTTTTGGGGATATGAGCTACTATAACATCGGTGATCGTGGAACTCGTTCTATTGCGGAGTTAAGAGAGCTGTTTGCCGGCAATGGCATGATTGCCTATGTAGCAAAGGAGCGTGTGGACGGTAAGCTGGTACTTGGCGAAGCCGTGCAGATTATGCAGCTAAATGCTTAAATAAGTAAAAGCAGGTGGTGTATACAATGGTTGTGAATCTTGATGAAATGAAAATGTACCTGAGAGTTGATTCCGGTGATGAGGACGCACTCATTACTCAGCTTCTGGAATCAGCTGAAAAGCTGTGTATGGATATAGTAAGGGGAGATGAAGAAACTCTTATAAAGTCCAAAAACTGCAAAATGGCAATCCTGTATACTGCCGCCTACTTTTATGAACATCGGGAAGAAGCGGACTATAAGCAGCTGATGCTGACTTTGCGTTCGCTGCTTTTTGGTGACAGAAGGGATGGATTTTAGTGCGGATTGCTAAATTGAACCAACGTATTGAGGTTTTAAAGCCGCTGCTTACCAGTGATGGTTACGGTGGTTATAGTACTGAATATGAGAAAGAAATAGCGTTGTGGGCAGAGGTGAAAAATAATCGATATGCAGAAAAGAAGGCATTTGATTCTCCTAGTGCCATAAACAGCGTTACTTTAATAACACGCACATATAGTGAAATTCAAAAAGGCTGGCATCTTTTGTGGCAGGGCAAGGAATATGAGATTGTATCTGTGACTAGGTTCTATAAAGACAGCACCTATATAGAAATTGTTGAATATGAAAAAGGTGTGTAATGAAGTTTTATGCGAAAGTAACAAGTAATGATTTAACAAAGGCTTTGGGGAGTATTTCTGCTTGGGATGGGAAAACTCGCCTTGCTGTAGAAAATGCATTGCAAAACGGCACAAAAGCAGTGGCGAGAGGTGCAAAGCAAAGAGTCGCTCAGCGCAGTGGTAAACTAAAAAAATCTATTAAAACCGGCTTTGACAGAAGAAAGCCGGAGGGCATGGTCAGAGCAAAAACACCCTATGCTCATATTGTGGAGTTTGGATCTAAAAGTTATACGCTAAGGGCAAAGAATAAAAAAGCTTTAACAATCCCTGGGGGCAGTGCGTTGGTGCTTAGAAAAAGTGCCAAAATACCAGCCAGAAAAGGCAGGCCTTTTATCGAGCCAAGCTTTGAAGCAGAAGAACCTAAGATAGTGTCCAGTATGAAGAAGGTGCTTAATAAGTGAAACGTATACCATTAAATGCACTGCAGAAAGCTCTTATTGCGTATCTAAGAGCACATGAAAAAGTGCCTGTTTATGATTATGTGCCGGAAACGGCAAAACCGCCTTTTATGACGCTTGGTGCATTTAATTGTAAAGAGGCAGGCACAAAGTACGAGGATATAGTGGAAGTAACGGTGCAGCTTAATATCTGGTCTACCTATAAAGGCAAGTTTGAAATAAACAGTATTGCTAACCGGGTAATTAGCCTTTTGCAGACCAAGCAGATAGATTTAAGTGAAGATGAATTTACAGCCATTCGGCAGCAGGTGGATTTCTTTGAGGCTTATCCGGAGGAAGAAACAGGCTACAATGGAGTGATCAGTTTAGTAGTATTAGTACAGAACATGAGAAGGAGTGAAGATTAATGGCATATACAGTATTTGCTGAGCCTGTCAGTACCAGTAAGGCAACGGCAGGTAAAGATTATCTTTTGTATGTAAATACAGGAACTACAGAAGCAGCACCTACCTGGACCTTAGTAGGTGGTCAGAGAAGCGGTGATTTATCCCGCAAGGCAGATGAAATAGATGCTTCGGATAAAACAAGCGGTGGCTGGAAAGCAACGCTTCCTGGACTTAGAAGCTGGTCTATTGACTTAGAAAGTGTTTATCTTGCCGGAGATACCGGAGCAAAATTTCTTGAAGCTGCTTTTTTAAATAATAAGCAGGTAAATATTAAGTTTGAATATCCAGATCAAAGCTATCTGATGGGGTGGGCCTCTTTAACAGAGTGCAGTCTTTCTACGCCCCACGATGATGTAGCTACCTTAAAAGGAACGCTTTCCGGGGCTGGTCCATTATCTGATCTAAAAACTGGAGGTACGGTAAATGAAGAAGGTTGAGTTTCCGTTGTTTGGCGAAAATGAGTATATGTTTTTAAATATCGGCAGGCTTATAGATATTGAACGCATGACGGGAAAGCCTGCCGGGGACATCATCAAAAACCAAAGTCTTGATTTAGGAATGCTCACTATCATTTTAAGTGTGGCACTTCGTCATCATAAAATGCGTACACCGCAGTGGTATGCCGAGAAAATGCAGGAATTAGTGGAGGAGGGCATAGAACTTGAAACAGATATTCAGATTCCCGTGGTTAAATGTATTGCAGGGTCCGGCATTTTAGGTAAGGCCGTATATTACAAACTGTTTCCGGAAGAAATGACGGATTCGGCAAGTGAGGAATTAACAGCAGAAAGAAAAAACGCAAGGAAGGGCAGATAGTCCCTTCTTTTTTTGCGTGGCTGAAGTGGGCAGAGAGTGTGGCTTATGGACCTCTCGCCTTAAAGCCAAAGGAATTTTATGAACTTACACCGATGGAACTAGTGAAACTAGCTGAAGGGTATGAAAAAAGAAGAATGACCAATCTTTGGACAGCTTCATACTTTACGGCAAATCTTATGGCCACGCAGACTAAGGGAATAACCCCGGAAAAGCTTATGAAACCATTTTTGCCTAAGAAAACAACAGGTGAGAAAGAATTAGAACGGGATAACTTCTTTAGGGAGTTTTATGCTAAAAGGAAGGAGGCGGACGAGTGTCAACGGTAGCAGAGTTATTAGTAAAAATAGGGGCAGATTCTTCTGATTTAAGAAAAGAGATAGCAGCAACAAAAAGACAGCTTAAATCCGCTTTTGGCTCTGAAGGCATGAATTTATCCGGTAAGGCGGTTACTGTTTTAGAAGGCCTTGGTGCAGCTTTGAGTGCTTTAGGTGTATATGCTGTTAAAGCAGGTGGTGAACTCCAAAACGTTCAGGTTGCCATGACTAATATGCTGGGCAGTGCTGAACGTGCAGGTGCCTTTGTAAAAGAACTGCAGAGCTTTGCGGCACATACACCTTTTGAATTTAACGATGTTACAAAAGCAAGTCAGAAGTTTCTGGCTTTTGGCTTTACGGCAGAACAGATTATTCCAACTCTGACTGCCGTAGGTGATGCAGCCGCAGGAGTTGGTGCAGGGCAGGACGGTGTTAATCGCCTGACGATTGCTTTAGGTCAGATTGCTGCTAAGGGAAAACTTGCCAGCCAGGAAATGATGCAGATTACAGAACTTGGTATTCCTGCCTGGCAGCTTTTGGCGGATAAGCTTGGTACAGATGTGGCAACTGCACAGGATATGGTTACTAAGAGTATGGTGGACAGCCAAATGGCACTGGATGCACTTGTCGGAGGCATGGAAGGCCGTTATGGCGGCATGATGGAGCAGCAAAGCGGTACTATACTAGGCACTTGGTCTAACCTTATGGATGGCTTAGGGCAGGTCGCTTCGCAGGCTGGTCTTGCTATAGCCGAAGCACTTAATTTGCCTGAACTGTTCAGCTCTATTGGTGAGTGGCTGAGCCGCTTTGCAGAAAACCTGCAAAATGGAGGCATCAGAGAAGCTATTATGAACTGTATACCACCGGAAGTACAAGTGGCAATTGTGGCCTTTGGTACAGCTTTAACCGCAGTAGCGATTCCTGCCATGTATGCCGCCGGAGCTGCGGCACTTGCGATGGCAGCACCTTTTGTAGCAGGAATCGGTGCTGCAGTAACAGCTGCGGCTCCTTTTATAGCAGCAATTACCGTAATTGCTTCAGGTTTATATGCCTTGTGGTCAAGCGGCATGAGTGCAGCCGATGTATTTGGACTCATGGGTGTAAAGACGGAGCTTTTAACTAAAGCAGGAAGTGCTTTGCAGTCAGCTTTTTCTGCTGTAGGAAGTTTGCTAAGCAGTGTTTTAAATGCTCTAAAACCGCTATTTGTAGCTTTTGGTGCAATAGTAGCAGTTGTTATTGAAGGAGTTCTTTTATATTTTGGCTGTTTGATTAATGGGGCAGCACTTCTCTTTACTGCGGTAAGCAGCGTAATTGAAGGCATTTGCAGTGTTTTTGAATGGATGGTGAATGCCATCGGCTCAGCCTTAAATGCCATAGCATCTGTTTTAGGAAATATGGCGGATAGTGTTTTACCCGCCTGGGCATCAAGTGGTCTATCCACTATTTCTAATTTTGTTTCGAATGCAGTCAGCTGGCTATCCGGTCTTATTTCTAAAATATTTGAAACCAATGCAGCTCTAAATAGTGTTGGCAGAGAAAATGAAGAAGATGGAAGTAAAAGTGCAGTAAGCACACCAAAAAAAGAATGGAAAATGCCGGATTTCAGCAATTTTAAAGGCAGTGGTAGCGGCGAAATTCCGTCAGTCGGTTCCGTTGATTCCAGCGGAGGAAGAGGCACAGATTCAAGAGAAGATAATCTTTCAGATAAAGCTGCCAGTACATCTAAAACGATTGAAGACGAATGGGTACGTACTTTTAATACCAAATCTCAGCTTGTAGACCGTTGGTATAAGGAAGAAACAGCTGAACTTGAAAAGTCTAAGTCTGCCAATGAAAACTACGAAAGAGATAAACAGCGTCTTAGTGAGTTATATGCTCAAAAGCACATTAATTCTCTCTGTGAAGAAGCTAAAAAAGCACAGGAAATACAAAACAGTATTCACGATGCATCTTTTGAATCCTTAAAAGCAGGCACTGTATTTAATTCAGATGCAGCGGCTGCAGAACTTATGCAGATGCAGTTAGAACATGAAAAGACGGTAAGCGGTATTGAAGAACGCTGGACTAAATTATCCAACACCTTTATTGGCCTTAACCAGACTGAAAAGGACGTCTTTATCGCAGTTCTAAAAGAACGAAACATAGCTTTTACGGAAACTGAAACAGGGGAGCTGGACTTTCATAAACAAATGCTTAAGGATAAGCTTGCTGAAGATAAAGTTTATGAGGATACGAGGGCAGAGTATCATGCTCAGTGCAAAGATATTCAGGCTAATATTGATGAGGCATATAAGACGAATGATCTTGCCAGGCTGCAGGAGGTTTTAACTGAAGAAGCCGCTATTCGTTTAAATGATATGGAAGCACAGAAAACAATGCTAGATACCTATAAAGAGGCTTTTTTAGCGGCTCATATGACGATGGCACAGGTTGCAGCTGGACTTTACAGTACGGCTTTGAACGGTTTGGAAGATGCTTTTACCAGTATTTTAACGAATGCAAAAAGTGCCAAAGATGCCTTTGCTGATTTGGGCAAGAGCATGATTAAGGTTATTGCCCAGTATTTTGCCAAGCAGGCTGCGGGGATGATTGTATCCCATGTTATGGGGCAGAATTTGCAGAAAAAAGAACAGGCTGCCAGCACAGCGCAGGCAGCAGCAGAACTTGCTGTATGGGCACCTGCCGCAGTAGCTTATGAAACAGTGCATCCAGGTTCAGCGGCCAGAGCTTTGGGTATGGTTACTACATCACTTACAACAGCAGCCGCAATGGGAGCATCTATAGTAGCCATTTCAGGAATAAGCGGCGGAGCAAAGACCTCCGGCAGTAATATTGAGGTAGGCGCTTATGCTAAGGGTGGATATTTTACGGGACCAACTTTAGGCATTATTGGTGAAGGAGCAGATAGTGAGGTAGCATTGCCTCTAAACAGGGCTGTATTTAACAATATCGCTGAAGGTATTGTAGAAGCAGGAAGCAGCAGAAACAGTACAGTTACGCAAAATATTTATGGCGATATTAATGATGCAGCTGATGTGGATGATTTGTTTGAAGGCCTGACCAATATGGTCGCTGCTGGATTAAGGGGTGTATGAGATGAATTTTCCGGAACGTGAAGATAACGGAGATAAGCTTAAAATCTTAAAAGATGGTCATGAATATGTGCTTCCGTCAGCCTGGTCACTATCTGACGCCGGAAGTTATGATTTTAACAGCAAAATAGAAGACAGAACCTTTTCACATGGCGGTGATGCTATAGGGGACGGCATGATTAAAGGCCATGCTATTAAAGTGAAATTTTCTATGCTTGCCGCGGATGAATTTTCTCATGATGAACAATTAAACAGGGCCTATCGCTATTTTGCTCAAAAGGATTATAAGCTTTACTGCGGCAGGTCTGACCGCTGTTTTAATGTTGCAGGCATCAGTAAAATAACCCATGAATATGAGAAGGGCTTTAAGCAAAGATGGAGTCATATCACGGTAAGTCTTTTATTAGCAGATCCCTTTAGGTATGAGGGACAGGAAAGCCTTGTAACTTATGACTTCCCGTCCGAAGCTTATCAAGCGGAAATGGTACTCCATAATTTAGGAAGTGTTGCAACACCTCTTACCTTTAAATTTATACCTAAAAATAAAATGGCGGATGTTACGATATGGCATAAAGAAACGAAAGAACAGTTTAAGCTTTCGGACGCACTGCTCATTGCTCCTGCTTTTACAGTTATAAACAGTAAGGATGGAACGGTATGGAGAAATACGGCCAACAGCATAAATACCTTTAACGGACAATTTTTAGAGGCTATACCAGGGAAAAACAGCTTTTTCTATACAGGAGGAGCAGGCCGTATTGAAATTACTTATACCAATAGGTGGTTTATATGAATTTTACTTTTGGCAAAAGTATCTTCGGTCGGTTTATCTTTGCTGGCAGTACCAAAGGAAATGTAGCGGAAGCCGGCAGAGGCGAAACTAAGAAGTATTATTCCGGTCAGTATACGGTTATTGCATATGCTGCTGACGGTACAAGGACAGCCTTTTTTGGCAGCGGCAGTGAGAAAAACTCCTTAAGCAAGGTAACATTTGAAATAGGTTCTACCGGCTGCGGGTCCTGTGAACTTCTCTTTAAGGTATTGCCTTCTAACAGTGAGCTTAATTATATGCAAAGAATAGACATTCATTTATTTGGAGATGAACTGCCCTGGTATTCCGGTTATATCATCACAAGACCAGTGGAAGGTTCAACGGAAACGGAATATAAATTTACGGCCCATGGCTACTATAATCGATTGGAAAAACTGGTGCTTTTTGAAACCTATGAAAATATGGACCCAGGGGCAATTGTAAGAGATATTGCCATAAAAGCTGAAAAAACACATGGAACTATTTATAACGCTAGCAAGATAGCAGATGCCGGGTATACCATAACAAAGCTGGTTTTTGACGGAGTTACGGTTAAAGAGGCGTTGTCTGACCTGGCAGATTTTGCTGTGAATTATGTTTACGGGATAGATGAATACCGAAGCTTGTATTTTATGCCAAGAGAAACAGGTATTAATGAAGAAGCAAGGCTTACAGTCGGTAAACATCTTAATAAATATGTACCCTCCTGGAATGTGGAGAAAATTGTTAATTGGGCACGAATCAAAGGCGGTAATATTGATGACGAGGGTGAGCAGTGGCTGTGCGTGGTTAAAGATGATGCAAGTATTGCCGAGTATGGCAGGAGAGATGAAATTTGGACGCTTCCTTCCGCTTATGAAGTAGCAGATGCGGTTAGATGGGGAGAAAATCAGATTAGGCAGTATAAAGACCCGATTAAATCAGCCAAGCTGACAGGAGTACGTTTAGAATATCCGTTGGTTGATGGAACTTTTAATGTAAGGCATATGACTACTACAGGCAAGGCTCAAATAAGGACGCTTTCAGATGCTACCCATGAGTATCCTATAACCAAAGTCAAATATACCATATCTGCATCAGGTGGTATTGCTGCAGATGTAGAGCTTGGAGAGCCGATTTTTGCTTTAGAAAAATATTTGTCAGACATTGAACGGAGTGCAAAGAATATAGAACAGTCGCAGGCATCAGCCATTAAACAACTGACTGCACTTTAAGGAGGTAAACAGTGGCTATAAAAGATTACAGATTAGACCCATTTTTAAATGTGCTGAATGTAAAAAGAATAAATGGAGAGCAGCATCAAGTGCCTAATCAAAGTCCTTATACGGTAAGGCTTAACGAAGTACCACAGAAAACAGACCCCAGCACTCTTGCTGTAGCTTTCAGCGGAGGGGTAATACTTACAGAGGTTGCTGCAACTCCCTCTCAAAGTCAATACTGGCCGGACTACAATACAACAGCTCATGGAGCTGCAGACTGGAATACAGGAACACTTCTTTTTAATGCAGCGGATGCAGGGAAAATCATTTATGTGAGCTATAACGGTGCAGGAACAGTGGTGGATGAACGGCTGCAGGATATGTTGGAATTGTCAGTAACGACAAGTACCCAATCGGAACGGGATGTAAAGCTTTCAGGAACTGCAGTCAGCTATGACGCTTCAGAAAGTTCCGGAGGAGGTAATTTAAGTTCCGGCTATGTAAGAGTAAAGCAGCACCGGGGACTTCCTGCTGGGACGTACACATTAAGAGAAGTAATCCAGCATTTAATTAATCGCAGTCAGACATTGGAATTTATAAAGGGTACAAATTATTACAACTGCAATTGTGACTGCGGCGATGATATGTGAAGGCGGTGATGTGTTTTGATTTCAATAGATAGTAATTTTAATGTTGAGATATCCCAGTATGATACTTATACCATAAGGTTTAAGTTTAAAGACTACATGCTCACATCTGATGATAAATTCCGCTTTTCCATTAAAGCAACTTCAAATTCAACGGATGTGGTATTTCAGAAGGATGTCTATAATGCAGGGAAAACCTATATTGACCTGCCAATTACCTTAGGAGAGTTAAATAGTCTGGCTCCGGATACCTATGTCTATGATATTGCCATTATTAACAGAAACACTCAAAAGATTACAACGCTTATCTGGTCAGCGTATTTTATGATTAAGGGGGTGGCTCATAATGTCGATTGAAATAGAGGTCAGTGCGTTTAATAATGCAGAAGGTAAGGCACTTGAGGTAGGCGAATATGGTGCAGAGGTTGCCAAAGAATACGCAGATAAAGCTTTTGAGTATGCTGAAAGTGCTAAAGAAAGTAAAAATCTTGCTGAAGCCTGGGCAGAAAGCAACGAGCCACCGACAGGAAGCGAAACACGTTCTGCTAAGAACTGGGCAGATGTGGCCAGGCAGTGGGCAGAAAGCGATGCAGATCCGGACGGCATAACAGATGTAAAATCAGCTAAAAGCTGGTCATCCTTATCTAAAGAATATGCTAATAACGCATCAAAGTCAGCGATAGCCTCTTCTAATAGTGCTTTAAATGCTGACTCATCTGCTAAGGCGAGCAGTGATAGTGCTAACGCTGCGGCTATATCTGAAAAGAACTCAGCAAACAGCGAAACGTCAGCCAGACAGAGTGCTGAAAATGCAGCTTCAAGTTTAGAAAAACTGGAAACCGTGGAGTTGCCTTTAAAAGCGGATCTTGCTTCCCCTTCTTTTACGGGATCACCTAAAGTGCCTACGGCGGCTCAGGGAAACAGCTCACAGCTTATTGCGAGTACTTCTTTTGTCCAGACAGCAATTGCTGCACTCGTAGCATCTGCTCCCGGAACTTTGGATACCCTCAAGGAACTAGCTGCTGCCTTAGGAAATGACCCCAATTTTGCGACTACCATAACAAATCTTATTGCAGAAAAATTAGATAAAACTGCTAATGCAGTAAGTGCCACTAAAGCGGTACAGGACGGGTATGGAAATAATATTGTAAGTACCTATGCTACGAAAACCGAAATGACAGGGGGCATTACTAAACTTTCCACGGTTGCTTCGACAGGCAGTTATAGTGATCTTTTAAATAAACCTACTATTCCAAATAAAACAAGTCAGCTCACCAATGATAGCAATTATGTTGTTCAAGATACTAGCGGCAATGTGACTATAGCCGGAACTTTAACGGCAGCTAAAGTAGTAAACGCCTATTATAACGACTATGCTGAATTTTTCCCCAGAGGAGGAGAAACAGAAACGGGAGATATTATTGCTTTGGCTGATGGTGGCAAAGAATGCTACGAAAAGGCAACAGATAAGTCGATTATGGTGGTTGGCGTCCATAGTGATGAATATGCCCAAATAATTGGTGGAGAAACAGATGAAAATGGCAATGTGGATATTGGTAAAGTAATTCAAAACTATATCCCTGTAGCTTTAGCAGGAAGAGTGCACGTTAAGTTTTATGGTACTGCTATTGCTGGAATGAAGGTTGTTCCATCAGAAATACCCGGAGTTGGCAGAGCCTTTACTGAAGGCGATAAGGAAGATAGTGTTGTAGGAAGAATCGTAGCAAGCGACAGCTTTCAAAATGTAAGACGAGTAAAGATAATGGTCAGGAGGCAGTGATGGGGAGATTTTTAAAGCGAAGGATACATACAGTGTTTTTAATGTTGGGTAATAGTTGTAATATGAACTGCCGTTATTGTTTGCAGCATCCTTTGGTAAATCGGCAGCTGACAGAGAAAATTAATCCTGTCATATATGACTTCTTGAAAGAATGTGCTGATGAACTGCCAAAAGGACAGAAACTGCATATCCAGTTTTACGGCGGAGAACCGTTATTATATTTTGCAAACATTAAGACGGTAGTAGAAAAAACAAATGAATACTGTTGGTTTTCAGTTATTACAAATGGGAAGGCGGTCACCGAGGACATGGTGACCTTTTTTAATGCCAATAAAATGCCTGTAACTATTTCATGGGACGGAAGAAATGTGCTGGAAACCCGTGGATATGATGTATTTGCAGGTAAAGAAAAAAGAAAGCTTTTGCTTTGCATAGAGCAGCTTGGCTTATCCGCTGTTTTAAGCAGCAAAGCGTATCCATTGCAAATATTAGAGGATTTTCAGAGCATATCCGATGATTACTATAAAATTCATGGGTATCATGTGGGCATTAATATTGATGAAATTTTTAACACAGGGGATTTGCCGCAAGAACTATTAGCTGTAGATTACGCAAGAGTTGAGCAGGAAATGCTGGAGCTTGGCAAATTTTATCTGGAGAAAAGATTAAGCGGCAGTAAAACAGAACTGAAGGATTATACCAATCTTGCTTATGTGGATAGAATGTTTGGTATGTTGAAACGATTCTATGCTGAGGAAGATGGCAGACTGCATAAAAACTACTGCTTCTGCGGTAATGGGTATGATGTTATGAACTTGGATTTGGAAGGAAATTTGTATCCCTGCCATAACACCAGCAGCAGGGTGTGTACTATTGAAGATGACTATTTTACTTACCTAAATAAGGTTATGGCATCAGATAACACTAAATTAAACCTAAAAGAATGCAATGCTTGTCCGGCAGCAGCCTTTTGCCGAGGGGGATGTAAACTAGTAGGAACTAAGGCAAGGCAGGAGGGTTATTGCAGACTAAAACAAGCGGTCTTTTTGCCGGTGCTTTCAGTTTTTGAAGAGTACGGCAGGCTGATGGCGGGTGAAGTAAATGGCGGTTAATGGAGCTATTTCTAAAACAACCTTTACGGAGACAACAGTTTCATATACCTCAAAAATAAGACCGGTGCATATTACCGAACTAAGAACAGCTATTGATAGGCTGCAAAGCTATGCGGCGAATGTTGATAATTGCGGCAACTGTACTTATTGCCAGACCTGTCAGAGCGCCACCTGCCAGAGTGCCGTGTGCCAAAGCCAGAGTTGTCAAAGCTTATCCTGCCAAAGCTGTCAAAGCTATAGTTGTCAGTCCATGCAATGTAATTGTGACTGCGGTGATGATGGGGGGTGAAGTGCTTAAATGGCTTATACAGATACAACCTTAAACAGTAATATTACGGTAAAAAAACTGCACATATCAGAATTGGCAGCAGCATTGACTGCCATGGCGGCTAATGCCAATAAATCATCCGCTATAAATTTAAGTGGCTTGACATATACCAAGGTGATAAGTGCAAATATTATGCTTTTAAGAACGGCGGTAAATAATCTGGAAACAAGTTTTTCAGGCAACTGCTGCCAGGCGAATTGCTGTCAGACCTGCCAAACCAGCTATTGCCAAAGCACTTACTGTCAAAGTTGCCAGGGGTGTCAAACCTGTCAGGGCTGCCAGTCGGTACGTTGTCAGTATTGCCAGACGGAATGTACGAATTGCAATTGTAACTGTAACTGCAGTAATTGTGACTGCGGAGATGATGGAGGTTGATGAAAATGATTATACAAGGCTTGATTTTAACAGATAAAGGACCTGTGGATATTAAAGAATTGAAACCGGGAGATAAAGTGCTGAACCAGCTTCATCGAGCTTTTGCAGTGAAAGAGATTCAAAACAAATCGGTGAGCGTGGCATATACCTTCGGTAAAAATCCGAAGCTTATTGTGTCTAAGGGAGCTATTTTAAAAACCGTTTATGGAAATAAGAAAGTTGCAGAAGCCGAAAAAACATCTTTTTATATGGCCCAGCCCAATATGCGGATGGTGAAAGATAAGGCCGAAAAAACAGTGGGAAAATACATAACCTATGAAATTAAAGCGGAAGGCTGTGATTCTATATTTGCAGGAAATTACTGTTTTAAATTGGAGGATAACGATGCTTAAGATATGTTTTAACGAGAGGTCTGATTCAGAGCATAAACTAAAAATAACCATCAAGGAGCTATGTGTCACCGCAGAAGTAACTTCTAAATATCCGGCAGGCTATGGCAAGGATACGATTGAAACTCTGCGACCTTATAACAGTTATACTCTGGTCGCTAGTCCTGGTAAGGTTAAAAATTATCGCAAGATGAGTAAGTCGGATTTTAAGTTTTTAGACCTTAACAGGCTGGGAGTAAGCGTAAAACTTGATTTTGCAGAGCTTTTGCAGCTCTACGGAACAGCAGATGTACTGCAGCTTGATACCGGAGTAATTGGTGGTGCGGAGCGGGATATTATTATCCGTGTTTTTGAAGGCAGACCTGAAAATACTGAAATAGAAGCCGATGAGGAGTATGAGGTAATAAGTTTTAATTCTGATGATTTGGTAACAGGCGATCACCCTAGGATGCATTTGTGGGACAGTTATGCTTTAAAGATTGGTGAGAGAATTCTTATGGCCAACAGGAAAGGAATGCCGCAAAGCGGTGATTTTACAATACCGATTGCTTTAGTGAAGGATAAGGATTATGTGGAGTTTGAGATTATAAAATACTCTGGTAATTTTGAAGGAGAAGAACTTACCCGCGATATTGATGATGACGATGTTACGATAGACAGCAGCTGCGGAGTTATAAACAACCGCAGAGTACAGCTTGAAAATGGCAGAGGTAATTTTAGACTTTATCCTATGGGGCATACAGGTATATTTAAGCTTAAGCTTGGCAGAAAGTGGTATGAGGTTTGGAATGAATACAACCTCATCCTGGAGGGTTAAAATGCAGGCAACTATTTATATGGGCAGTAAGTGCAATCTAAATTGTGCCTACTGCCACAGAGAAGAAGATGAGCGTGAAACGGGACTTTCAGCGAATCTTTTGGAGCAGTTAAAAAAGCAGGATAACCTTACCGTCAAATTTATGGGCGGCGAACCGACTTTATACATGGATGAAATAAAGCAGGTTGTAGCGGCTCTGCCAAAAGCAAAGTTTGCTATATGCACAAATGGCGTTAACTTAGAGGCGTATTTGCCATTTTTTAAAAAGCATGATTTTTTAGTATGTATCAGCTTTGATGGAGGGAAAAACTCTGAGCGAGGATTTGACCCCTTTACTAAGCTTATTGATTATCCAAAATTAGCTGTTTCTACTACGCTCTATCATGGGCATACCGATTTAAGATCAATTATTACATCCTTTGCCGCTAAGGAAAGAATTATTGGCAGGCAGTTATCTTTTTTCCCTCATTTTGCTCATGCTACTAACGATGCCAATGATAAATACGCATTAAGCCTTGGAGATGCAGATTACATCTTAAAACAGTACAAGAATATGGTCGGTAGTTTTATGGAACAGCGATTTAAATACGGTGTTCGTAACTTTCGCTATGAAGGAATGTTTACAGGATTATTAAAACGGTACCAAGCAAATTTTGACTATGGAGAAACTTACTGCGTTAATAAGAATCTGCAAAAATATAACACCAAGGGAGAAAGTGTTACCTGCCTTTATATAAGAGATGAAAAGTTGACTAAAAACTGGAAAGCCGAGCAGCAAAGAGTTCTGGATGATAATTTTCCGGAATGCAAATACTGCCCGGTTTATTTTATGTGCGGTGGCGGCTGCCTTAAAAGTAAGAGCAGGGATATTGAATGCTATATCAATAAAGAACTTTTTAGCTGGTTTAAGGCTGAATACGAAAAGTGGAAAGGGGCAAGTTATGCCGATTAAGAATTTATTTGTTTTTCCGAATGCGGTTAACCGAAAGAATGATGCGGAAACGATAAAACTGAATATTGAAGGTAAAGTACTTAATTTTTATCACAATGACAGACTGAATATTATTGATACGGAGCTTTTACGAGAGGGAAGTTCTACGGTAGTTCTTAATAATGGCATTACGGATAATACCTATGTGCTTTATAACTTTAGGGAAATACTGCAGGTACTGGATATGCTGCCAAGTGAGTTTTTGACTAATCTATCTCAGCGGTGCTTTATGCAGATTGATAAAAGTGGCAGTAATGTTTTTATAAAAGTATTTTTGCTGAAAGGTATGAATGAGCTGCCCAGCGATACCAACAATTTTAGCTGTTTTGCTCACTATACCATGGATTATATCCATGAGCTTGATTGGAAATATAGCTGGACGATAAAAGATGTGAAGGCGGCTATTAATGATGGTGTTTTGACGCTAAGCTTTGAAACTCTTATTTCTGACTTTTGGAAAGCACCAGTCTTTATAAGTCATGCGGGGCAGAGTGTAAGGGTAAGCCATGGACATAATGCGGTGTCTTTTAAATATATACCCACTGAAAAGGTGTATTTTGGGGCGCAAAACTGTCGGTATACAGGCAGAGCGATTGATATGGAAAGGCTGATAGGGGGATAACTATATGGGGAAGGAAATATTAACAAGTATTTTAAGTGCCGGGATGGGTATGCTTTTAACCTATATCTTTACAGAGCTTAGAGCCAGAAAGAAACGTCAGGATGCTATCCAGACCGGACTTCAGGCACTGCTTAGAGACAGAATCATTCAGGTTTATAACCATTATGTAACTGAAAAGAAGTGGATTCCCATTTACGCTAAGGACAGCATAGTTTCCTGTTATGAAAGCTATGAAAACCTTGGTGCCAATGGAGTAATAGACGATCTGATGGCTGAAATAAAAGCACTGCCAAATTACAAGGGGGAATAAGTGTGTTTGATAATGCAAAAGTAATCTTAGGCAATGTTCTTAGTACTGTAAAGGTGAAAATAAATGCTATGAGCAGGCCAATAAAGACTGTGATTGTAGGTTATTTTCTGCTTGTTGTGGTTTTGGTTGCTACGTATTATATTGCCTGGCTGTACCAATGGCATAATGGGCAGATTGTTATGAGTGATTTATTGGCGGTAATTAAAGAAATGATTGGGCCTGCTATGATAGGGTTTATGACCTTCATAGCAGGCTGTTTTATTGATATGAACAATAATGGAATACCGGACAATTTTGAGGAGGATGAGGAGCATGAGAAAAATAACCTTAGATGAGTTAAGAGAAATGGCTCAAGCTGCTAAAGGCTATATTGATAAAATTTATGTACATTGGAGCGCAGGAAGGTACCATCAGTTTTTTGATGATTACCATATTAACGTAGATGCCGATGGAAGTATTTATGCCAGCACAGAGGATTTAACGGAGCTTTTGGCACATACTTGGCACAGAAACAGCAGAGCCATTGGTATCTGCATGGCAGGCTGTTATGGGGCAGAAGCACATAGTGGTTACAATACAGACTTTGGCGATTATCCACCTACGCAAGACCAAATCGATGGGGTGGCAAAGGTTGTGGCGGTTTTATGTGAAGAACTGGATCTGCCTATTGATTATGCTCATGTTAAAACCCACTGTGAGGCAGCTGAAGAAGATGACTATGGTCCATCAACAACTTGTGAACGATGGGATTTGTGGTATTTACTGGATGCACCGCTTACGGACGAACTAAAACTAGGTGGTCAAGTAATTCGCGGCAAAGCAGCCTGGTGGCAAAAAAATATTTGAAAGTCTAAAGAAAATGGCTCGTACAAATGGCTTACAGCGGCTTTAAATAAGGCTCTGTCAGGTATTTGCCCTACAAAGATTAAATACGCTTGGTGAGGTAATAACCGCAAATGGTGGAAAATGGCTAAAAATAGTAGTTTTGAGGTGGTGGAAATGTCGGATGAAAAGAAAAAATATGTATTTTACAGCATTATTGTTCTTATTATCGTTAGTATTCTTGCCTGCCTTTTCTTATGCAGCGGAGTACAGGATAACGGAGCAGGAGTTGAATCAGTTAGAGAGCAACTTGGCTCAGCTGAAACAACTGAACGAGAAATCACAGAAAGAATTGAGTCTGCTGAAGACCGAACTCGAAATATCCAAGACGGAATTGAACAAGGCGAAGCAGCAGTCGATAATGCTGCAGAGCGAGCTGACTGTATTGAAGAAAACCTCACAGATGCAGACGGACTTATTGCAGGGTGCCAACGCATCCTTGAAAACGTACGCGTCCGAGGAGAAGAAAAAAATGCAGGCAATTAAGAATCAGAGGAATGTAGCCTACGGAGTTGGAGCGGTTTTACTATATGCTTTAGTTAGGAAATAGAATAGATAATTTGATGCCCACTGAGGATGAATTTTCTTGGTGGGTTTATTTTTTTTATTTATATTTTTTCAAAACCGTCAGATTCATTACTTTCTCAAGGCTATTAGGTAGAGGGTCAAAAAACACTCTCGGAAAGAGGTGATAAAGATGGAACACAATTTGAAAATCAGTGTATCCAAGAAGGCAAAATCAGATGGTATTCTTTCTTGCCGTAGTATTAGTGTACGAGAACGTATTCTATGCTTCTTCCTCGGAAGAAAACAGAAACTCACAATTCTTGTACCCGGTGACAACGTGAAAGAAGTTTCCATTTGTACGGTTAAGGAAGGAGGTGCGACATCGTGAGTAAAGTAAGCGAATTATCCATGCTCGTGGATGAACTCAAAAAGTGCGGCGAAACCTTGGTACGTATTTCCGAAGAACTTGCTGATTTGTTCAGCAGTGGAAAGGACGCAATGCAGCCTGTAAAAAAGACTGCTGTTAAGAAGAAAACCAACGAGGAGCCAAAAGCTGAAGTGCCGGAAGAAAAAGCACTCACGTTGGAAGATGTCAGAGCCGTGTGTGCGGATAAATCCCACAAAGGCTATACGGCAGAAGTCAAAGCAATCCTTACAAAGCATGGTGCAGAAAAGCTGTCCGGGATAAATCCAGCAGAATATAAGGCACTGCTTGCTGAAGTGGAGGTACTTGGGAATGCCCAATAAACAGAAGGTGAATTGTACTGTAGGTGCAAGAGAGACCGGTCTGGACCACGCAGTCTTATCAGCATCCTCCAGTCACAGGTGGCTGGAGTGTCCGCCATCGGCATTGCAGTGTGCTAAGGTCGGTGACACCACAAGCGAGTTTGCAATGCAGGGCACCGATGCCCACAGCCTTTGCGAACACAAACTGAAAACAGCACTGGGGCAGAAATCGAAAGATCCAACAGAAAACCTTACTTTCTTCGATGAAGAAATGGCGGACTGCTCGGATATGTATGCCCAGTATGTGATGGAGCAGCTTGCTGTGGCAAAAGAAAAATGCAAAGACCCTATTGTTCTAATTGAACAGCATCTTGATTTTTCCAAATGGGTGCCGCAGGGCTTCGGCACCGGGGACTGCGTGATTGTTGCAGATGAAACGCTGACCGTCATTGATTTTAAGTATGGTGTCGGAATTTTGGTGGATGCAGAAAAGAATCCTCAGATGATGTGCTATGCACTGGGAGCCTTACAACTGTTTGACGGTATCTATGATATTGATTCGGTGACCATGACTATCTTCCAGCCAAGGCGGGATAGTGTCAGCACATACACCATTTCCAAAGAAGAACTTCTGAAATGGGCGGATGAAGTGCTGAGTCCAACAGCACAGCTGGCGGCAAAGGGTGAGGGTGAATACAAAGCCGGAGACCACTGTCAGTTCTGTAAGGTAAAAGCCACCTGCCGCAAGAGAGCCGAATACAACCTTGAACTTGCGCGTTACGATTTTGAGATGCCTTCCACCCTTGAAGATGATGAGATAGAGGCCATTCTTTCAAAAGTTGATGCACTGGTATCTTGGGCAGGCGATATCAAGGAATACGCTTTGCAGCAGGCAGTCAGCGGCAAGGGGTGGAAAGACTGGAAGATTGTCGAAGGACGCTCCAACAGGAAATATGTCAATGAAACCGCTGTGGTGGATACGGTTAAGGATGCCGGATATGACCCATATGAACATAAGGTTCTGGGTATTACGGCAATGACCAAACTGCTCGGCAAGACAAGATTTGAAGAACTGCTCTCCGGCTTTATTGAAAAGCCACAGGGCAAGCCAACCTTAGTACCGATGTCGGACAAGCGTCCGGCTATGAATACAGCAGCAAACGATTTTAAGGAGGACAAATGATATGTCAAAAAATTATACGAACCCTACAAAGGTAATCACAGGAGTAAAAACACGCTGGTCTTATGCAAATGTATGGGATGCGAAATCCATCAACGGCGGCGCACCGAAATTCAGCGTGAGCCTTATCATTCCTAAGGACGATACAGTAACCGTCAATAAAATTAAAGCGGCTATTCAATCTGCTTATGAGGAGGGTCAATCTAAGCTTAAGGGAAGTGGCAAAACTGTGCCTGCTCTTTCCGTACTTAAGACACCAATGAGGGATGGCGATTTGGAACGTCCTGATGATGAAGCCTATGCAAACAGCTACTTCATCAATGCAAACAGTGCAGCTGCTCCGGGCATCGTAGATGCAGACCGCCAGCCTATCATCGACCGCAGTGAGGTATACAGCGGTGTGTATGGCCGTGCCAGCATCAACTTCTATGCCTTCAACTCCAACGGCAATAAGGGCATTGCCTGCGGTCTTAATAATCTCCAAAAGATTAAGGACGGAGAGCCGCTTGGCGGTAAGAGCCGTGCCGAGGATGATTTTGCAACCGATGCAGAGGACGATTTTCTTTCTTAAGCAGATACAGTGACAATCAATGCAGGCGATGGGAAACTGTCTCCTGCAGATATTATGAAAATGTGAGGTAAACAGATGGAATTATATGAATTTGCAAAGCAGTTTGATGTGATTGTGATTTTTGCGGTGCTGTACGGATTCGGTATCGGCAGTTTGGTGTACTGGGTCATGGAGTTTTTGCACTGGTGCTTTAAGAAGTGGAAGCAGCACAGGGAAAAGAAAAAGGCAGCAGTCAAAGAAGATACAGAGGAATAATCAGTAAACAGCGGGCGGCGGAGGTCGATTCTTCGCCGCCTTGCTTATCGTAAGGACGGTGACAATATGGGAAAAATACAAACGCTCTCGATTGATATTGAGAGTTACAGCGATGCGGATTTGCAGAAGTGCGGGGTCTATAAATATGCCCAGTCATCTAACTTTGAAATCCTGCTGTTTGGTGTATCTGTAAACGGCGGTGAGGTCATCGTTTATGATCTGGCACAGGGAGAAGAACTGCCGATGGACATTATTACGGCACTGGCAGATGATACCGTGACAAAATGGGCATTCAATGCGGCTTTCGAGAGGGTCTGTCTTTCGGTATGGCTGCAAAGAAACTATCCGCAGTGCTTTTGCAGTTACAGTATCAATGAGGATACCGTGGGAGATTATCTTGACCCGGCGGCATGGAAATGCTCTTGTGTTTGGTCGGCATATATGGGACTGCCGCTTTCCCTTGCCGGGACCGGCACAGTGCTTGGGCTGGAAGAACAGAAGCTGAAGGAGGGCAAAGACCTCATTCGCTACTTCTGTGTTCCCTGCAAGCCAACCAAGGTCAACGGAGGCAGGACACGCAATCTGCCGGAGCATGATATGAAAAAGTGGAATCTGTTCAAGTTCTATAACAAGCGGGATGTCGAGGTTGAGATGTCCATACAGGACAGGCTGAAAAAATATCCTGTGCCGGATTTTGTGTGGGAGGAATACCATCTCGACCAGGAAATCAATGACCGTGGCATTGCACTTGATATGGACGTGGTGGAGAACGCTATTGCTTTTGATGCAAAATCCAAAGCGGAGCTGGCAGAGAAAATGCAGGGACTGACCGACCTTGATAACCCCAACTCCGTGGTGCAGATGAAGCAGTGGCTTGCGGATAACGGTCTGGAGATGGACAGCCTTGGCAAAAAGGAAGTAGCACAGGCGGTCAAAACGGCACCCAAGGAACTGGCAGAGGTTCTGCTCCTGCGCCAGCAGTTAGCCAAGTCCTCTGTAAAGAAGTATCAGGCAATGCAGAATGCAGTCTGTGAGGACAGCAGGGCGAGAGGAATGTTTCAGTTTTACGGAGCCAACCGTTCCGGGCGATGGGCAGGCAGAATGATACAGCTGCAGAATCTTCCCCGAAACCATATGCCGGATTTGAAACAGGCTCGTGGTCTTGTGGAATCTGGCAATTATGCTGCGATGGAGTTTTTATATGATGATATCCCGGATACTCTGTCGCAGCTCATCCGCACAGCCTTTGTGCCGAGGACCGGGATGAAATTTGTGGTGGCGGACTTCTCTGCCATTGAAGCAAGGGTGCTTTCGTACCTCGCCAAGGAAAGCTGGCGAAGCGAGGTCTTTCAGAATAACGGGGACATCTATTGTGCATCAGCATCTGCCATGTTCGGTGTACCTGTAGAAAAGCACGGCGAGAACGGGCATCTCCGCCAGAAGGGTAAAATCGCAGAATTGGCTCTCGGCTACGGCGGTTCGGTCGGTGCATTGAAAGCGATGGGTGCTTTGGATATGGGACTTGAGAAGGAAGAACTCCAGCCGCTTGTAGATTCGTGGAGAGCTGCCAATCCTAATATCGTGCGTTTCTGGTGGGATGTTGACCGCTGTGTCAAGGATACGGTCAAGAACAGAGTAACCACAGAAACACACGGCATCCACTTTTTCTATCAGAGCGGTATGCTGTTCATTCAGCTGCCAAGCGGCAGACGGCTTTCCTATGTGAAACCGCGCATGGGAGAGAACCGTTTCGGCGGTGAGGCTGTGACCTATGAAGGTATGGGCGGCACAAAGAAATGGGAACGCATCGAAAGCTACGGTCCCAAGTTCGTGGAAAATATCGTGCAGGCAATCAGCAGGGATATTTTGGCTCATTCCATGCGAACGCTGTCGCACTTTTTTGTTTGCGGTCATGTTCATGATGAACTGATTATCGAGTGCAGCATGGGAGTTTCCCTTTATGCTGTGTGTGAACAGATGGGCAGGACTCCGCATTGGATTTCCGGGCTTCTTCTCCGTGCGGATGGATACGAATGCAGCTTCTATAAAAAAGATTAGGAAACCGTCAGATTGCACCTCCTGCCAAGGCTATAAGGTAGGAGGTGCTTTTCTAATGAATGATGAGAATAAAACAGTAACGAAAATTACAGAGCCGGACAGTTTACCTGTCCTTATGAAATCACGCATGACGGAGGAACAGCTGTGCGGTGATTATAAATATTGTATGGCACAGAAAATGACAAAAGCATTGCTTGATAAGGACCTGATTTCTGTGGATGAATTCAACAAAATCAGCGAAAGAAACCGCCAAGCTTTCTCTCCATATTTAGCAGAAATTATGCCTTAAATGACTTGATATATGTCGATTAGTACGGGAATATGTCCATACCGAAAGCGAGGTGAGTTGATGAAAAGGATAACAAAAATTGAAGAAAATAATGCCTTATCGGTTAAGACGAAAACCCGTGTTGCTGCTTATTGCAGAGTGTCCACGGCAAGCGATGAACAGCTTATCAGCCTTGATACGCAGAAAGCACATTATGAGGATTATATCAAATCCAATAGCGAGTGGGAGTACGCAGGGGTATTTTTTGATGAAGGTATTACTGGCACCAAAAAGGAGTGTCGTGACGGTCTGAATTCCCTGATTGATTCCTGCGAAAAAGGTCTTGTGGACTTGGTCATTACAAAGTCCATCAGCCGATTCAGCAGAAATACAACAGACTGTTTGGAACTGGTAAGAAAGCTGATGGCGCTAAATGTGACCGTGATTTTCGAGAAAGAAAATATTAACACGGATACGATGGAAAGTGAATTGATGCTTTCCATATTAAGCAGTCTTGCGGAAAGCGAGTCGGTGTCCATTTCTGAAAACAATAAATGGTCAATACAAAAACGCTTTCAGAATGGCACCTACATTATTTCTTATCCGCCTTATGGTTATGAAAATGCCGGGGGAGAAATGATTGTTGTGCCGGAGCAGGCAGAGGTTGTCAAAAAGATATTTGAAGATACGCTTGCCGGGAAAAGTACCCATGCCGTTGCAAAGGAACTGAATGACAGCGGTGTGAGAAGCAAGAAAGGCGGAAAATGGACTCCCGGAGCCATCAATGCGATTATTCGCAATGAGAAGTTTACGGGAGATGTTATTTTTCAAAAGACCTACACCGACAGTCAGTTTAGCCGCCACACCAATGATGGCGAGTTAAATCAATATTTGTGTGAAAATCATCATGAGCCGATTGTAAGCCATGAGATTTTTGACAAGGCAAATGAGGTCCTGAATCAGCGTGGCAAGGAAAAAGGCAATGGAGAGCGAACCGAACGCTATCAGAATCGTTATGGCTTCTCAGGAAGAATCAAATGCGGAGAGTGCGGCGGAGTCTTTAAAAGAAGAAACCATTATAAGCCGAGCGGAAGTTACATTGCTTGGTGCTGCACCCATCATATCGAGGACAGGCATTCCTGCTCCATGAAGTACATTACGGATGATGGCATAAAGACGGCGTTCCTTACTATGATGAATAAACTGGTATTTGCCCATCAGAGCGTATTAAAGCCGCTTCTTCACAGCCTGCAGAGATTTGATGATAAGGATAGGCTTCTACAGATACAGGAATATGAAACTAAACTGGAAAAGAATATGGAGAAAAGGCAGGTGCTGACGAGCCTTATGGCAGGCGGACTATTAGAGCCAGCACTTTTTAGCAAGGAAAACAATGCTTTGATTTTGGAAGAAAAGCATTTGCAGGAAGAAAAGAAACAAATGATAAATTCCGTCAGCGGTGACAGGACAAAGATTGAAGCCTTGGAGACACTTATAAAATTTGCATCCGGCAGTGAGATGCTGACGGAATATTCGGATGAGATATTCCTTTCCTATGTAGAAGGGATTACAGTGCTTTCCAGAAAAGAAATCGTCTTTGAACTGAAGTGTGGACTGAAATTAAAGGAAAGGTTGGTGGGATAATGGCACATATACCCTACGGATATAAGATTATAAATGGAAAAGCAGAGGTTGATGAAAAACAGGCTGAGGTAGTCATAAAGCTGTTTGATGGCTACATTGCAGGACTTGGATTAAAGCCTGCGGCAGAGAATGCGGGTCTTGATATTTATCATGGCAGTGCAGGCAGAATGCTGCGAAACACGCATTACCTTGGAGATGAATATTATCCTGCCGTCATCGACAGAGAGCGTTTTGACAAGGCAGAAGAAATTAGAATGTCGAGGGCATCCTCTTTGGGCAGGGTCAGAGAATTGCAGGCTGCACCAAAGCCTGTGGCGGATACAAGGTTTACCATGCCGTCTGCTGAGAGAAAATTTGCAGATCCATTTTCACAGGCAGAATATGCTTACAGCTTGATTGAAAGTGAGGTGGCGATGAGTGAATAAGAGTATAACAGTTATCCCAGCACGAAAGCGTGTGGGAAATACAGTAAACAAAGAAGTAAAGCCGAAGCTCAGGGTCGCAGCGTACTGCCGTGTCAGTACCGACAGCGATGAGCAGGCTACCAGTTATGATGCACAGGTGGAGCATTACACCAATTTTATACAGAAAAATGAGGAATGGGAGTTTGCCGGTATATTTGCTGATGATGGTATATCCGGCACCAATACCAAAAAGCGTGAGGAGTTCAACCGCATGATTTCTGAATGTATGGAAGGTCATATTGATATGATCATTACAAAGTCCATCAGCAGATTTGCCCGTAATACCCTTGACTGCCTTCGATATATAAGACAATTAAAGGAAAAGAATATTCCTGTATTTTTTGAGAAGGAAAATATCAACACTATGGATTCCAAGGGCGAGGTTCTGCTGACCATCATGGCCAGCCTTGCACAGCAGGAATCAGAATCCTTAAGCAAGAATGTAAAGATGGGGATGCAATTCCGATTCCAGAATGGCGAGGTGCAGGTCAATCATAATCGATTTATGGGATATACAAAAGACGAAGATGGACATCTCATCATAGAGCCTGCCGAGGCAGAAATCGTCAAACGAATTTATCGTGAATACTTGCAGGGGGCAAGTTTAAAGCAAATCGGAGACGGATTGATGGAGGATGGAATTTTAACGGGTGCAGGAAAACCAAAGTGGCGTCCGGAATCAGTGAAGAAAATTCTGAAAAACGAGAAGTATATCGGTGATGCCCTTCTGCAAAAGACCTATACCGTAGATGTTCTTACCAAAAAGCGAGTAAAAAATAACGGCATCGTTCCACAGTATTATGTAGAGAACAGCCATGAGCCGATTATTCCAAGGGAGCTTTTTATGCAAGTTCAAGAAGAGATGGTTCGAAGAGCAAATCTTCGTGGCCGCAAAGGCGGTAAAAAGCGAGTCTATAGCAGCAAGTATGCTTTATCGAGTATTGTTTACTGCGGACACTGCGGCGATATTTACCGACGGGTACATTGGAATAACAGAGGCTACAAGTCTATTGTTTGGAGATGTGTCAGTCGTTTAGAGGAAAAAGGCTCTGAATGCACTGCTCCTACCATAAACGAGGAAACATTGCAGACAGCAGTGGTCAAGGCTATTAACGAGCTTTTGGCTAACAAAGAACCCTTCCTCTCAACCTTGCAGAAAAACATAGCTACTGTATTTAATGAAGAAAATGATAATGCCACCGATGATATTGATGGCAAATTGGAAGAATTACAACAACAGCTTCTTATCCAAGCAAAATCCAAGAATGACTATGAAGATGTGGCTGATGAAATCTACCACCTTCGAGAATTGAAGCAAAATGCACTTGTTGAAAATGCAGAGCGTGAAGGAAAAAGGCAACGAATCGCTGAAATGACTGATTTCTTTAATGAACAATCCTGTGAGTTAGAGGAATATGATGAGCAGTTAGTAAGGAGGCTTATAGAAAAAGTTACGGTATTTCATGATAAGTTCGCCGTTGAATTCAAATCAGGAGTCGAGATTGATGTAGAAGGGTAATCTTTAGAAAGAGAACAGAAGAATTATATTGGATTTTTAAAGATAATATGATATAATAAAACGACTTGGAGGTGGAAGAATGTATAACTTTTCTTGCTAATTATATGATGCATAATAAGATATTTAAAGAAACGGCTATAGAACCGTTTGTTTTGTTATGCAAATTGCAAGAAAGTTAAGTATTCTACACTCAATAATACATTACAGTAACCTTATGTTATGTATAACAAAAGGTAATAATAGTATTTGTTTTTGAGCCGTAAGAATTTACTTTCTTGCGGCTTTTAATATTTGTAAAAGAAAGGAAGATAAACGTGATAGACAATGATACTATGTCATTCATGACAAAATCCTTGCAGAGTTGGATAACATTATAGAGTAATTAATGCCGAAAACCGACTTTGCTTATAAAATTTTTATAATGTAAAGGAGGAAGAAATATATGTCCTTAATAAATGTTTCAAATCTAACTTTTTCATATGAAGGAAGTTATGACAATATTTTTGAAAATGTAAGTTTTCAGATAGATACAGATTGGAAACTCGGTTTTATTGGAAGAAACGGACGCGGTAAAACTACTTTCTTAAATTTACTGCTTGGCAAATATGCGTATTCCGGCAATATAAGTTCTACAGTTAAGTTTGAGTATTTTCCTTATGATGTGGAAGATAAGAGTCTATATACAATTGAAGTAATGAAGAGTATTTGTACGGAATGTATGGATTGGGAGATTTTTCGTGAAATATCATTGCTTGATGTTCAAGAAGATGCTTTATATCGTCCGTTTAATACATTGTCAAATGGTGAGCAAACAAAGGTCCTTCTTGCAGCTTTATTCCTTACAGCGAGTTGTTTCCTGCTTATTGATGAACCTACAAACCATCTTGACATCGATGCACGTAATGTAGTGCAAAACTATTTGAAACGCAAGAAGGGGTTTATTTTGGTATCTCATGATAGAAGCTTACTTGATCAATGTGTTGACCATATACTATCTATCAATAAAACGAATATCGAAATCCAAAAGGGAAATTTTACTTCTTGGTGGGAGAACAAAACGTTACAAGATAATTTTGAACTGGCAGAAAACAAGAAACTCCTTAAAGAAATAGGAAGGTTGTCTTATGCAGCAAAACGTAGTTCAAACTGGTCAAATAAAGTAGAAAAAAGTAAATATGGAACAACAAATTCTGGTTCAAAACTGGATAAGGGTTATGTTGGACATAAGGCTGCAAAAGCGATGAAACGTGCCAAAAATATTGAGTCAAGACATCAGGAAGCCGTTTTACAAAAATCAGAACTGCTCCACAACATTGAACAATATGATGACTTAAAAATTTCACCACTTGAATTTCACAAAGAGTGCTTAATAGAAGCGAATGATTTATCATTGTCTTATGGAGATAAAGAAGTATGCAGTAATCTTAATTTCAGAGTCAATATTGGTGATAGAGTTGCCATTATCGGAAAAAATGGGAGTGGTAAGTCTAGTATCCTAAAATTGATTAATGGAGATGATATTAAATTTACCGGAAATTTTATGCTAGCAAGTGGACTAAAAATTTCTTATATTTCGCAAGATACTTCATATTTAAAAGGTAATCTATCTGAATTTGCCTATAATAATAAGATCGATGAAACTCTATTTAAAACGATTCTTCGTAAACTGGATTTTAATAGAGAGCAGTTTGATAAGAACATGGTGGATTTTAGTGCTGGCCAGAAAAAGAAAGTACTAATTGCTAAAAGCCTTTGTGAAAGTGCACATTTGTATATATGGGATGAGCCATTGAACTATATTGATATTTTTTCACGTATCCAAATTGAAAAAATGATTTTGGAATATTGTCCTACACTATTGTTTGTGGAGCATGATGATGCTTTTTGCAATAATATTTGTACGAAAAATATTAATTTAGGTTTGTAGAGATTTTGAGTTGCCACAATAACTAAAAGATATTTACATGAAAGGGTGAAGAAATGTTAAAACAAAAAGAATTAATTGCAAACGTTAAGAATCTTACTGAGTCAGATGAACGAATTACAGCTTGTATGATGTATGGATCGTTTACCAAAGGAGAAGGTGACCAATACTCTGATATAGAGTTCTATATATTTTTGAAAGATAGTATAACCTCGAACTTTGATTCATCCAACTGGTTGTTTGACGTAGCTCCGTACTTGATGCTTTATAAAAATGAGTACGGAACAGAGGTAGTTATTTTTGATAATCTTATACGTGGGGAATTTCATTTCCTTTCTGAAAAAGATATGAACATAATCCCCTCGTTTAAAGATTCAGGTTATATTCCTGATACGAAGGCTATGCTTATTTACGATGAAACAGGGCAATTAGAAAATTATTTATCAGAGATAAGTGGTGCAAGACCAAATAGACTTACTGAAGAAAATGCTAATTTTTTGTTGTGTAATTTCTCTAATCTATGGTTGATGGGAATCAACGTTCTAAAAAGAGGAGAATATGCTCGTTCATTAGAACTCTTATCACAACTTCAAAAAAATACACTACAACTTATACGTATGGCAGAAAAAAATGCTGATAATTGGCTAAACATGAGTAAAAACCTTGAAAAAGAAATTAGCCTTGAAAATTATAAAAAATTTGCAAAGACCACTGCTCGATTAGATAAGGTAGAATTATTTGAAGCCTATAAAAATTCTTTGCTATTAGTTATGGATTTGCAAAGTCACCTTATTGAACAATACAACTTAAAAGTTACACATGACATTTTAGAAAGATTGTTGAATTACATTAGTGAATAGGAGAGTAACGTTATTTACAGTATTGGGTACTGAAAATTAACAGCATACCTCAGTTTTTCAAAAAACAGCGAAGCCTATGGATATGTTTCCGTCTACCGATAGTGTAAAAAACGCAGTAGATATGTTTCCGAGAACGGACATAATCAAATGACATTCATTCTATCCTCTCAAGCCACGTTGAGAGTGTTGTCTTGATGACAAGGGTTGAAAAGTAAGAAACTGCAAATGGCTTAAACACTATATTCCCGAGGTTTGGTTGTACTAATTGGTACTTTCAGACCTCGAATTTTTTGCGTTTATGAGGGGCTCCGGGAGTGCGAAAATGAGAGGGTTGAGTTGACAGGTTAAAATCGGGTAGGGTTACGGCGATAGAATGGTTGTAAAAAAACTAATGCAAATCATAAAAAATAGGAATAGTTCAAATAAAGCCACCTAAGAAAGTAGCATCTGTGGGACAGGTGAGTTGGCAGAGCGAGATATGAAGGGATTAAAATATAAAATGGAGCATATCCTGCAGGAAGAAAAAATATATGAGTATAGAAAAAGATTTTGTGATGATGATGCAAGAGTGTATATGTATATTACAAAACCTTCGATGCAAGTGTGTGGAATTATAGATTAAAAAAGAGAATATCGTTGGCTGAGTGAGAAAAAGTATTCATACAATGATGAGGTAGTACAGCGCATCAGAAAATACAGAGTAAAGAATAATTATGATAGGCTTATAAAGACATATCATGAAACTGAAGCATTACCTCTGGAAGATTTAAGAGAAGAATTTGAAGTTTTTTTGCACCACAATTTTGTTATGAACTAGAAAAAAATGAAATGCTAAGAAAATATATAGAAAAGAAATGTGTGATGACCGAGGTGACTATAAATAATGAAATCGATGTAGAAAAGGAAACGAAATATGTCGTGATTATATAAAAAAGAGTAAATGCAACTTTGTGCACTTACTCTTTATAATGTTTATAAATCAGGATTTACTAGCAATGATTACTACTTAAATATAACAACTGCTTTCCCTGCTTGGAGCGTGTTTTTGCCCTCAAGATTGGCATCGGTCATATTTTGAATGCCAATTGGTGCCAAGTAATTATTTACAAAGTGAGAAATTGCTTTATCCTCGAAATATGATTTATCAAATGAGATACCTTCAACATTGTCAATCATACCTATTTTTTGTAAAAATACAGGTATTTTAAATAATGTGTGCATCTGGAAAAAATCATCGAATGCATCAATCATTTTCACAATTGTACCATTAGGATTTTCACTAAAACCTACACCATCAACGGAGCCCAAAAGATAAACCTTACGATCATCTGTTTTATTCTCGTTATGGAGATTAATACGTTTGTAAATATCCTTTGTCTCGTCAGACTTATTCACGCCGTATTGACCAGGGTCGGATGAGTGTATAAGTGATTGGATTAAAACGCGTATATTACCGGATGCATCATTTACAATAAGGTCGAAGCTATGGCAGTTTTCATTGCTGGCATCACGAGTAACAACCGACATTGAATCAAGATCAACATTTGGGTCATATCCAGCCATAGGATCGATATCTTTATGCTCTGGGGTGATAGGGCAACCACAAGCGGTAACAACCTTAGCGAAGGCTTGTTCAGCGCCGTGACCTCTATATTTTGCCTGCATTTGCTGTATTTCTTTTGGCGCAATTAAATTATCGAATATCGGAATGATTTGTTCTTTAGTAAGAGATGTAAAGGTGTTAAGAATATCTAAAAGACCTCTGGCAACAAAATATTTTGTGATTTCTAAAGCAAGAATATTTTTCATAGGAGATAATGAAAGCTGTCTTATGAAAAATGTTGTATTGTGTTTTAATAGATGTTCACGTTCCTCGTTAACCAATCGACGGTTATTGCTATCGGTATAAATATTTGCAAGATATGTAAGGTCCAAGTAAAGGCGTTTATCAGATACACCAACCAAAACTCTTATGTCAGAGATACTATCAGGGTTTAGCAAAATGATTTTCTGAATAGTATTTTCTGGGGTGTCTTGAGATTCCAGCGATTTATACAGTTCAATGAAATTAATTAAATTCGTACAGGCTCCAGAACTGATTTCTTGTCCTTTATAAAGAGGTAGATCTTCTTGAGGTGCGACACAATACCAAAATTCTTCTAATTTGTTCATGCATTTTCCTCCAAACTAAAATAAATATAACTTGATATATGAGAAGACCTATTGTACAATGACACTAGTCACTGTACAAAGGAGGAATATCAAGTGATAAATCTATATATGTTGTGCGCAGATTTGAAAAATTCGCAGTCAAATATGCGACAACAATCCAATAATATTATATATGAAGTGTACACATTTCTCAATAACCCTTCTAAAAAAACACAGATGGTTATTGAAGCATGGAAAGATGAATTTAGTTATGTTTACGGAGATGTTAACTCAAACATTTCTAGTAATAGTAAACTTCATCCCGCTGAGCTTTTTGCAAAATATGGAATAGAGTATTCCGAGGAAAAATGGACTGAAGAAATTCAGCTATTGTTTTTTGCAATTCAAACTTACTTCAGTGTACTTATTAAGAGTATGATGAAGGAAATATTATATACTCAAAGCGACGAAAACAAATATGAGTCAATTATACTTGGAACGTTTGCAAAAGAAGCGGGAATAACAAATTACATTTATGAAGACTGTTATTGCTGGCCTCTTTTCGAAATTTCATCTGGGTTTGCTAAAGTTATGGATTCAATTATGAATTCAATTAGCAGTTACAAAAAGAATATCTCTGTTCAGGATTTTGTTAAAAATAACAATTATGATTATATTAAGCAAATGTACGAGGCAATAATTCCTAAGGAACTGCGACATGCACTTGGAGAATATTATACACCAGATTGGTTGGCAGAATGTACTTTGAGAGAAACGTGTGCACAGAATTATGTGAATGTAAATAATTCTTCATTTATCGATCCTACATGTGGTTCTGGAACATTTGTTTTTAAGACAATTTTGTTAAAGAGGGAATGTGGAGCAAGCTTAGATGAAATCATTAGTTCGGTATATGGATTTGACATAAATCCATTGGCCGTTTTAACAGCAAAGACAAATTATTTGTTATCTATTCTTGACTTATTGAATTCAGAAATACAAGTTAATATTCCGATTTATAATGTTGATGTTGTTAAAATGGGGGATGAGGATGAAGAAATAGAAAACTTAGATTTTCTTGATTCAGATAATCCAGCAGTTGCAATCAAAAATCGTATTTTGCAAGATAGAATCGCGGCAAAGCAATTGAACGAATTTGATGTAATTATTGGTAATCCACCTTGGGTTAATTGGGAATACATGCCGGAAAAATATAGACATGGTTCGCAACACAAGTGGACGGATTATTGCTTATTTAATGCTAAAGGTAGATATTTGAGTTTCTCAAAAGAAGATATTTCTGTTTTAATAACATACATTGTTATAGACCGCTTATTAAAAGATAAGGGTATATTAGGATTTGTAATTCGTCAAGGTGTGTTTAAATCTGCTCAAAACGGAGTTGGTTTCCGAAGATTTAAAATTAAAGATGAATCTGACATTAAGGTTTTGAGGGTAGATGATTTATCCAAAGTAAAAGCATTTGATAATGCGACAAATAGTACTGCTTTATTTTACGCAAGAAAAGGCGAGGCTAATGAGTATCCTGTTCCATATTATTTATGGGAAAAGAGAAACGATTTGAAAAAATATTCTTTCGCGGATTATTCTGATCTACAGGAAGTTATGTGCCAAATGACATTACATGAGCAAGGTGCTATCCCAGCTGTGGAAGATGACAAAACATCGATATGGGTAACTAGTGTAAAGGATAAATTGGATTCAATGTCAAAGATCCTTGGTGCGAATGATTATAGGGCAAGAACTGGCGTGTTTACAGGTGGGGCAAATGCTGTATATTGGCTTAGTATCGAAGCAGAGGAAGGAAATTTCATTGAAGTTATAAATATAGTCGAAAGAGCTAAACGTAAAGTTGAATCGGTTCGTGCAAAACTAGAAAAAGACTATGTATTTCCAATGCTCAAGGGTAGCAATGTAAAAAAATGGAATGTTACCTATGATACCTATTTGCTATGCCCTCATACTATAGAAACAAAAATGTGGCCAGTATCTCAAGAGATAATGAAAGACAATTCTCCTGAAACCTATAATTACTTGATGCAATTTAAGGATGATTTAGACGGTAGAAAAGGATTTGCTGGTTGGGAAAAAGAGATTCAAAAACAGGAATTTCATGCAATACTTCGTATAGGAGACTACACTTTTTCAAAATATAAAGTGATATGGAAGTATATTGCATCTGAATTTGTGTGCGCGGTTATTAGCACTGTTGATGATGAATACTTAGGAAACAAAATGCTTCTTCCAAATGAAAAGATTATGTATGTAAGTTTTGATGATGAAGTTGAAGCGTACTATTTATGTGGTATTCTTAGTTCGACATATGTCGCTGAATGCGTAAAGAGTTATATGAATCCTACTAGTATATCAGCACACGTGTTAAATAAATTAAATATTCCCAATTTTGATGCGAATAATACGGATCATATTGAGATAGCTCGATTGTGTAAAGAAGGCCATGGAAAGAAAGAAAATGATGAATACATTGAGCAAATAGATGTTATTATCGAAAAAATATATTCATTAGTTTAAGAAAGCCTTACTGCTAGAAATGTTTTTAGAGTGCGCCAAGCGTTATGCCGTTTTATTTCATAAAGAGGAGAAATTTGTATGGCGATAAATCGCTCATTTTCGGATTACATTAAAAGAAGATTTGACAACAATTTCTGGACGATTGCTGAAGAAGTCCTTAGGGATAATGCGGACTACGTAGAAGGGCTCTCCTTCAAGCTTGGATGGAGCAGTACGAAGTACCTGCCTATAATGGAAAAATAGGTAATGGTGTAGTTCGTCATATTATGGGGCGCGTAGGCGTTAAAACCGGCGAGTTAATGGCGGTTATCATCACCGCTGAATACGATTTACCCCATCATAAAGAACTGGTAAAAATGTTGCGTGAGGCCGTATCCGGTTTAAAAAGCGTAGTGCAAAACATCAATAAAAAACAGATTTACAAAATGGGGTGTAAATATATTCGGGCAATGCTTTTAAGAATATTTTCCCGGCTCAGCAATAGTAAAAACGGACTTGCAATCCCATCGTTTCAAAGCCGTTGGACATAAGGTACATTCAAATACAACGTAATAGTATTGTACATAAAAATCTCCGTTCTTTATTTGAAATATGCACATAGAGTAAAATACACTAACTAAATTATACACTAATAGGATTTTTCTGCTTGGTCAAGCAGGGAAATCCTATTTTATTTTAAGAAACCAAGGATGCGAAAGTTGAGATTACCTAGAACCGATGAAAACGTACTTTCCATTTTGCTATTGGTACTTTCACAAAACAGTTTTCTTATAGGTAGCTTAGCTTGATGCAAATTGTAATATGGCCAAGATAAGACAATCAATTTCTCAGATTCTTGGACTCAGATTTAGGTTCATTATCGCTATAATAACAATAACGATTAATAAGAATGCCTACTAAGCCGTAGCTTTATTTTTTCAACACCGGTGAGAGGTACTTGATAAATATCCTCTTTTTAAATAGTTGATCATCTAGAGATTGCATTAAACAATACGGAAAATTGTCGCAAATGCTTCTAACAAAAAGCAATAAATTAAAAATATTGCATATATTGACAATAAAAACTTTAATGGTACAATTATTGCAAATAAACACAAAGAAGGTGTATGATATGTCAAAACAAGAAAAAGGACCCGTTGAAATAAATGAAAAGGAGACCATCAGAAATTTTATTGCTACTGCCGGTATGGGGCTTTGTAATAAAGACGAAATACTAGATAAATGTCACGTGGTAAAAGAAAAGATAGATGCCTTAAACTCTGAGTTAGAAGAACTAGAGGAGGCAGTACAAAGATGGGAGACAGGCCCTGATACCCGAGACGCGTATAGACTTGAGGAGGAATATGGTACAGAGGAAGCAATTCTTGCCCGATGTGAAGCGTTAAAAAAAGATTGCGATGAATGGGAAGATTTGCTCGCTCAATTAGAGCCGCTCATAAGTGAATATAAAAACTTCAATAAAACTCTTTGCTTCTCCAATATCCGTGAATTACTTCGTCAGAATCCAGAGGTAAAAATAGGACAGATTGAAAAAGAGGCAAGGCTGCGGTTGGGTTATATGTCACGTCTTGAAAAAGAGGGTAATACATCAGATCCAAGCATGGAGTTTATTGTTTCTGCAGCGAAGCTACTTAAGGTCAGCATCGACACTCTCATAACAGTCGACCTTACAGGACTGACACCTACAGAACAATATATTGTCGAATTCTTCGATAAATTAGAGGCTGATACTTTGCAGGACAAACTTGACTGGAATATAGAATCAGCATTCAATCTTAATAGAATAGATACGGATATAGATGGCTTCGAGATATATGGGCAGCGCAATCATCCGTTGTTTACTGAGGAAACATTCTACGAAGAAACAGACTTCGAATACCCGCAAGAAGTCACTCGAGTTGTTTTTAACTCGAAGGCGTTTGGGCCACATACTCATATCGCTGGGGATTGTTTCAACCTTAGGTTAAAAAACGGAACAACGCTATATCTAATGGACATCGAAAAGAGTGTTTACAGAAAGGGTGACCCTTTTGCCTTTGCTAAAGAAGCTTGGATATATATCCCCAATAAACGTAAACGTCAAATATTGGTGACCACTCAGAGTGGAACACCTGTTGCGCAACTTCTGGAAGCATTATTCTATATAGTGAAAGAGCACATGGAACATCCAAAGGTTAACGAGGATGTTAGGTATGCTATCGATTCGTTTATGAGAGATGACATAGAAGATGATATTTTATTTTAAGGGAGGTACATAAATGTCAAGAACGGTTCCGATTAGAAATACCAAGATTCACAAAAAACCTAGGGTATTCGATGTTACGGTTAATGAGGAGGGGAATATTTTAGAATACCGTATACAAAATATAAAAGGGAACATATCCATTGAAGAGGCAGAAGTAAAAAAGCAAATAAAGGAAGCATTAGCTGAAAGAGCAGTTTAACTTAAGCTACCGAGCAAAAGGATCCGATGTTGAGTTACCTATCGCCGGAGTTAGATTTCATGTATAAAACAGACTTTTTGTCTGTGTGTACATGATGTTTAACTCCGGTTTTTTGTATTTTAAAGCGTATTTGAGCCTAAATAACACACCCAGCGCTTGAAAAAGCCTATATCAAAAGTTTCTGACATTGAGACGAGCACGTATGGATGCGTGCCTATCTGAGTGCCAGACACTCAAATAAAAAATATTCCAATGCCCGAAGTGGTCGACCTTAAGGCGGCGGGATACATCAAGAGTCAAATTCACGGTATAGCCGTGGACTGACCGCTGATGTACCCACCGTACTTTGTTGCGACCATTTTTGGCTACCAGAGTCGGCGTACATCACAATGCCGGCTCTTTTGTGTCCCTGTCGCCACCCACTTCTGGGCGGAAAAGAAAGGCAGGGACTTAAAATGAGAAAGTTCAAGACAGCAGAAAAAAATCGTGTTAACTATGTCTATCACACAGCAGAGGGGGAGAAAATCATTTTAACCCCAGAGGAAGTGGGAGGCGAGTGGATTGCTCATTTGCACGAGGAAGATGACTGGATGTTAGATGCAGAACGTAGAGAGGAGTATCGTATACAACTACGATTTAGTGGTCAAGAGGATTGGCTGCAGCGCAATAGGAACAACCCAGTATCCAGTAAAACCAAAGGTAATCCAAGAATTTCAGATTTGGCGGTTGGAGACAAGAGCTATATGAATAATCCTTTAGATGAACTTCTTAAAAACGTAGATGCTGCTACTTATGAAAACAAAGTAAAACAGGTAAAAGAGGCTATAAAAACTCTACAGCCTCAGCAGCAAGAACTTATACGGAAAAAGTTTTATGATAACCGTACAAACGTGGATATCGCGGCAGAAGAAGGGGTTACTGAGGCGGCAATTCGTAACCGACTTAAAAAAATATATTCCAACCTTTCTAAAAAAATTCAAAAATAGGGGGTTCGAACTTCCTTGTTTTTTCGCTTATACATGAAGGGGACAATAAAAAAACCTTCAGAAAGGAGCGAGAGCTATGGGTCTAAAACACAAGGTAACCATTAACGTGGCTACTTCAGACGGTAGCAACACTACGGTTTTGCGTGGAGCGCAGATGAAACTTCCGACAAGAATTCTAAGATTCTTCTTTGGAGATTTTACGCAGGTGTATCTCTTAAAACCGGGGCAATCTGTAACAACCGTGGACATCAGAGAAGTTAAGGAAGGAGGTGCGGTGTGATGGTGCAAAAAGAAGATTTGCAAGCTTTAGTAGCGATTATTTATATCCTGGCAGAAAACTTACAAACTATTTGTGATAGCCTTCCGAGCGAAACTGCGAAAGAGCCTGAAAAAACTCCTGCTAAAGTTAAAAAAATTAGTTTGGAGGAAGTGCGCGGAAAGCTTGCAGAAATCAGCCAAACTGGGAAAACTGCGGCGGTTCGGGAGCTTATTCAAAAGCATGGCGGCAGCAGACTTTCAGATATTGAGCCGTCTCAATATGCAGCGATTTTAAAGGAGGCAGAGGTACTAGCAAATGCCAAATAGCCACGCAAAGTTATCTCCATCAGGTTCACACCGCTGGCTTCACTGCACACCTTCCGTTCTTCTTGAGAGCGAGTTTGAAGATAAAAATAGTCAAGCAGCACAAGAAGGAACAGCAGCTCATGCTTTGTGTGAACATAAGATTAAAAAGCTACTTCGCAAACGCAGTAAGCGTCCGGTTTCTATTTATGACAGTGATGAAATGGAAGTGTGCTCAGATGGCTACGCTGCATTTGTTATGGAGCAACTGGAGCTTGTAAAGCAAAGCTGCGCTGACCCAATCATGCTAATTGAGCAGAAGGTGGACTTTTCTCATTATGTACCGGGCGGCTTTGGAACAGCAGATTGCCTTATAGTGTCCGATGAAGCTCTGCGGATCATTGATTTTAAGTATGGACGAGGGATCCTTGTGGAGGCAGAGAACAACAGCCAGCTAAAATGTTATGCCTTGGGCGGTTTGAGGCTGTTTGAAGATTTGTATAATTTTAAGACAGTTGTCATGACTATTTTTCAGCCTAGAAGAGATAACGTCAGCTCTTGGAGCATCTCTGTGGCTGAACTTAAGGCTTGGGCAGAAAACGAACTAAAGCCAAAAGCTGAAATGGCTTTAAAAGGTGAAGGCGAGTATGCTTCAGGCGAATGGTGTACGTTCTGTAGGGCGTCTGCTTGTTGTAGGGTAAGGGCAGAGGACAAATTAAAACTTGCACAGGCAGAGTTTAAAATGCCGCATCTTTTAACTGATACTGAAATAGAAGAAATCCTTACTGCTATTCCGGGCATTACCAAGTGGTCTAATGATATTTTAGCCTATGCTACAGAGGCAGCGGTAAATCACGGTAAAGAGTGGGCAGGGTTTAAGGTTGTAGAAGGACGTTCAATACGTAAGTACAGCGATGAAGAAAAAGTTGCTGCAGTAGCAAAAGATAATGGGTATACGGATATTTACCGTAAGGACCTCATTACCTTAACTGAAATGCAAAAACTGATGGGCAAAACCAAGTTCGAAGAGGTGTTAGGCACCCTTATCATCAAAGCACCAGGCAAGCCTACTTTAGTTCCGGTAACGGACAAACGACCCGCCCTAAATGTTACAAACGCAAAAAACGAATTTAACGAAATTACGGAGGATTAAAATTATGGCAAATATGAATAAAACTAAAGTTATTACCGGTATCAACACTCGTTTATCCTACTTTCATGGCTGGGAGCCTGTGAGCATCAATGGCGGTGATCCTAAGTATAGTGTTTCTGTACTAATCCCTAAGACGGATAAAGAAACGGTAGATGCTATCAACAATGCTATTGATGCAGCTATTGAAGAGGGCATTACTAAATTTGGCGGTAAGAAGCCTAATAGAGCTGCAATTAAATTGCCACTAAGAGACGGCGATATAGAGCGTGATGACGATGCCTATAAAGGGCACTATTTCATCAATGCTAATAGCAAGACTGCTCCTCAAATCGTAGATAAAGCGGTTAAGCCTATCTTGGATAGGGATGAAGTATATAGTGGTTGCTACGGCAGAGTTTCTTTAAGCTTTTATGCTTTTAACTCCAACGGCAATAAAGGTGTTGCTTGTGGTCTTGGTAATATCCAAAAGATTAAAGATGGTGATTCTTTAGGCGGCAGACCTACGGCTGTAGATGATTTCACTACGTTAGAAGATAATGACTTCTTGGCGTAAAGGGGGCAGGCTTTATGTTTAGCTACGAATTTCAAAAGCAACTAGTTGTCACAGCAGGAGCAGCTATTATCTATATGGTTACTATATATGCCTTATTGGATTTTACGCATACCGTGCTTAAGGGTATCTACAGATTGGTCAAAAGCGGTGTGGCAAAACTTAAAGGAAAGGGTTATTTAAAATAATACGTAGGCGGCATAAGGGTAACCTTTGCCGCTTTACTTTTTAAGGAGGGTGACGTTATGCAGTGTATAAGTTTAGACCTAGAAACGTATTCTGACATAGATTTACAAAAGTGCGGGGTATATAGGTATGCCGCCTCTCCGAATTTTGAAATCTTGTTATTTGGTTACAGCGTAGACGGCGGTGAAGTGCAGGTCGTTGATTTAGCGATGGGTGAGAAGATACCAGAAGATATTGTTGCGGCACTTAAGGACGATAGTGTTATTAAATGGGCATATAATGCTACTTTTGAGAGAATAGCTCTGTCTATCTATTTTATGGAATGGCTAGAGCCTACAAGCTGGCATTGCACTATGGTTTGGTCGGCAACACTAGGACTACCTTTATCACTTGAAGGTGTGGGGGCAGTGTTGGGTCTTGAGAAACAAAAGCTTAAAGAAGGCAAAAGCCTTATTAAATATTTCTGCTGCCCTTGTTTGCCGACCAAGGCTAACGGAGAACGTACGAGAAATCTTCCAGAGCATGATATGGATAAGTGGCAGCAGTTTAAAGACTATAACTTACGTGATGTAGAAACAGAAATCACCATACAGACAAAACTAGCGAAATTCCCTGTGCCAGAGAGCATCTGGGAAGAATACCACCTTGATCAGGAAATAAATGATCGAGGGATTGGTATAGATTCGGAGTTTGTTGATAATGCCATAAAGCTAGATGAAAAGATTAAAGCTGAACTTAAAATCAAAATGCAGGAGCTTACAAATTTAGAAAATCCTAATTCTGTAAAACAGATTATAGGTTGGCTTGCTACTAACGGCTTAGAAATAGATAACCTTAGTAAAAAGCAGGTAGCTGAGCTTTTAAAAACGGCACATGGGGAACTTAGTGAAGTGCTGCGGCTCAGACAAAAGCTTTCTAAATCATCAGTTAAAAAATATACAGCAATGAAAAATGCCCTCTGTGCAGATAACAGGGTGCATGGAATGTTTCAGTTTTATGGTGCTAATAGAACCGGACGATTTTCAGGTCGTTTAGTGCAACTTCAAAATCTACCCCAAAACCATATGGCAGATTTAAAGCAGGCTAGAGCTTTAGTTAAAGATGGTAATTTTGATGCATTATCTTTGCTCTATGAAGATGTGCCGGATACCTTATCTCAGCTTATCCGAACTGCATTTGTGCCGCAGGGCGATAGAAAGTTTATTGTGGCAGATTTCAGTGCGATAGAGGCGAGAGTAATAGCCTGGCTTGCAGGTGAAGGTTGGCGGCAGAAGGTATTTGCTGAAGGCGGCGATATTTATTGTATGAGTGCAAGTAAGATGTTTAAAGTTCCCGTAAAAAAGCATGGAATAAATGGCCAGCTCAGGCAAAAAGGTAAGATTGCTGAACTAGCCTGCGGGTATGGTGGATCTACAGGTGCTCTTAAGGCAATGGGAGCACTGGAAATGGGACTTAAGGAGGAAGAACTAAAACCGTTAGTGAATGCCTGGCGATTCGCTAATTCTAATATAGTTAGCTTATGGTGGGCGGTAGATAAGGCGGCAAAGGATGCTATTAAAATGCGCATTGCTACAAAAACTCACGGCATTCATTTTTGCTATCAAAGTGGTTTTCTCTTTATTACACTTCCTTCCGGTAGAAAGCTGGCCTACGTTAAACCAAGGATTGGTGAGAGCAGGTTTGGTGGTGAGTCTATTACCTATGAGGGGATTGGCGTGACAAAGAAATGGGAGAGACTAGAAAGCTATGGACCAAAGCTTTGCGAAAATATAACGCAGGCTATTGCCAGGGATCTACTTGTATTTGCCATGCTGACTTTAAAAAACTGCGCAATTGTCGCTCATGTTCATGATGAAATTGTTATTGAGGCAGATAAAAGAATGTCGCTAACTACAATTTGTGAGCAGATGGGAAGAATTCCGCCTTGGGCTAAAGGCTTACTTTTAATGGCAGATGGTTATGAATGTGATTTTTATAAAAAAGATTAAATTTTGAGGGTTCGATTTCGTAGAATTTTTCGCTTATGGTTAGAAGGTTAAACCTTCTAATCATATTTTTTTAGGAGGAATTCAAAATGAAAGACTTAATTAAAATCAGCTTTGATGGAGGGCAGTTAACCGTAAGCGGCAGGGAGCTACACAGGGCCTTGCAGGTGAAAACGGCTTACAAGGATTGGTTTCCTAGGATGCGCGAGTATGGGTTTGTAGAAAATACAGACTTTAGCTCATTTTTGAGCGAAAGTACAGGTGGCAGACCCTCTAACGATCACAAGTTATCTATAGCTATGGCGAAGGAATTATGTATGCTGCAACGCAGTGCTATTGGCAGGGATTTTCGCCAATATTTTATTAAAGTTGAGGAGAACTGGAATTCGCCAGAAGCCATAATAGCAAGAGCCTTAAGTATTGCAAACCAAAGACTGGAGATGATGAAGAGTCAAAACCTTAGTCTTGAACGTATGGTAGCAGTGCAAAATCAGCAAATTAGTGAGATGCAACCAAAGGTTAGTTATTATGACCTTGTCTTGAACTGCAAGGATCTAGTGCCTATTTCCGTTATCGCTAAGGACTACGGCTGGAGCGCTAAGAGAATGAACAATTACCTTTGTGAAAATAATGTTCAGTTTAAACAGGGTAAGATTTGGCTTTTATACCAGAAATATGCCGAAAGAGGATATACCAGCACTAAGACTTTTAATACTCTTGGCAATGACGGTGCATATCACAATCACGTTCATACCTATTGGACCCAGGCAGGAAGGTTATTTATCTATGACCTGCTAAAAGCTGACGGTATTATTCCTTTAATTGAACAGGAGGACTAGATAATGGCAATCAGCAAGTTTAACAGCGAAGGCTATAAAGATATGACAAGTTACGAGGCACTTTCTAAAGTGGCAAGAGAGGAGACAGTATCTTCCTATATGCCGCTAGTTTATATCTGCTCTCCTTATGCAGGAAATGTAGAAGTTAACGTCCCTAGAGCCAAGAAATATAGCCGATTTGCAATAGAAAAGAACTGCATACCTTTGACTCCGCATCTGTTATATACACAGTTTATGGACGATAACAATCCAAGTGAGCGAAGCTTGGCAAGGCATATAAACTACGTTCTTTTGGGTAAAAGCGAAGAGTTGTGGGTGTTTGGCAGTAGCATTTCCTCTGGCATGGAGCATGAGATACGTCTTGCTAAAAAACGCGGCATGAAAATCAAATATTTTAGTGAAGAGCTGCAGGAGGTAGCGAAAGTATGAACTTTACCTTATATACAGCAGATTGCATTGGTAATCTGAAAAATTGTATTTATACCAATAAAATAGCAATAAAAGACAAAGAAACTCTTATTGCGGCAGTGAAAAAAGACCATGTTATGGCGTCGTATAAAGAAAGCTACCGCAGTAAAGCTAATTTTATAAATTCGGACGTTGTTCCTATGGATTGTGATAACGATCACTCAGATAGTCCTAAAGACTGGGTGACATCCGTTGATGTGGCTATGGCATTCGATGGTGTTAGCTTTGCTATTGTATATTCTCGCAATAACATGAAAGTTAAAGGAAATAAGAGTGCAAGACCAAGGTTTCATATTTATTTTCCTGTGGAGGTTATTACTGATCGCGCAAAATATACAGAAATAAAACAAAAGATAGCAGCGGCATTTCCTTATTTTGATGGTAGTGCTTTGGATTCAGCAAGGTTTTTGTTTGGGACTGAAGAGCCGGAAGTAGAAATTTATGACGGCAGCACATTAATTACTGATTACCTAGAGGGACTCGCGTTTTCAAACTGGGATAAAGAACTTGAAAAAGTGCCGGAAGGAAAGCGTAACAGCACGATGAGTCATCTTGCAGGTAAGATCATCAAAAGATATGGCAATACGTCCGAGGCCCATGAGATATTTATGCAGGCCGCAGAAAAATGTAATCCGCCGTTAGACGAAAATGAGTTGAGCACTATTTGGCGTAGTGCCACTAGGTTTGGCAGTTTGGTTTCAGAGCAAAAAGGATATATCGCCCCGGAACAATATAATGCTGATTTACGTTTTAAACCTTTGGATTACTCAGACGTTGGGCAGGCAACAGTGATGAAAAAGGAATACGGCGATAAATTAAGATATTCTCCGCAGACCGATTACATCGTCTATAACGGCAGCTTTTGGGAGGAGTCAAAGCCAAAGGCTCAAGCTATTTCTCAGGTGCTAACAGATAAACAGCTCGAAGAGGCTGAAAGTGAGATGAAGCGTATAAGGCAAGAATTAGCTAAGAGCGGAGCAATGGAGCTTTTAGCTACGATGGGACCCAAGAAAGCAGTAACACTCTTTTCTAAGGAGCAGTCGCGTGCCTATGAGTTATACGAGGAGGCTGCCGCCTATAGAAATTATGCCTTAAAACGCAGGGAGTCGAAGAATATCACATCCTGCCTTAAAGAGGCTCGTCCTATGCTAGAAATTAACCAAAGAATTTTAGATGCGGATGAATTTCTTTTAAACACGCCACTAGGAACATATGATCTGCGAGTGGGTTTAGAAAAGCCGCGCGAGCATAAAGCGGAAGACTATATAACCAAACAGACAACAGTAGAACCCGGAGAAGAGGGCAAGGATCTTTGGCTTAAGGCTCTAGATATATTCTTTTGTGAGGATATGGAGCTAATTAATTATGTTCAAAGTATTGTAGGACTGGCTGCTATTGGAAAAGTTTATGTGGAGGCTCTCATCATAGCTTACGGTGAAGGAAGAAACGGTAAATCTACCTTCTGGAATGTGGTATCTAGAGTGCTTGGCTCTTATAGCGGTAATATCTCCGCGGATATGCTAACGGTTGGTTGCAGACGCAATGTCAAGCCTGAGTTGGCCGAAGCAAAGGGCAAAAGACTATTGATTGCCGCAGAACTTGAGGAAGGGATGCGCCTTAATACATCAAATGTAAAACAGCTTTGCTCCACGGATGAAATCTATGCAGAGAAGAAATATAAGGACCCTTTTAGTTATATTCCCACCCATACTTTGGTGCTTTATACCAATCACCTGCCACGGGTGGGGGCAATTGATGCCGGTACTTGGCGCCGGCTGATAGTTATTCCTTTTGATGCCAAGATTGAAGGCAGTACAGATATAAAAAACTATGCTGATTTTCTTTATGAAAAGGCAGGCAGTGCCATTTTGGCGTGGGTTATAGAAGGAGCACAGATGGCGATTACCTCAGAGTACAAAATCAGTAACCCAGCAAGGGTGGATAATGCTATTAAAACTTATAGAGAAAATAATGACTGGCTCGGTCATTTTCTAAGTGAATGCTGCGAGGTCGGTGATGGTCATATGGCTAAATCCGGTGAAACGTATAACAACTATCGGAGTTATTGTATGCAGTCAGGAGAGTTTATACGCAGCGCGGCAGATTTTTATATGGCACTGGACTCTAACGGTTTTGAGCGCAAAAAGACTAAAAAAGGAATCGTGATTCGTGGTTTAAGTCTGAAATCGGAGTTCTTGGGTGCAGGGCAGTAAAACCGCCGAAACGCAGTCTGGCAGAGCGTTTGAATGGTGTGGGTGCAGGCAGGGGCAGGGTATTCCCATAACTATATATATAGATATATTTTTATCTCTTATACATAGTTCTATATAGACCCTTCACCTCACTGCACCTTTTTAAAAATAGATCTTGATGGAGGGCATAATAATGCGTGAAATAGAGATAGAAGAGTACCTTGTGAAAGAAGCAAAAAAAAGGCACGGACTTTGTTTAAAGTTCATATGTCCTAGCATGGACGGAGTGCCAGATAGAATATTACTTTTGCCGGGAGGGAAAATTGCATTTGTTGAATTAAAGGCACCGGGTAAAAAGCCGAGAGCTTTACAAATAAAAAGAATGAAACAAATAGCGAAGTTAGGTTTTAAGTGCTTAGTGGTAGATAGCAAAGAACTTGCACAAACCACGCTTGACGAGATTGGAGGTGATGCCTTGTGAAGTTCATACCGCACAAATATCAAAAGTATGCCGTTCAACATATTTTAGAGCATAAAGCTGCTGCTTTGTTTTTGGATATGGGCTTAGGTTAGGAAAAACGGCTATTACTTTAACGGCTATCTCAGAACTGATGTATGACCGGTTTGAAGTAGAAAAGGTGCTTGTTATAGCGCCGCTTAGGGTAGCTAGAGATACTTGGCCGGCAGAAATAAAAAAATGGAAGCAACTACGAAACCTTAGATATTCTGTAGTAATGGGTAGCGAAGCTGAAAGGTTGCGTGCTTTGAAGGTTGAAGCAGATATTTATCTTATCAACCGCGAAAATGTAGACTGGCTTATAAATAAAAGCGGTATATACTTTGATTTTGACATGGTGGTTATCGATGAACTTTCCAGCTTTAAGGCTGCAAGCAGTAAAAGATTTAAAAGTTTTTTAAAAATAAGACCTAGGGTCAAAAGAATTGTAGGTCTTACTGGGACTCCTAGTTCTAATGGTCTTATGGACCTGTGGGCAGAGTTTAGGCTGCTTGACTTAGGGCAGAGATTGGGAAGGTACATTACAGGTTTTAGAAACACCTTCTTCGTGCCGGATAAACGCAATCAACAGAGCATATTCTCCTACAAACCTAAAGAAGGAGTTGAAAAAGATATTTATAAGCTTATCGCTGATATCACCATTTCCATGAAATCGGAGGATTATCTAGATATGCCAAAATGCCTAATGAATAAAGTAGTTGTAACACTCTCTGACAAAGAGCGTGAAATGTATGACAAGCTTAAAGCGGAGATGGTGCTGGCCATAGGAGAAACTGAAATAGATGCTGTGAATGCCGCAGCACTTTCTAATAAGCTTTTACAAATGGCTAATGGTGCAGTTTATGATGAAAACGGTAAACCAATAGTAATTCATGATCGTAAGCTGGATGCCTTGGAGGATTTACTTGAAGGTGCTAATGGCAAACCGGTTTTAATTGCCTATTGGTTTAAACATGACCTAGAGAGAATTAAAAAACGTTTTAAGGTTCGTGAACTAAAAGAGAGCAAGGATATAGATGATTGGAACGAAGAAAAAATACCTGTTGCGGTTATCCACCCAGCATCAGCCGGTCATGGTTTAAACTTGCAGGCAGGCGGCTCAACGCTCATCTGGTTTGGTTTAACCTGGAGTCTAGAATTGTATCAACAAACCAATGCTAGGCTGTGCAGGCAAGGTCAGAAACGTAGCGTTATAATTCACCATATTGTCTGTAAGGACACGATTGATAATAACGTGACACTTGCCTTGGAGTGCAAGGAAAAGACGCAGGAGGAGCTAATAAAAGCTGTTAAAGCTAACTTGGAGGTGAGGCATTGTGCTAAGAGCGTATGAAAAACTAGCCAATGAAATAGTTTTGCAAGCGGTAAAGGATTATCGAAACGCAAATAAAAAGCTTGCAAGAGGCAGAAATAACTCTGAGGCTAAGGCTTTGAAGAAGGAGTGTTTAAGATTTTTTCATTCCGATTGGTTTGGAATTTTGACAGAGCTTAATGCTGAATTTTTAATTAGCGAACTAGATGAGGAGGTTAATCGTGTTAGTTAAAGAATATTTACGACAAGCCTACTTTTTAGATCAGAGAATAAAGGCTGATATGATGGAATGTGAAGAGCTGCGAAAAATGGCTGAGAGTATTTCAAGTCCAGGCTTCGAGGAGCATTATAATGCCAGTCGGAATACCGATGCCCCTTATAATCATACCCTTGAAAAGCTGTGGAAGATGGAAGAACGAGTAATGGTTGAATTGGCACAGATGGTTAATTTAAAGAATCAAATACAGGAACTGGTTAGGCAAGTGGACAAGCCTGAGGAGCAGACTGTTTTAAGGTACAGATACATCCACAACTATACCTGGCCAAGGATTGGAGAACTTCTTAATGCTGACCCGGTTACTGTACAAAGGTGGCATAACAAGGCGATAAGTAAAATAAAGCTGCCGGAAAATGCGATAAATTTAAAAGTTGCAATGGTTTGCAATGGTTTGCAATGGTCGTAGTTGTGATATAGTATAATCAGCAAAGAAAAATAGAACGAGAGCCTTGTTGGTCACGATACCAACAGGGCTTTTATTATGCCTAAATTTAAGGAGAAAGCAATGCCTAGAAAGCCTAAAAGACCATGTTCTTTTCCAGGCTGTCCAAAGCTTACTGAGGGCAGGTTTTGCGAAGAACATGAAAAAGAAGAAAATAAACGCTACGAAAGATACGACAGAAACCCTGCAACCAAGCGTAGGTACGGCAGAGCGTGGAAAAGAATCCGTGACAGCTATGCTGCGGAGCATCCAGTGTGTGAGCAGTGCATGGCTGTTGGAAGGTATGTTAAGACCGCAGAGATTCATCACAAGCTGCCATTAGCTGAAGGCGGTACGCATGACCGAAGAAACCTTATTGCTTTATGCAAAGAGTGCCATGCAAGGATTCATGCAGAGCGTGGAGATAGATGGCATAAAAAAAGAGCCGCTCGGTATGACGAGCGACTCTGATTTGTTCCATTAGTTGATAGGGATGATGCCTCGAGTGTTCTTCTCAAAGGACCATTGGACTTGCCAAGTGCTGCCATCAATTTGGTCTAGGAGAATAAAATTATACATATTTTGGGTGGGGTGAAGAGAAAAGCGTCCTACAGTTTTTCCGTTGTCTGAGGACAAATCAACCTGGTTTAGTGGAACGACAACCCGGGGAGCATCGTCCGTGACGGAGAACTGCACTTGCCAGATTTTTCCATTTCGGGTGTCTAGTTTTAACAAGTTATAGATATTCTGTGTGCTATAAATCTCAAATACCTTACCGGTATTTTGAGAGTATAAAGTTGATGCATTGTTCATGCAGGATGTGTTTGCAAATGCTAACAAAAGAAGCAATACGGTTATTGCAACGAGTGAGAGGAGCCTGCTTTGTCTTTTTACCATAAGCTTATTCCTTTCTAACAGAAGCAATGTTTGCAAATCATTGAGTATCCATGAGTACTTAAAAGGTAAATAAAAACACCTTAAATAATGGGAAGTACTAGTCGTTTATCTGCGTCAAAGGACCATTGAATTTGCCAAGTTTTGCCATTAATTTGGTCTAAGAGAATAAAAGTATACATATTTTGAGTGGGATGAAGAGCGAATCTTCCAGTAGTACTATCATTGTCTGGGGATAAGTTAACGCTATTTAAAATAGTGGTAAACCTTGATTCATCTTTATTTGAAAATTGCACTTGCCACATCTTCCCACTACGTGTGTCGAGCTCAATAAAGTTATACATATTAGCAGTGCTATATAACTTAAAGTTTGAGGTAGAAGATTCTTCTGCAAAAGATATGTTTGCAAAGGAAAATAAAAGCAAGAAAAACATTATTGTGAAGGTGGTTCGTTTAAAAGTTTTTTTAAACATGGTGACACTCCTTTCAAAAATCATCAGTTCAAATCTATTTCGGACTTTGGTTAGAAAATATATCTAACTTAAATATAGTATGAAAAGTTTAAAAAATCAAGTAAAAAAGGTGCAGGTAGGGGGAGGTCAAATCTCAAAACCCTGTAAAGGGAGGCACGGGCGTGGGGTCTTACGCAAAAAAACGCGAAAGTTTAAGGGGGATTACCCCCGTGATTTAAGGAGGTAGTAGAAAATTGGGTAAAAGAGGACCTAGTCCGGGTACGGGAGGACGTCCCAGCAAGCCTTTGGCAGATAAGATTGCTGAAGGAAATCCGGGTAAACGACCTCTTAAGGTTATGGAGTTTAAAGATTTACCGGATATGCAGGGCGAAGAAATGCCTAAGCCTAGCGAGATGCTCTCAGCCACGCAAAAGGATGGACGAGTTTTGCAGGCAAAAGAAATATATGAGCAAACCTGGGATTGGCTTAATAAACGCGGATGCGTTGCTTACATATCTCCGCAAACGCTGGAGAGGTATGCGATGGCTGCCGCCAGATGGAAACATTGTGAAGAAATAATAACGGCAACGGGTTATTTAGCAAAACATCCAACTACGGGAGGGGCAATGACATCACCGTATGTCAGTATTGGACAGAATTATTTATCTCAGGCTAACAGGTTGTGGAATGAGATATTTGCCGTTATTCGTGAAAACACGGCAACAGAATATTCCGGGCCAACTAATCAGAATGATTTTATGGAGCAGCTTTTACGCTCGAGGGAGAAACGAAAATGACCAATGAAGAACTATTGCACCTTAGGATGTTTAGAAATACCTTAAGAAATCATAAGGATAAACTGACTCGCCAACAGTTATGTACTTTGAAAGGGTTAGCTAAGGCCGGCAATCTGATGGGAGCGTATAAAGGCCTTAAAAAAATATTGGAAAGGAAGGCAAGCTAGTGGATAAGAAAACTACAGAAATGAAACTTGTGCCAATAGATAAATTGGTGCCTTATGTAAATAATGCAAGAACTCACTCCCAAGGGCAGATAACGAAACTTCGTTCAAGCCTAAGGGAGTTTGGTTTTGTTAACCCTGTAATCATCGACAGCAATTGCGGTATTATAGCCGGCCATGGGCGGGTGCTTGCTGCCAAAGAAGAAGGAATTGCTGAAGTACCTTGCGTCTTGGTTGATTACTTAACCGAGGCACAGAAGAAAGCCTACATCATAGCAGATAACCGTTTTGCTATGGACGCAGGCTGGGATGAAGAACTTTTGAAAATTGAAATCGAATCCTTGCAGGGTGCAGAGTTTGATGTTTCCCTAACCGGCTTTGAGCCTGCTGAACTAGATAAACTTTTTAATACCGGTGATGATGTTAAGGATGATGACTTTGATGTCGATGAAGAATTGAAAAAGCCGACTTTTTCTAAGCTTGGCGATATTTGGACATTAGGCAAGCACAAAGTTATCTGTGGTGATTCTACAGACCCGGCTACTTTTGAAAAGCTGCTGGGAGAAACCAAGGCAAACCTTGTATGTACCGATGCCCCATATTTTGTAGAACTGAAAAATAAGTCAGGCACGATTGCAAATGACAATTTGAATGATAAGCAGGGATATGAATTCCTTTTGAAGGTATTTACAAACTTCAAAAATGCTATGGCACTGGATGCATCAATCTATGAATTCTATGCAACCATGAAAACCCGTGTGTTTTATGATGCGTTTGAAGATGCTGGATTTAAAGTCGGTGCAGGTCTGATTTGGAAAAAGCCAAGGGCACCATTTATGCGCACCGATTGGAAGTTTAATATGGAGCCAATTATATGGGGCTGGCGAAAAGACGGCAAACATATCTGGTATGGAGATCAGAAACAGACAGCCGTCTTTGAATTCGATGGAATAAAGGATTCTGAAAAAGATGGATGTGGGCATCCGTCAAGTAAGCCTGTTCCGATGATAGCGTATCTGATTAAACAATGTACACAGTCAAATGGCATTGTGCTGGATGGTTTTCTCGGCAGTGCATCTACCTTGATGGCTTGTGAACAGATGGATAGAATTTGTTATGGTGTAGAATTGGAACAAAAATTTGTAGATGTGGCTGTGAAAAGATATGCTCAATTCAGAAATGGACAGACAGAAGATATTTCCGTTCTTCGTGACGGCAAGACTATCCGATTTGATGATTTGGAGGTTGAACCAGAAACGGAGGCAAAAAATGAGTAATGTTGTTTACAGCTTTGATGGCAGCGTGGGGTATGGTAAATTGCCGAATGGAATGGTATTCCGATTCGATCGAGATGCCTTTCATAAAATCAGTAATGTAAAATGGTATGCAAGCTGTGAAAGTGGAAGATTCTATATTATAGATTGCCGTGGCAGAAAACTGCACAGTTATTTATTGAATTGCTTGAAAGGATATGAGGTTGACCATATTAGTCTTGATACTTTAGATAATTGTTCAAGTAATCTTCGCATATGCACACATCAGCAGAACCAGATGAATCAGCCGATTCAGAAAAATAATACTTCGGGAGTAAGTGGAGTAAGCTGGTATGCACCAAGAAAGAAATTCAGGGCAAGAATAAAAGTAAACCAGAAAGAAATCCATCTTGGTTATTTTGATACATTTGATGATGCTGTGAAAGCGAGAAATATTGGGATGCGATGTATGTTCGGTGCTTATGGCCGTTATGATAACGTGGGAAAAATACCGCTTTGGATAGAAAAGCTGGTAGCAGAAAAATGCATTCGTTTTGTGGAGTTGTCACAGAACAGTGCATTTTTTGATTTCTGGGCTTTGGAGGTGGCTGCCAATGCGTAAATTAACATTAGGCAGTCTTTTTGATGGCTCAGGAGGTTTTGCTTTAGGTGGTATATTGTCCGGCATCAATCCTATATGGGCATCAGAAATTGAGCCGTTCCCTATTAGGGTAACTTCAAAACGGTTGCCAAGCGTACAGCATTTAGGCGATATTAATCAAATAGATGGGGCGAAAATTACCCCCTTGGATATTATTACCTTCGGCTCACCCTGTACCGATATGAGCCTTGCCGGAAGAAGGGCAGGACTGGTTGGCAGTCAGTCGGTACTGTTTTACCAAGCAATAAGAATTATTAAAGAAATGAGGAATGCAACAGATGGAAAATATCCAAGATACATCGTGTGGGAAAACGTCCCCGGAGCGTTCTCTTCAAATAAAGGGGAGGACTTCAAAGCAGTGCTTGAAGCCATCTGCAAAATCAAAACCGAAGATGCTGTTATTCCTGAACTTAAAAAAGGCAAATGGAGTAATGCAGGAAATATCGTGGCAGAGGAATTCTCCCTTGCCTGGCGAGTTCTCGATGCCCAATATTGGGGAGTCCCCCAGCGCAGAAGACGCATCTATCTTGTCGCAGATTTTGCAGGCAGGAGTGCAGGCGAAATACTATTTGAGTCAGAAGGCTTGTCTGGGTATTCTAAGACGGGCCGCTGTTCGTGGCAAAAAATTGCCGGAGGTACTGAGGGTTGCACTGGAGAAACAGGCACAATCTGCTTAAATGATCAAGGTGGAGAGCGGATGGATGTAACAGAAGATAAAACCTCTACGCTTCGTGCTCAGTCAAATCATCCACCATTGGTGTTTGAAAACCACTCGCAGGATTCAAGGTTTGTAGGACCGCTTGATAAAGCACAGACTGTGCTTGCGACTTTTGGCACTGGTGGTAACAATCAGCCGTTTGTAATGGAAACACCTAAAACACTGAAAATCCGCAGTGGCTGTGAAGGCGGCGGTAAAGGTGCTTTGGTACAGGAAAATCTTTCAGCCACGCTAGGGTGCAATAATGACCAGACGGTATTTGTGCCAAAGGTCTATGGTATCTGCTCTAAGGACAGTAATTCTATGAAGTCGGATAATCCAAGTAGTGGATTTTATGAGGCAGATTCCTCAAGAACTCTTGACGGCAATGGTGGTAATCCTGCCTGCAATCAAGGTGGCATGGCTGTTGTGGAAAATGTAAAAGCCTTTCACGTAAATCAAAGAGATGAGGTAATAGACCTTAAAGAAAAATCCGGTGCTTTAATGGCACGGCAAAGCAATCAGATGCAGACTTTTGTTTTGCAAGGCTCTATGATTGGCAGGAAGGATGAAAACGGACCTCAAGGTGATGGAGTGAATGAAGATGTGAGTTTTACTTTAAACACAGTAGATAAACACGCAGTGGCATACGGCATTGACCGTGCAGCCTTCAATCAAGGCGAGAATGCCAAGTTTGGATTTACAGTGGAAAAAGAAATAGAACCTACTATTGTTGCTAAAGGACCTGGGGCAGTTGCTGCTCCAACCTATACAAGCAGTAAAGCTTCTTTCTTTACGTCTGCTGAAAAAGAGGTTGCAAATACCTTAGTTGCCACGGATTATAAAGACCCGCCTTTGATTAATGATGAAGAAGGCAATGCCTACATAGTAAGAAGATTAACACCTACAGAATGTGCAAGGCTGCAGGGATTTCCAGACTGGTGGTGCAGCGACCTTGGTAATAATGAACCAAGTGATGCTGATATTCTCTTTTGGACTGAGGTGTTTGAAACACACCGAAGAATAATAGGAACAGCTAAAAAGCCTAAGAGCAGGAATCAGATTATTAAATGGCTTAAAAATCCACATTCGGATTCAGCAGAATATAAGATGTGGGGTAATGGCGTGGCACTACCATGCGTATGTTTTGTTTTGGCTGGTATCGTTTGGGCGCAGCAAGACTAAAAGTATACTAGATACTAGGCTTAAATGACTTGATAATAAGTACATTTAGAGCGAATATGTACCTACCAAAACAAAAGGAGGCAATTAGCATGAATGTACATTTCGAAGTCGAAAACAGAAAAGAATTAGTAAAAGCCTTGGAGGAGCTTACCTTAGAGAAAGCAAAATACCTTGGTGTTCCAAGCTGTGCTTACCAAATTGGCAGTTTAACCTTAAGCAAGAACAGCAGCCTAAGCTGGGGAGAAGAAGTAAACGAAACAGCGATGGAAAGACTGCTTGTAGCCCTTGAAGAAAAAGGGTTTGTTACCAAAGAAGGAATTTTAGCAGAAAAGATGTTGAAAAATATGGCGGCGGCTGAAAAGGCTGATGAACCTGCGAATGCAGAAACCGAGCCTGAAATGCTTGATGTAAACATTTCACTGCCAAAAGATATTTTTACACCCGAAACTTGGGAAAACCTCAATAACCTTTTAGCAGCTAAGGGAAAACTTATTCAAAAGGCATTAGACCTCGAAGAATTGCCTGAGGTGATTGAAGAAGAAGATAGGATAACCTTCCCCTGGTTTAAAATTAAACCGTCAGATAACAGCTTGCTTGAAGCCTACAGTAAATTTGTATGTGCCTTGGCAAAGCTTGCCAGAGAGCAAAAACGGGTAAATCCTAAAGAAAAAGAAGTGGAAAATGAAAAATATGCTTTTAGATGTTTCCTCTTACGATTAGGGTTTATCGGCAAAGAATACAAAGAGGTCAGAAAGACCTTGCTTAAGAATTTTACAGGCTCATCAGCTTTCAAAGGGGGTGTCGACCATGCGGTTTCCAAATAGAGAAACAGTTGAAAGAGTACGCAATGAATATCCAAAAGGAACTAGGGTTGAACTAGTGAAGATGGATGACTGCCAAGCACCCCCAATTGGAACAAAAGGCACGGTCTTAGGAGTTGATGATATCGCCAGCATTATGGTAGCTTGGGATAACGGTTCGGGACTTAATGTAGCCTATGGTGAAGACATTTGCCGTAAGATTGGAGGCGGTAAATGATGTGTGAAATTGTAAAAAAGCAAATTCTAGCTATTCGCGACACCGGTCGCACCAATATGTTTGATGTAAATATGGTGCAGTACCTTGCCAACGAATATGGCTACTACGAATTGGTAATGTATTTAGAAGAGCATCGTAAAGAATATGTTAGATTCCTCCTTACGGGAGAGCAGTAAAGTATACAGTTTTAATTACATAAATAGCTTGCTATTATGTGCGTTTAGAGCGAATATACACATACCGAAAGGTAAACTAAACGAAAGCGGAGGATGAAGATGATGTGGAAAACAGGAGCAATGCTGATTAAAGGTAAAGTTTACAAATACCAAGTAAAAGTTTATGAGGTAGGCAGTGAGTTTGGTATTGATGGCGGTAAGATTTCTAAAGCTTGGATAAGCCTAGATGGCAAAGCGGTGGTAAATTACGATAGAGGCTGGGACATAGAGCCAGTGGATGAAGGCGCTGAAATTGCCCTGGCAATACTGATTAAAGAACACAACTAAATAAAATTTTAAAAGAACGGTCCCGTAAGGGGATGTTACTCGTACAGTCGCTATAAGGCGGCTATTTTTATTTGTAAAGGTGGTGATGATATTTGAAAAAACTAAAACGGTATAAGGCAACCAAATTTAAGGCAAAAGGCTCTGTGTATGATAAAGACGCTGCTGATTATGCCGTAGGCTTTATCGAATGTCTTTGCCATACCAAGGGAACCTGGGCAGGAAAGCCATTTGAACTGATTGATTGGCAGGAGCAGATTATACGGGATGTATTTGGAACGATAAAACTTAACGGCTATAGGCAGTTCAATACCGCTTATATTGAAATACCAAAGAAACAAGGCAAGTCGGAATTGGCGGCTGCCGTAGCACTTCTGCTTTGCTGTGGTGATAGGGAGGAACGTGCCGAGGTTTACGGCTGTGCTGCTGACAGGCAGCAAGCGACTATCGTGTTTGATGTTGCGGCAGATATGGTGCGAATGTGTCCGGCTCTTAATAAAAGGGTGAAAATATTAGTCTCGCAAAAAAGAATAATCTATCTGCCTACGAACAGCTTTTATCAAGTTCTGTCGGCTGAGGCTTATTCCAAGCATGGATTTAACATTCATGGGGTTGTCTTTGATGAACTGCACACCCAGCCGAATCGCAAACTCTTTGATGTTATGACCAAAGGCTCAGGCGATGCTCGTATGCAGCCTTTATATTTCTTAATTACTACAGCAGGTACTGATACCAATAGCATCTGCTATGAAACCCACCAAAAGGCTAAGGATATATTGGAAGGGCGAAAGCATGACAGTACATTTTATCCAGTAATCTATGGGGCAGAGGAGTCCGATGATTGGACTGATCCAAAGGTTTGGAAAAAGGCTAATCCTTCTCTAGATATTACCGTTGGGATAGATAAGGTAAAAGCAGCCTGCGAATCGGCTAAACAAAATCCTGCGGAAGAGAACTCTTTCAGGCAGCTTAGGCTTAATCAATGGGTAAAACAAGCTATCCGCTGGATGCCTATGGATAAATGGGATGCTTGTAGTTTTAAGGTAGATGGAAAAAGCCTTATTGGCAGAGTATGCTATGGTGGTCTTGACCTTTCAAGTACTACAGATATTACAGCTTTTGTACTGGTATTTCCGCCTTTGGATGAAGATGATAAATTTGTAGTTCTGCCATATTTTTGGCTACCGGAAGAAACGCTGGATTTAAGGGTTAAGCGTGACCATGTGAACTATGATGTGTGGGCAAGGCAGGGACTTATTCAGACCACCGAAGGTAACGTAGTGCATTACGGCTACATTGAGAAGTTTATAGAAGAGTTAGGCGAAAAGTATAATATCCGGGAAATCGCCTTTGACCGCTGGGGAGCGGTGCAGATGGTGCAAAATCTTGAGGGCATGGGGTTTACGGTAGTGCCTTTTGGACAAGGTTTTAAGGATATGTCACCACCTACTAAGGAACTGATGAAACTAACACTAGAGCAGAAAATTGCTCATAGCGGGCATCCGGTGCTTAGATGGAATATGGATAACATTTTTATCCGAACGGACCCTGCCGGGAACATTAAAGCAGATAAAGAAAAATCCACAGAGAAAATTGACGGTGCTATAGCCACGATTATGGCTTTAGACCGAGCAATTCGCTGTGGAAATGATAACGGTGCCTCTGTTTATGATGACAGGGGTATTTTATTTGTCTGACAGGAACATAATTTTAGGAGGTGGTCAAGATTTTAGAAATATTTACAAAGCTTTTTAACTCCAGAGATAAACCTAAGAACGTAAGTGTAGGCAGCGCGTATAGGTTCTTCTTTGGTGGCAGTACGGCTGGGAAAAATGTAACCGAGCGTTCTTCCATGCAGATGACGGCAGTTTATTCCTGCGTTAGGGTGTTAGCAGAAGCCGTAGCAGGCTTGCCCTTACATCTTTACAAATACACGGATAGCGGTGGCAAAGATAAAGCCTTAGAACATCCGCTGTATTTTCTCTTACATGATGAGCCTAATCCGGAAATGACATCGTTTGTGTTTAGAGAAACATTGATGACTCATCTGCTCCTTTGGGGTAATGCTTATGCCCAGCTTATTCGAAATGGCAGAGGCGAGGTTGTCGGCATCTATCCATTAATGCCTAATAGGATTAGTGTAAATAGGGATGATAGCGGAAATATCTATTACAAGTATTTACGCAGTATGGAGGATGCACCTTTAAACAAGAACAATGAAGTTATTCTATTACCTTCCGAGGTGCTTCATATACCGGGTTTAGGCTTTGATGGTCTAGTAGGTTATTCACCTATTGCAATGGCCAAAAATGCTATTGGTATGGCAATTGCTTGCGAGGAGTACGGAGCGAAGTTCTTTGCTAATGGAGCAACACCGGGTGGCATTTTAGAACATCCTGGTGTTGTGAAAGACCCGGAGAAAGTAAGAGCTAGTTGGAACTCAGCTTTTGGTGGAAGTGCCAACGCCAATAAGGTAGCAGTTTTAGAGGAAGGTATGAAATACACGCCGATATCTATCAGTCCAAACGAAGCCCAGTTTTTAGAAACAAGAAAATTTCAGATTAACGAGATTGCTCGAATTTTTAGGGTGCCGCCGCATATGGTTGGTGACCTTGAAAAGTCGAGCTTTTCTAATATAGAGCAGCAGTCTCTAGAGTTTGTAAAATACACCCTAGAGCCTTGGCTTATCCGCTGGGAGCAGTCTTTGGTGCGGTCACTTATTTCGCCAAGAGATAAGGGAAAGTATTTTATTAAGTTCAATGTAGATGGACTACTTAGAGGGGATTATGAAAGCCGTATGAACGGTTACGCTACTGCAAGACAGAATGGCTGGATGAGTGCCAATGATATAAGAGCCTTGGAAAACCTAGATCAAATCTCTGAAGAGGAGGGAGGTAACTTATATCTCATCAATGGTAACATGACTAAATTAAAGGACGCAGGCAGTGCGTATTCTGTAGTAAAGGAGGTAAATAACAATGAAGAAATTTTGGCAGTGGAAGAACAAAAAAGTAATGAATCAAGAAAGCCAAGAAGAAGTGCTGGAACGGACGCTGTTTCTTAACGGTACCATAGCTGAAGAAAGTTGGTTTGATGATGATGTCACGCCTCAGCTTTTTAAGGAAGAATTGCTTTCCAGCAGTGGAGATATTACCATTTGGATTAATAGTCCTGGAGGAGACTGCGTAGCAGCAGCTCAAATCTACAATATGCTGACGGAATATAAGGGTAATGTGACAGTTAAGATTGATGGTTTGGCTGCCAGTGCGGCCTCGGTTATTGCTATGGCAGGCAGTAAGGTCTTAATGAGTCCGGTATCGCTCCTTATGATTCACAATCCAGCAACTATGGCTTTTGGAGATAAAAGTGAGTTTCAAAAAGCTATCGCCATGTTAAGTGAGGTGAAGGAGTCAATTGTAAATGCTTATGAAATTAAGACAGGTATGGCAAGGGTGAAGATTGCCCACCTTATGGACGATGAAAGCTGGATGAATGCCAATAAAGCAGTAGAGCTAGGTTTTGCTGACGGTATTTTAAAAAGAAATGCTGAGGATGTTATAGAGCAACCTGCTATATCCATGATGTATTCTAAAGCCGTTGCGGTAAATTCTTTGAAGGAAAAGATAGCGGCTAAATGTCGTATTGAGCCTAAGAAGGAAGAAAAAGAGTGTTCGGTTGATAAATGCCTAGAAAAATTAGAATTATTGAAGAACCATATTTAAGGGAGGAATTAAATTTATGAATATTAACGAATTACGTGAAAAAAGAGCCAAAGTTTGGGAAAACACTAAGTCCTTTTTGGAAAGTCACCGTAGTGAAAAAGGTACGCTTTCTGCTGCGGATGAAAATACCTATAATGCCATGATGGCAGATATTGATGCTTTAGGTAAAGAAGTACAGCGTCTGGAAAAACAGGAGGCAATTGATAAAGAACTTTCTAAAGCAGTTAATCAGCCTTTTACCAATAAACCCGGTATTGCGGCTCTCCCGGATGAAACTTTGGAGAAAATGAAACCGGCACGTTCACGAGGTGCGTATGCTAAGGATTTGTTAAAAGCCATGCGTACTAACTTCAAACAGGTATCCAACCTTTTGCAGGAGGGCGTTGATGCAGATGGCGGTTATTTAGTGCCGGAGGAATATGACAAGCGTATTATCGATGCTTTGATGGAAGATAACATCATGCGCGGTCTTGGTACAATTATCACTACTTCCGGACAGCATAAAATTAACATTGCAGCTACCAAGCCTGCGGCTGCATGGATTGAAGAAGGGGAAGCCTTGCAGTTCAGCGATGCTAAATTTGCACAGACCTTGCTTGATGCTCATAAGCTTCATGTGGCCATTAAGATTACCGAAGAACTTCTCTATGACAATGCCTTTAACCTTGAAAATTACATCATCACCGAGTTTGGCAAGGCTATGGCTAATGCCGAAGAGGATGCCTTCTTAAATGGTGACGGTACCGGTAAACCTTTAGGTTTGTTTGCTGAAACCGGTGGTGCGACCATAACTAGTACTTTAACTGCCGCCATTAAGTCAGATGATATGTTGGAACTAATTTATGCTTTGAAACGTCCGTACCGTAAGAATGCCAAGTTTATCTTAAATGACCAGACCTTACTTGCTATTCGTAAACTAAAAGATAACAACGGGGCATATATGTGGCAGCCATCTTATCAAGCAGGCGAGCCGGATAAAATCTTAGGCTATGATGTGTTTACCTCTGCTTATGCACCTGCAAATGCTATCTCTTTTGGTGATTATAGCTATTACAATATCGGTGATCGCGGTACTCGCTCCATGCAGGAACTAAGAGAACTTTATGCCGGAAATGGCATGATTGGCTATGTGGTAAAAGAACGTGTCGATGGCAAGCTTATACTGCCTGAAGCAGTACAAATCTTGAAACTAAATGCCTAGAAAACTGTAAAAGCAGGTGGTGGGTAAAGTGCTGGTAAGTTTAGAGGAAATGAAATTATATCTTAGAGTAGATTCAGAAACCGAGGATACACTTATACTGCAGCTTTTGGAATCTGCTGAAAAAGTGTGTCAGGATGTAATCCGGGCAGATGAAGAAACCTTAAAAAAGTCAAATAATGCCAAAACAGCTATTATGTATACTACCGCCTATTTTTACGAACACAGAGAAGAAGCGGACTATAAGCAGCTTATGCTGACTTTGCGTTCGCTGCTTTTTGGGGACAGAAAGGATGGCTTTTAATGCAGATAGCTAAACTAAATCAACGGGTTGAACTTTTACAACCAATTCTTTCAAGCGATGGCTATGGTGGGTATGCAACAAATTATAAAAAGGTAATATCTCTATGGGCAGAGGTGAAGGATTCCAGGTACAGCGAAAAGCAGGCCTTTGATACACCTAATGCTTTAAGCAACATCACGTTAAAAACCAGAACCTATATACATATGGAAAAAGGCTGGCATCTTTTATGGCAGGGCAGAGAATATGAAATTGTTGCTGTGACAAGGTTTTATAAAGACAGTACCTATATTGAAATAGCAGAATATGAAAAGGGTGTATGATGAAATTTCTTGCAAAAGTAACAAGTAGTGATTTGACTAAAGCTATGTCAAGCATCTCAGCATGGGATGGAGAAACGCGTCTGGCTATTGAAAATGCATTGCAAGATAGTACTAAAAATATCGCCAGAGGGGCAAAACAAAAGGTTGCACAGCGCAGCGGCAAGCTAAAAAAATCTATTAAAACAGGTTTTGACAGAAGAAAACCGGAAGGTTTGGTTAAAGCTAAAACCCCCTATGCTCATATCGTTGAGTTTGGCGCTAAGGCGCATATTGTTAGGGCTAAGAATAAAAAGGCTTTATCCATTTCTGCTGGCGGTGATTTATTGCTTAGAAAATCTGCAAAAATTCCTGCCAGAAAGGGAAGGCCGTTTATTAAGCCTGCCTTTGACGCAGAAGAGCCTAAGCTTATTTCTAACATGAAGAAGGTGCTGAATAAATGAAACGTATACCATTAAATGCCTTGCAAAAGGCACTTATAAGCTATTTAACAGCTAATGAAAAAGTGCCTGTTTATGACTATGTACCGGAAACTGCAAGACCGCCCTTCATGACTATTGGTGCATTTAACTGCAAAGAAGCTGGGACAAAGTATGAGGATATGGTGGAGGTCACAGTTCAAATCAATATTTGGTCAACCTATAAGGGTAAATTTGAAATAAACAGTATTGCTAACAGGGTAATAGTATTGCTGCAAACAAAGCAAATTGATTTAAGTGAGGATGAGTTTTTAGCAGTTCGCCAACAGGTGGACTTTTTTGAGGCTTATCCTGAAGAAGAAACAGGATATAACGGAGTGATAAGCCTTATAATGCTTATTCAAAATTTACAAAGGAGTGAAAGCTAATGGCATATACAGTATTTGCAGAGCCTGCCAGCACCAGTAAGGCAACGGCGGGTAAGGATTATCTTTTATATGTGAACACAGGAGCAACAGAAACAAGTCCAACCTGGACTTTAGTTGGCGGTCAAAGAAGTGGTGATTTATCTCGTAAGGCAGATGAAATTGATGCATCAGATAAAACCAGCGGTGGTTGGAAGGCAACACTTCCAGGCTTAAGAAGCTGGTCGATTGATTTAGAAAGTGTCTACCTTGCAGGAGATAGCGGAGCCAAGTTTTTAGAAGCTGCCTTTTTGAACAACAAACAGGTACATATTAAATTTGAATACCCTGACAAAAGTTATCTTACGGGGTGGGCTGCACTTACCGAATGCAGTTTATCTACCCCTCATGATGATGTAGCGACCTTAAAGGGAACTTTGTCCGGGGCGGGTCCTTTATCTGATTTAATTACAGGAGGAAGTGCAGATGCGTAAGATAGAATTTCCGCTTTTTGGAGAAAATGAGTATATGTTTTTAAATATCGGCAGGCTTATAGATATTGAACGCATGACAGGAAAGCCTGCCGGAGATATTATTAAAAATCAAAGTTTGGATCTTGGTATGCTTACCATTATTTTAAGCGTGGCACTGCGTCATCACAAAATGCGTACACCTCAGTGGTATGCCAATAAACTGCAGGAGCTGGTGGATGAAGGGATTGATTTAGAAACCGACATTCAAATTCCGGTAGTTAAATGTATCGCGGGTTCTGGCATCTTAGGAAAAGCAGTGTATTATAAACTGTTTCCGGAGGAAATGACAGAATCAGTAAGTGAAGAATTGGAAAAAGAGAGAAAAAACTAAGGGAAGGGCAAACGGCTCCTTCCTTTTTTTCTTGGCTGGAATGGGCAGAGGGTATAGCCTATGGCCCACTTGCCCTAAAGCCAAATGAGTTTTATGCTCTTAGTCCTTTTGAACTTACCAAGCTTGCGACAGGCTATGAAAGACGAAAACTAAATGTATTGTGGACTGCTTCATATTTTACGGCTAACCTCATGGCAACACAGGTAAAAGGAATTACTCCGGAGAAACTGATGAAACCATTCCTGCCAAGGAAAACCTCTGGCGCAAAAGAAGCGGAACGAGAAGAATTTTTTAAAGAATTTTATGCCCAAAGAAAGGAGGCGGATGAATGTCAACCGTAGCAGAACTCTTGGTAAAAATTGGAGCGGATTCCTCGGATTTAAGAAAAGAAATAGCAGCAACCAAAAGACAGCTTAGAACCGCCTTCGGTTCTGAAGGCTTAAATCTGTCCGGCAAAGCAGTAAACGTACTTGAAGGCCTTGGTGCAGCTTTAGGTGCTTTAGGCGTTTATGCTGTAAAAGCAGGAGGAGAACTGCAAAATGTTCAGGTAGCAATGACAAATATGCTGGGAAGCGCCGAAAAGGCCACAGCTTTTGTAAAAGAACTGCAGGATTTTGCGGCACATACCCCTTTTGAATTTAATGATGTTACTAAAGCCAGTCAAAAGTTTTTGGCTTTTGGTTTTACGGCTGAGCAGATTATACCAACTCTTACTGCCGTGGGTGATGCTGCGGCAGGTGTAGGAGCTGGTCAAGATGGTGTAAACAGATTAACCATAGCTTTAGGGCAGATTGCCGCAAAAGGAAAGCTGGCAAGCCAGGAAATGATGCAGATTACCGAACTTGGCATTCCTGCCTGGCAGCTTTTAGCAGATAAGCTGGGAACAGATGTTGCAACGGCCCAGGACATGGTAACTAAGCGTATGGTAGACAGCCAAATGGCATTAGATGCATTAGTAAGCGGGATGGAAAACCGTTATGGCGGTATGATGGAGCAGCAAAGCAGTACTATTTTAGGTACCTGGTCTAATCTTATGGATGGTTTGGGGCAGGTTGCTTCTCAGGCTGGCCTGGCTATTGCAGAGGCACTGAATTTGCCGGAACTGTTTAGTGGTATTGGCGAGTGGCTCAGTAATTTTGCATCTGTTTTGCAGGAAGGCGGTATTAGAGAAGCCATACTAAACTGTATCCCACCGGAGGTACAGCTTGCTATTATTGCTTTTGGAACAGCTTTAACAGGAGTTGCTATTCCTGCCATGTATGCAGCAGGTGCTACTGCCCTTGCGATGGCAGCGCCTTTTGTTACGGCAATAGGAGCTGCAGTAGCTGCGGCTGCTCCTTTTATAGCAGTAATAACGGCTATTGGAGCAGCTCTTTATACACTTTGGGCAAAAGGGATAAGTATAGCAGATGTATTTCAATTGATGGGAATAAAGACCGAAGCTTTATCTCAGGCAGGAAGTGCATTGCAGTCAGCTTTTTCTGCAGTTGGAAGTTTGCTTTCATCAGTTCTTACGGCCTTAAGACCGTTGCTTGTAGCATTTGCAGCAGTCGTAGGTGTAGTAATAACAGGAATACTACAATATTTTGGCATGCTTATCACAGGAGCAGCTTATCTTTTAGAGATGGTTTCGAATGTACTTGAAGGTATATGCAGTGCTTTTGAATGGATGGTTAATGGTGTAGGCTCAGCATTGGATGCGGTTGCCTCTGCTTTAAGCGGTATGGCAGATAGTGTTTTGCCGGCTTGGGCATCAAGCGGACTTGCTACAATTTCTAATTTTGTTAGCAGTGCAATAAGCTGGCTGTCCAGTTTGATTTCTAAAATCTTTGAAACTAATGCGGCCTTAAACAGCGTAGGCGGAGATAATTCCGAAGACGGTGCAAATAGTAGTCCAGTACCCAAAAAGGAATGGAAAATGCCGGATTTCAGTAATTTTAAAGGCAGTGGCGGCGGCACGATACCAACCGGAGCAGGCGGCGGAGGACACGGAGGTGGCGGAGGCCGGGGCGGCTCTGGAGGAGGTAAGGCAGGCAGTATAGACAATACGGCCTCTAAAGCTGCCAGCACTTCTAAATCCATTGAGGAGGAATGGGTACGAACTTTTAACACTAAATCCCAGCTTGTAGATCGCTGGTATAAAGAAGAAACTGCTGAACTTGAGAAATCAAAAACGGCTAATGAAAACTATGAAAGAGATAAACAGCGTTTAACCGAGTTATATGCTCAAAAACGGATAACAGCTTTGCAGGAGGAAGCAAAAAAAGTTCAGGATATAAGAAACAGCATAAGAGATGCCTTTTTTGCATCAGAAGAATCTGGCAGTGTATTAAAAGCGGATGCCGCTGCTGCAGAGCTTGTCAAAATGCAGCTTGAGCATGAAAAAGCGACAGCGAGTATTGAAGAACGCTGGACTAATCTTTCTAATACGTTTATTGGTTTAACTGCAAGTGAGAAAGAAGTATTCATTCAGGCGTTAAAAGAACGCAGCATTGCTTTTGAGCAAAGCGAAACGGGAGAACTTGATTTTCATAAACAAATGCTGAAAGACAAACTGGCAGAGGATAAAGCTTATGAAGATACCAAGGCAGAGTATCATGCTCAGTGCAAGGATATTCAAGCCAATATTGATGAGGCTTACCGCACTAATGACCTTGCAAGACTTCAAGAAGTATTAACCGAGGAGGCCGCCATTCGACTAAATGATATGGAGGCACAAAAGACCATGCTTGATACCTATAAGCAGGCTTTTTTAGATGCTCATACTACAATTTCTCAAATGACAGCAGATTTATATGGTACGGCATTAACAGGCTTGGAGGATGCTTTTACTAATATCCTTACTAATGCCAAAAGTGCTAAAGATGCTTTTGCTGATTTAGGTAAAAGTATGCTTAAGGTAATAGCACAATATTTTGCCAAGCAGGCAGCAGGTATGATTTTATCTCATGTTATGGGGCAAAACCTGCAAAAAAAAGAAGCCGCAACAAGTGTGGCACAATCTGCTGCTGAATTATCTGCGTGGGCACCTGTGGCGGTAGCTTATGAAACTGTTCATCCGGGTTCTGCCGTCAGAGCCTTAGGGATGGTTACAACCTCGCTTACTACGGCAGCCGCATTAGGCACTTCGCTTTTAGCGGTATCTGCGGTAGGAACAGGTGCTAAAAGCAGCGCAGATACTGTATCGGTGCAAGGGTATGCCAAGGGTGGATATTTTACAGGCCCTGCTCTAGGTATTATTGGTGAGGGTGTGGACAATGAAGTGGCTATGCCATTAAATAGGGCAGTATTTAACAATATTGCAGAAGGAATTGTTGAGGCTGGGGCAAATAGAAATGCAACGGTAACCCAAAATATTTACGGTGATATTAACGATGCCGCTGATGTAGAGGATTTGTTTGAAGGCTTAAGCAATATGGTGGCAGCCGGGTTAAGAGGTGTGTAATATGAGATTTCCGACAAGAGCAGGGACAGAAAACAACTTAAAAATTTTAAAAGACAACCATGAATATGTACTTCCAACGGGCTGGTCTTTAGCAGATGCAGGCAGTTATGATTTTAATAATAAAATTGAAGACAGAGCCTTTTCTCATGGCGGTGATGTAGTTGGTGATGGTATGGTTAAAGGTCATACCATTAAGGTGAAATTTTCCGTGCAAAGTAGTGATGAATTTAATCATGATGAGCTTTTAAACCGTGCCTACAGGTATTTTTCTCAAACTGACTATAAGCTTTATTGTGGTCGTTCTGACAGATGCTTTAATGTGGCTGGTATTAGTAAAATTACCCATGAATATGAAAATGGTTTTAAGCAGCGGTGGAGCAATATTACGGTAAGCCTTCTTTTAGCCGATCCATTTCGTTACCAGGCTCAAGAAAGCTTAGTGGTTTATGAGTTTCCTACCGAGGTATATCAGGCAGAAATGATACTCCATAATCTTGGAAGTGTGGATACTCCGTTAACCTTTAAATTTATTCCTAAAATAAAAATGCCTGCCATAACAGTCTGGCATGCGGAAACTAAAAAACAATTTAAGCTTAGCGATGCTCTTTTAATAACTCCGGCTTTTACGGTAATTAATGCTAAAGAGGGAACTGTGTGGAGAAACACCTCTAACAGCATTAATGCATTTAATGGACAATTTCTGCAGGCTATTCCCGGTAAAAATACCTTGTACTATACAGGAGGTGCAGGCAGATTGGAAATTGCCTATACTAACAGGTGGTTTATATGAACTTTAATTTTGGCAGAGGTGTTTTAGGCAGATTTATTTTCGCCGGAAAAATTGGTGGTAAAACTAATGAAACGCCTAAGGGAGAAACTAAAAAGTATTACCCTGGGCAATATACAGTTATTGCCTATGCTGATGATGGAACAAGAACTGCATTTTTTGGCAGTGGCAGTGAGAAGAATTCTTTAAGCAAGGTGACTTTTGAGATTACCAATACAGGATGCGGCAGCTCAGAATTAACCTTTAAGGTTTTGCCTAAAAACAGTGAACTTAGCTATATGCAAAGAATTGATATTCATCTGTTTGGAGATGAGCTGCCTTGGTATTCCGGTTATATTATTACAAGGCCGGTAGAAGGTTCTACAGAAACAGAGTTTAAGTTTACCGCACATGGTTATTATAACCGCTTGGAAAAACTGGTGCTGTTTGAAACCTACGAAAATATGGATCCCAGTGCAATAGTGCGGGATATTGCAGTAAAGGCAGAAAAAACGCATGGAATAATTTATAATTCCAGCAAAATCAGTGATGCCGGATATACAATTACGAAATTAGTCTTTGATGGGGTAACAGTAAAAGAAGCTCTCGCAACCTTGGCAGATTTCGCAGTTGATTATGTGTATGGCGTGGATGAATATCGAAATTTATATTTTATGCCAAGAGAAACAGCTATCAACGAAGAGGCTCGTTTAACAGTAGGAAAACACATCAATAAATATATTCCTTCCTGGAATGTAGAAAAAATAGTAAATTGGGCCAGGATAAAGGGCGGTAATATAGATGATGAGGGTGAGCAGTGGCTGTGCGTTATTAAAGATGATATAAGCATAGCTGAATATGGAAGAAGAGATAAGATTTGGACACTGCCGTCAGCCTATGAAGTAGCAGATGCTGTAAGGTGGGGGACAAATCAAATCCAACAGTACAAAAATCCCATAAAATCAGCAAAGGTAAGCGGTGTAAGATTAGATTATCCGCTTGTGGACGGTACATTTAACGTAAGGCATATGACAACCAAGGGTCAGGCACAGATAAGAACTCTATCCGGGGATACACATGAGTATCCCATCACCAAGGTGAAATACACAATATCTGCCAGTGGGGGCATTGCAGCAGATTTAGAACTGGGAGAGCCGGTATTCTCACTGGAGAAGTATTTATCGGATATAGAACGCAATGCTCAGAATATAGAACAGTCGCAGTCTTCCGCAATTAAGCAACTGACTGGGATTTAAGGAGGTAATTAGGTGGCAATAAAAGACTATAGACTAGACCCATTTTTAAATGTTATTAACATAAAGAAAATAACCGGAGAATACCATCAAGTACCCAATCAAAGTCCGTATACCATAAGGCTTAATGAAGTGCCGCAAAAGACGGACCCTACCTCACTTAATATATGCTTTGCTGATGCAGCAGTGCTTACAGAAGTGGCAGCTCAGCCTGCACAAGGGCAATATTGGCCAGATTATAATACAACGGCGCATGGGGTGGAGGATTGGAATACAGGCACTATTTTATTTAATGCGGCGGATGCTGGAAAGATAATTTATGCCAGCTATAACGGAATAGGAACGCTTGTAGATGATAGAGTTCAGGATATGCTGGAGCTGGCGGTTACGACAAGTACGCAGCCGGAAAGAGATATTGTATGTTCGGGGAGTGCCGTAAGCTACGATTCTACAGAAACCTCCGGTGGCGGTAATTTAAGCTCAGGGTACGTTAGGGTAAGACAGCACAGGGGACTTCCGGCAGGAACTTATACTTTAAGGCAGGTAATTCAGCACTTAATAAACCGCAGTCAGACCTTGGAATTTGTAAAGGGTACTGCTTATCACAATTGTGATTGTGACTGCGGTGACGATATGTAGGGGGGGAAGTATTGTGATTTCCATAGACAGTAATTTTAATATTGAGGCTTCGCAGTATGACACCTATACTATTAGATTTAAACTTAAAAATTATGTACTGACCGCTGATGATAAGTTTCACTTTTCCATTAAGGCAACATCCAATTCTTCTGATGTGGTGTTTTCAAAAGATGTATATAACGCAGGCCAAAGCTATGTAGATTTAGCAATAGCCTTAGGGGAACTGGATACTCTTCCTCCGGATACTTATGTTTATGATGTAACCATCATTAACAAAAGCACCAAGAAGATTACCACCCTCATTTGGTCAGCCTATTACATGATTAAGGGGGTGGCACATAATGTCGATTGATTTAGAGGTTGAAGTAAGCGGCTTAAATAATGCTGACAGTCAAAGTTTGGAAGTTGGAGAATATGGCGCAGAGGTGGCGAAGGAGTATGCTGACAAGGCTTTTGAGTATGCCGAAAGTGCTAAAGACAGCAAAAATCTTGCTGAAAGCTGGGCAGAAAGTACAAGCGCACCTACAGGCGAAGGAACTCGCTCTGCCAAAAGCTGGTCGGATATTTCACGGCAGTGGGCAGAAAGTGGTGCTGAGCCTGATGGGGTAGTAGGTGCAAAATCATCTAAGACCTGGAGCAATCTTTCCAAGGATTATGCCAATGCGGCTTCTGAATCCGCAATAGCTGCTAAAAATAGTGCTTCTGCATCAGCAGCTTCTGCAAAAGCAAGCGGTGACAGTGCCAAGGTAGCAGCACTATCAGAAACTAATGCTGCAAGCAGTGCTGTTTCAGCTAAGCAAAGTGCGGATACGGCAGCGACAGCACTAACTAAACTTGAAAATGTGGACTTGCCTTTAAAGGCAGATGTGGCATCGCCAACTTTTACAGGAACACCTAAGGTGCCAACAGCAGCAGTTGGAAACAACTCGCAGCTTATTGCTAACACGGCTTTTGTGCAAGCTGCCGTGGCAGCTTTAGTAGCATCTGCACCGGAAACACTGGACACTTTAAAGGAGCTGGCGGCTGCTTTAGGTAATGATCCAAATTTCGCTACAACCATTACCAATTTAATCGCTGACAAACTGGATAAAACAGCAAATGCAGTAAGTGCTACCAAAGCTGCTCAAGATGGCAATGGAAATAACATTGTAAACACCTATGCTACAAAAAACGAAGTAAATGGTGGGATTACAAATCTTGCCAAGGTGGCCTCTACAGGAAGCTATAATGACCTTTTAAACAGACCGACCATTCCATCTAAAACGAGCCAATTAACAAATGATAGTAACTATGTTGCTAAGGATGCAGGCGGCAATGTGACCATTGCAGGCACTTTAACGGCGGCAAAGGTAGTTAATGCTTATTATAATGACTACGCGGAGTTTTTTCCGAGAGGCGAAGCAAGCGAACCGGGAGATATTATTGCCTTAGCTGATACGGAAAAAGAAAGCTATGTTAAGGCAACAGAGGGGTCTGTTATGGCGGTTGGTATACATAGTGATGAATATGCACAGATAATTGGCGGTGAAACAGATGAAAATGGCAATGTAGATATTGAAATGGTTTTGCAGAAATATATTCCTGTAGCCCTAGCAGGCAGAGTACACGTTAAGTATTATGGAATGGCAAAAGCGGGAATGAAAGTTGTGCCATCAGAAATACCGGGTGTGGGCAGAGCTTTTGCTGATGGAGATAAAGAAGAAAATGTTATGGGCAGAATTGTTGAAGGTGATACGTTCCAAAATGTACGTAAGGTCAAGGTTATGGTGAGGAGGCAGTAATGAGTAAATTTTTAAAACGTAAAGTACATACGGTATTCTTAATGCTTGGCAATAACTGCAATATGAACTGTAAATATTGTTTGCAGCATCCCTTGGTAACCCGCCAGCTTACAAACAAGGTTAATCCGGAAATTTATGACTTTCTTAAAGAATGTGCGGAAGAACTAGGCGTAAATCAAAAGCTGCATATTCAGTTTTATGGTGGCGAGCCACTTTTATATTTTGAAACTATTAAAGAAGTTGTTAAACACACAAAGGACTACTGCTGGTTTTCGGTAATAACTAATGGTAAGGCGGTCACCAAAGAAATGGTGACTTTTTTTAATACCTATAATATGCCTGTAACTATTTCCTGGGACGGACCTAATGTTTTAGAAACTCGTGGATATGATGTGTTTGCAGTTGAAGAAAAGCGTAAACTGCTTTTAGATATTGAGCAATTGGGATTATCTGCGGTTCTCAGCAGTAAGGCCTATCCCTTGGAAATATTAGCGGCTTTTCAAAGTATTTCAGATGAGTACTATAAAATTCACGGGTACCAGGTGAACATAAATATTGATGAAATATTTAATACAGGGGATTTGCCGGAAGAGTTATTAAACCTGGATTACTCCAAAGTAGAACAAGAGATGCTGGAACTGGGGAAATATTACCTGGAAACACGGATAGGCGACACGAAAACTAAGCTGTCAGATTATACTAAGCTTTGCTATATAGACAGGTTTTTTGGCACCTTAAAACGTTTTTATGTAGAAGGTGACGGAAAGTTTAATAGAAGTTACTGCTCCTGTGGTAATGGCTATGATGTTTTAAATCTTGACTTGGAAGGTAATTTATATCCCTGCCATAATACCAGCCACCAGATTGGAAAAATAAGCGATGAGTATTTTAGCTATTTGAATAAAGTGCTGGCTGTTGATAACACAAAACTTTATAAAGTGAAATGTGATAAATGCCCGGCAGTAGCTTTCTGCCGGGGTGGGTGTAAGCTTGTCAGCAGTAAAAACAGAGCTGAAGGTTACTGCAGGCTCAAACAGGCAGTTTTTTTACCGATAGTTTCAGTGTTTGAAGAGTATGGCAGACAGATGGCAGGTGAGGTTAATGGCGGTTAATGGAGCAATAACAAAGACAATTTTTAGTGACACTACGGTCACAACAAGCCAAAAAATTAATCCGGTGCATATAACTGAGTTAAGAGCTGCAATAACAAGGCTGCAGGGATATGCTGCAAATGTAGATAACTGCGGAAATTGTACCTATTGCCAAACTTGCCAAGGGGCTACCTGTCAAAGTGCGGCTTGTCAGAGCGTATCTTGTCAAAGCGTATCTTGCCAAAGCTGTCAAAGTTATACCTGCCAAAGTATGGAGTGCAACTGTGATTGCAGCGATGATATGTGAGGTGAGTAAATGGCATTTACAGATACAACTTTAAGTTCAGGTATTGCAGTAAAAAAAGTTCATGTAACGGAGCTTGCAACGGCATTAACGACCTTAGCCACAAATGCTAATAAGGCATCTGTTGTTAATCTTAGCGGTCTAACTTACACAAAGGTGGTGGCTGCCAATATAATGCTTTTAAGGACGGCCGTTAATAATTTGGAAACTAGTTTTTCCGGTAACTGCTGTCAGGTTAATTGCTGTCAGACCTGTCAAACTACGTATTGCCAAAGCACATATTGCCAAAGCTGCCAAGGATGTCAAACGTGTCAGGGCTGCCAGACGGTAAGATGCCAGTGGTGCCAGACACAATGCAGAAATTGTAATTGTGAATGCAATTGCAGTAATTGCGATTGCGGTGATGATTCATAAGGAGGTCAACATGATTATTAAAGGTATGATTACAACGAATGATGGCCCTGTTGATATAGCAGAGCTAAAAGCCGGGCATAAAATTTTAAACCAAATGCATAGAGCCTTTGCTGTTAGTAAGGTGGAGAATATGAAGGCTTCTGAGGGCTATACTTTTGAGAAAAATCCCAATCTTATAGTGACCAAGGGTACGGTGGTAAAGACCATGCATGGAGATAAAAAAGTAGAAGAACTTTCAGGCAAAGAGTTTTATATGGCTCAGCCCAATATGCGTATGGTGAAGGATAAAGCAGTACAGCTTAAGAAAAAATATACTGCTTATAAGGTAATAGCAGAAGGAGCAGGCTCTATATTTGCCGCAAATTACTCTTTGAAATTGGAGGACAGCAATGCTTAAAATTTATTTTAATGAAAAGTCGGATTCACAGCATAAGCTTAAAATAAATATTAAAGATCTATGTGTTACGACAGAGGTAACGGCTATATACCCGGCAGGGTATGGTAAGGATACTATTGAAACTTTAAGGCCATATAACAGTTATACTTTGGTAAGCAGTACGGGTAAAGTGAAAAATTACAGAAAGATGAGTAAATCCGATTTTAAGTTTTTAGACTTAAACCGATTGGGAGTGAGCGTAAAGCTGGATTTTGCAGAACTTTTACAGCTATATGGTACGGCTGATGTTCTTCAGCTTGATACCGGGATTATTGGCGGTTCAGAGCGTGATATTGTTATCCGCATTTTTGAGGGTAAACGTGAAAATACAGAAATTATAGCTGATGAGGAATATGAAATTCTAACTTTTAACTCCGATGATTTGGTAACAGGTGACCATCCCAGAATGCACTTGTGGGACAGCTATGCATTAAAGGTTGGAGATAGACTCCTTATGGCAAATAGAAAAGGAATGCCTTTAAACGGTGATTTTACAGTGCCTGTTACAATGGAAAGCGGTAAAGACTATGTGGAGTTTGAAATCATCAAATATAAGGGAGCTTTTGAAGATACAGAGCTTTCAAGGAGCATTGACGATGATGATGTAACAGTAGAAAGCACCTGCGGTGTAATTAATAATCGGAGGGTACAGCTTGAAAATGGCAAGGGAAGTTTTAAGCTATATCCTATGGGTCATACAGGGATTTTTAAGATTAAACTGGGACGAAAATGGTATGAGGTTTGGAATGAATATAACCTTATGATGGGAGATTAGAATGCAGATAACTATTTATATGGGCAGCAGGTGCAATTTAAATTGTGCCTACTGTCATAGAGAAGCAGATGCAAACGAGACAAAAATGTCATCGGAACTTTTTGAAAAGCTGCGGAATGTTGATGACCTTACGGTTAAGCTTATGGGCGGAGAACCAACTTTGTATTTGGACGAGATAAAAAAGGTTGTAAAGGCCGTGCCTAAGGCTAAATTCATTATCTGCACCAACGGAGTTAATTTGGATAAGTACCTCTCGTTCTTTAGAGAACACGATTTTTTAGTGTGCATCAGTTACGATGGCGATAATAATGTAAAACGCGGCTTTGATCCATTTAGTAAAGCAATAGACTACCCTAAGCTTGCTGTATCTACAACCATCTATCATGGACATACCGATTTAAAGGCAATTATTAAAAATTTTGCCGAAAAGGAACGGATTATAGGAAGAAGGCTATCCTTCTTTCCTCATTTTGCACATGCCACCAACAGTAAAAATGATGGTTATTCCTTAAGTTTAGGTGATGCCGATTACATTTTAAAACAGTACCGGGAACTCGTAGGAAGTTATATGGAGCAAAGGTTTAAATACGGAGTACGTAATTTTCGCCTTGAGGGTATGTTTACCGGACTTTTAAAACGATATCAAAGTAATTTTAAATATGGAGAAACTTACTGCGTAAATAAGGATTTAATGAAGTTTAATGCTCAAGGTAAATGCTTCAGCTGCCTATATATACGAGATGATGAATTAAGTGAAGACTGGCAAGCCGAGCAGCAAATTATTCTGGAGAGCTTATATCCGGAATGTAAAAGCTGCCCGGTTTATTTTATGTGCGGCGGTGGCTGCATTAAAAGCAAAAGCCATGATATCGAGTGTTATCTAAATAAAAAACTGTTTAGCTGGTTTAAAGCAGAGTATGAAAAGTGGAAGGAGGATGGGTATGCTGACTAAAAACTTATTTATTTTTCCTAACGCAGTGAATAGAAAAAATGATATAGAAACTATCAAGCTTAATACAAAAGGTAAGGTTTTAGAGTTTTTCCATAATGGGAAGGTGAACATTATTGACACAGAACTGCTTAGAGATGGCAGTTCTACGGTAATTTTAAATAACGGCATTACAGATAATACTTATGTGCTGTACAACTTTCGTGAAGTTCTTCAAGTATTGGATATGCTCCCCAGTGAGTTTCTTACTAACCTGTCTCAGAGGTGTTTTATGCAGCTTGATAAAAGTGGCGGTGAAGTGTTTATTAAGGTATTTTTGCTAAAAGGAATGAATGAGCTGCCGAGTGATACCGATAATTTTAGCTGCTTTGCCCACCAAACCTTAGATTATATTCACGAGCTGGATTGGAAGTATAGTTGGACGGTTAAAAACATGAAAGGCAGCCTTGAGAGAGATATTTTAAAGTTAAGCTTTGAAACAGTTATATCAGACTTTTGGAAAACACCTGTGTTTATCAGCCATGCAGGGCAGAGTTTTCGGGTAATGCCCGGAGTTAATGCGGTGGTATTTAAACACATACCTACAGAACAGGTTTATTTTGGTACAGCAAATTGCAGATACAAAGGAAGAGCTATTGATCTAGACAGGCTTTTGAGGGAGATTTAGTGGTGGAAGTATTAACTAATAACTGGGTTAATCTAGCCGTGCTGCTATTGCAGTGCGGTTTTTTAGAATTTGGCTACAGACTTTATAAGGATTATAAGAAGCATCATAACGAAAGAGAAAGTAAAAACAAGGCTGTGGATGTAGCAATCCGCAGCCTTTTAAGAACAGAGATTATAAGCTTGTGCTACAAGGCTGAAACCCAAGGATATATTGCATTGTATAACCTGGAGAATTTAACAGATATGTATCAGGCTTATCATGAGCTGGGCGGTAACGGCAGTATTTCGGAAGTATATCAAAAAGCAATGAAACTGCCCAATATGCCAATCCATCGGGAGGTGTGATTTTGTTTGATAATGTAAAGACTGTTTTTAGTAAAACAATAGCTGCGGCAAAGAGAAATCTTAATAAAATGAAAAAAACAATTAAGACGGTGATCACAGGCTACTTTATGCTGGTAGTACTTTTGATAATTACTTATTACACCGCCTGGCTGTATCAAAGCTGTAATGGGCAAATTGTGATGAGTGACCTGCTTGCCGTGATTAAGGAAATGATTGGACCCGCCATGATAGGGTTTATGACCTTCATAGCGGGTTGTTTTATTGATATGAACAATAACGGTATACCGGATAAATTTGAGGAGGATAAAACTCATGAGAAAAGTAACCATAGCTGAACTAAGAGAAATGGCTAAAGAAGCCAAAGGCTATATTGATAATATTTACGTGCATTGGACGGCGGGAAGGTATCATCAGTTCTTTGGTGATTACCATCTCAATGTAGACTCAGATGGCAGTATTTATGCCAGTACCGATGATTTGACAGAGGTGCTGGCACATACCTGGCACAGAAACAGTAGAGCGATTGGTATATGTATGGCAGGCTGCTATAATGCAAAACCCCATAGCGGCTACAATACGGATTTTGGCGATTATCCGCCTACCCAAGACCAGATTGACGGAGTGGCTAAAGCAGTTGCGGTACTTTGCGATGAACTTGGCCTACCTGTGGATTACCGCCATGTTAAGACTCACTGCGAGGCAGCCGAAGAGGATGATTATGGGCCGACTACTACTTGTGAGCGTTGGGACTTGTGGTATTTGCCTGATATTCCTGCTACGGAAGAATTAAAGCCTGGTGGAGAGGTAATTCGAGGTAAAGCCGCCTGGTGGCAGAAAAATATTTAATAACGCCTAAAAAACGGCTCTCCACAAGCCTTTCTAAGCCGTTTTATTTTAGGGGTTGGTACGATTTGACCTATGAAAATTTAAGAAAAAGAAAATTACACTTTGTAGAAACCTTATTTTAAGTGAGGTGGTGAGATGCTAAATGTTAAAAAGAAATATGTGGTTGTTGGTGCTGTTATTTGCCTGGTGCTTATGGCTGCCGGATACCACCTATGCGGCAGAAGTGGAGTATCGGATAACGGCATCCGAATTGAATCAGCTAGAGAACAACTTGAGCAGGCTGAAGATCATCAACGAGAAATCACAGATGGAATTGAAGCTGCTGAAGAACGAACTGAAGCTATCCAAGGAAGAATTGACCAAAGCCAAGAACGAATCGATTCTGCTGAAAACAGAGCTGATAGCCTTGAAACAAACCTCTCAGACGCAGAGCGAATTATTGCAGAGTGCCAACAAATCCTTAGAAACATACGCAGCCGAGGAGAAGAAAAAGAAGAGGGCAATTAAGACGCAGCGTAATGTGGCTTATGGCTTAAGTGCGGTTTTGCTTTATGCGTTGGTAAGGAAGTAAAAAAGCATTCCATCGAAACACAAGACACAAGTGACACAACAGGCATGGAAAAACCCTATACGTGCGTATGTGCGCTCACGAGTGCGCCTGCCACTCTATAAAATAGAAAAATAATTATATAGTAATTCTTGTGATACTTGTGATATTTGTGTACTGACTTGATGCCCGTCTTGGATTTTATTCTTGGCGGGCATTATTTTTTGCCCTTTTTCCTATCGGTGGTTCTTGAATGATGTGTTTCTGTCCTTTCACTGTTAGAGGCGATGACCTCGGAATGGAGGACAGCTTTATGGATATGAAGCAAAGCAATGAGCAGACCGCAGGAATAACCGCAGAGCAGTTACAGAACGAATTTGATTATATGATGGCACAGAAGATACTAAAAACTATGCTTGAAAAAGGCTTAATTTCTCTGGCTGAATTCAACAAAATCAAGGCTCTTAATCTTGAAAAATTCTCCCCGGAATTGACATCAATAATGCCCACTAATGCTTGATAATAAAGGCTTTCAGCGGTAATATGTCACACTAACGAAGGAGGTGTTATAGATGGCAAAGGTTACAAAAATCTTCGCTGAAAAAGACGAAGAAAACAGCAAGCTAAAGGTCGCTGCATACTGCCGTGTTTCAACCGACAGTGATGAACAGCTGGAAAGTTTGGAAGCACAAAAGAAGCATTACCAAACTTATATCAAAAGCAATCCTGCTTGGCAGTATGCCGGATTGTACTACGATGAAGGCATATCGGGTACCAAAATGGAAAAACGTAAGCAGCTGCTTGCAATGCTGGATGCCTGTGAACGGAAAGAGATAGATTTGGTTATTACAAAGTCTATCAGCCGATTTTCACGAAACACGGTGGATTGCCTTGAAATGGTAAGGTTTCTCATTGAGCATGGTGTTTTTGTATATTTTGAGAAGGAAAATTTGAACACCATGACGATGGAAAGCGAACTGATTCTTTCCATTCTCAGCAGTATGGCAGAGGAAGAATCCCATTCAATTTCCAAGAATAATAAATGGTCTATTCAGAAACGGTTTGAACAAGGCACTTACGTTATCAGCTGTCCGCCATACGGCTATATTAACGATGGCGGAGAAATGAGAATTGTGCTGAAAGAAGCAGAGGTTGTCAGGAGAATTTTCAACGATACCATCAATGGAAAAGGCTCATCACAGATTGCAAGTGAACTGACAGCGGAAGGGATTAAGAGCAAAAAGGGTAAGAAATGGCATTCCACAACCATTCGGGGTATGCTCAGGAACGAAAAATATACAGGGGATGCAATCTTTCAAAAGACATTTACCGATGACCGTTTTACAAGGCATACCAACAACGGAGAGGAACAGCAGTATTACTGCAGAAATCATCACGAACCAATTATCAGCCATGAGATTTTTGAATTGGCAGAACAGGAAACACAGCGAAGAGCCAATGAGAAAAACATCAAGAAAAGTACGCAGAAATACAATAAGCGATACGCTTTTTCCGGCATTATGAAATGCGGCGAGTGCGGTGGGATTATGAAACGCAGAACTCACTACACAGGAAGAAAAGAGTATATCGCATGGAGCTGCGGCACACATATTGAGGATAAAAGTAAATGCACCCTGCTCTATGTGAGAGATGATGCCATAAAGGCGGCATTTACAACAATGATGAATAAGCTGGTCTTTGGCTATAAAGAGGTTCTTACTCCCCTACTGGAGGGTCTTGATGAAAATACCAATTATATGAATACCGAAAAGCAGAAGGAATTTGATAAACAGCAGCAGGCAATCAAAGAGCGTGAAACACTTCTGCGGGAGCATTTTCATAAGAATTTGTTAAGCCAAGAAATATTCAGTAAGGGTATGGCTGATATTGAACAGGAACTTCGAACGCTGGCTCAGATGAAAGAGGATTATCTCCATAATCAAAACCGTGGAATTACTTATCTTGCTGCAGCGAGAGATTTATATGCTTACTGCTGTAAATCGAAGATGCATTCGGTTTACGATGAGGAAGTTTTCAAAAGGTTTGTAAATTGGATCATTATTTTCTCAAGAGATGAGGTTGGATTCAGATTAAACTGTGGTATCACGCTCAGAGAGAGGATGGTGGTTCGATGAAAATGACCTTATTTGGCTATACCATTAAAAATGGGAAGGCCTATATTGACAAGGAGAAGGCTGCTAAGGTACAGAAACTGTTTGATGGATATATCAGCGGTTTGGCACTGCGAACGGCCGCCCTTGAGGCAGGAATCGATACTTTCCACGGCAGTGCAGGACGAATGCTCCAAAACAAAAAATATACGGGGACAGATTTTTATCCCTCGATTATAAGCGAAGAAACATTTGTGAAAGCACAGTCGGAAAGAGAAAATCGTGCAGTTAAACTGGGGCGGGTTCGTGAGGTAGAAGAAGACCTGCCGATTATATCGCCCGTTAAATTCCGCTGGAAATCGAATGAGATTATGTTTGATGATCCTTTTAAGCAGGCGGAATATGCCTACAGCATGATAGAAAGTGAGTGGTTTTAATGGAAGAAAGAAGTGTTACCATTCTTCCGCCAAGGCTAAATCGAAAAAGAGAGGAAGCCAAAGCAGAAGAAAAAGCAAGATTAAGGGTCGCTGCTTACTGCCGTGTTTCAACGGACAGTGACGAGCAGGCTACAAGTTATGAAACGCAGATAGAGCATTATACGCTGTTTATACAAAATAATCCCGAATGGATATTGGCAGGCATATTTGCTGATGATGGAATATCTGGTACAAACACAAAAAAGCGTGATGAATTCAATCGTATGATTGAAGAGTGCAAAGCCGGAAACATCGATATGATTATCACGAAATCCATCAGCCGATTTGCAAGAAACACCATCGACTGCCTTAAGTACATCAGACAGCTGAAAGCTTTGAATATTGCCGTTTTCTTTGAAAAGGAAAATATCAATACAATGGATTCCAAAGGCGAGGTGCTGCTTACCATTATGGCATCCCTTGCACAGCAGGAAAGCGAGTCATTGTCGCAGAATGTCAAGCTGGGCATTCAGTTCCGTTACCAGCAGGGCATCGTTCAGGTCAATCACAATCGATTCTTAGGCTATACCAAAGATGCTGACAAGCACCTTGTAATTGTGCCGGAAGAAGCAGAAATTGTAAAGAGAATCTATCGGGAGTACCTTGAGGGTGCAAATTACAAGGAAATATCTTCTGGTATTGAAGCAGATGGTATTTTGACAGCAGCGGGAAATCCGAGGTGGCATTCCAGCACTTTGAAGAAGATTCTGACTAATGAAAAATACATGGGTGATGCTCTTTTGCAGAAAACCTATACCGTAGACTGTCTTACAAAAAAGCGAGTTGCCAACGATGGAACTGTTCCGCAGTATTACGTCAATAATGACCATGATGCAATTATTCCCAGAGAGCTTTTCACAAGAGTTCAAGAGGAGATGAAACGAAGGGTCAACATTCGGCAAGGCATGGACGGCAAAAAGCGTGTCTACAGCAGCAAATATGCCCTTTCCAGTATTGTCTTTTGCGGACACTGCAATGATATGTTCCGCAGAACCCACTGGAACAATCACGGTAAAAAGCAGATAGTATGGAGATGCATTACACGGCTGGATGCTCCGGGAGTGGAATGTCCGGCAAGGACACTGTCAGAGGTACAGCTGCAGAACTTGGTGCTTGAAGCAATCAACAAAGTTCTTGGCGGCAAACAAAGAGCCATTAAGGTTCTGGAAACCAATATTTCAGAGGTTCTTGGAAATGCCCACACCGAAGAAATGGAGCGAATCAGAAAGCAGATAGAAAAGCAGCAGACACTCCTTGTCAAAATGACTGCCGCATCGGAGGATTACTCCAAGGTGGTTGATAAGATTTATGCCCTGCAGAATGAACAGAAACAAGCAATGGCAGACAGTGTGAATTATAAGGTACAAGTTGAGCGGACAGAGGAAATGATAGAATATCTGAAATCGCAGCCGAAACGAGTGACCGCCTATGACGAGCAGCTGGTACGAAAGCTGATAGAAAAAATCACGGTGTACGATGAGCATTTGGATTTCTTGTTTAAGTCAGGCATTCAGATTGAGATAAAGGGATAAAATAACCAAAACAGCGATAGACACTCTGTAAAAATGCAGGGTGTCTATTTTTCTGCAAAGGATTGAAAAATCCATAAAATAGTGATATTATAAATAATCTAAAATGTGTTAGAAATAGTCGGTTTGAAAAATGGGAGAAAACAGTATGCTGAAAAACAATATAGAGGTGGATGTTAAGGTCAAATGCATAGAGGATTGTGTCACGCAGGCACAGCTTGCCGAGAAGATTGGCACCACGGGACAGTATGTCAACCGTATCATCAAAAAGCAGGATGGTGTGGTAAACAAGACCTTTGTGCAGATGCTGGAGGCTCTTGGCTATGATATTGAACTGACCTATGTGAAGCGAGAAGATCAGGCGAAGGGAGAATAAGATGTTAGGTAATCATGGCGAAATGATAATTTATCAGACAGAAGACGGTCTGACCAAGATAGATGTCAATATGCAGGATGAAACGGTGTGGCTTACGCAAGAGCAAATGGCAGAGTTGTTCCAAAGAGATAAATCAACCATTTCTCGTCACATTAAAAATATTTTTGCCGAAGGAGAATTGGATGAAAAAGTGGTTGTTGCAGAATTTGCAACAACCAGTCAGCATGGCGCTATGGAGGGAAAAACACAAAACAATATCACAAAATTTTATAATCTTGATGTTGTAATATCCGTTGGCTATCGAGTTAAATCCCAGCGCGGTGTGCAGTTCCGTATCTGGGCAACAAATATCCTAAAGGAATACATCAAAAAAGGTTTTGCTATGGACGATGACCGTCTGAAAGAGCTGGGCGGTGGCGGATACTTTAAAGAACTGCTGGAAAGAATTCGTGACATCCGAGCATCGGAAAAGGTTTTCTATCGTCAGGTTCTTGAAATTTACGCAACGAGTGTGGATTACAATCCTACCGCAGAGGTTTCTGTTCAGTTTTTTAAGCGAGTACAGAACAAGATTCATTATGCTGTTTCCGGCGAGACGGCTGCCGAGGTTATCTATCATCGTGCTGATGCTGAAAAAGATTTTATGGGACTTATGACTTTTGCGGGAGACCAGCCTACGCTCCGTGAAGCGAAAATTGCAAAAAACTATCTGGATGAGAAAGAACTCCGTGCAATGGGACAGCTTGTTTCAGGATATCTTGATTTTGCGGAAAGACAAGCAGAACGAGAAGTGCCTATGACAATGGAAGATTGGGCAAAGCACCTTGACGGGATTTTAACATCAACGGGTGAAAATCTTCTCATTGGGAATGGTTCAGTCAGCCATCTACAGGCGATGGAGAAGGCTCAAACGGAATACAAAAAATATAAAGCTAAAACATTAAGCAGTGTCGAGCAGGATTATTTGGAAAGCGTTAAACTGCTGGAGCAAAAAAGCAAGCAATAGAGAAAAAGCATAATTGTAATTAGGGGACTCTTAGGTCATTGTACAATTTGACTCTTAATAACGTCAGGGAGAAAACATATGAATTTGTTGCGTAGAATTAAAATAGAAAATGTTAAAGGAAAAAATGCTTTTGAAGTAATATTCACAGACCTTACTGCGAATCAGCCGAATATCGTTGTTGCACCAAACGGATATGGCAAGAGTACAATTGCTACAGCATTTGAGGCTGCTACCAATGGAAAAATGAAAATTAGTGAGAAAGATTTATATCAGCGTAATCCTGATAACCATCCCAAATTAGAGGTGGAACTATGTGGAGAGTATGCGGGTACTTATGTTTCCACAGATGAAGAAGGAAATATTTCAAAAAATATAACTCTTTGCACGATTAACAGTCCGCTTTATGCTAAAAGCACTACACGCGGCTTGGGAAGAAATGTAGCTGCAACTGCGGATTTAAGAGTTGAGCAAGTCATTGTTTATAGCCGGATACCAGAAAGTTGTAGTTTGAATTATTCGTATAGAGGCTTATCATCAATATATGGAAAGAAAAGAAAACTCTTTATAAACATCTCCGAAATGTTAAAGGATTGTAGTAATATCGAATCTCTTTTGGAAATAAAGGACTGCTTTAAGAAGTGCTGCATTCAACAAGGAATACAAACAAAATTCACTCGTTTTTTGGATGCTTGCTTGGAAAATGGAACTGCAGAAAAGATAAAGAATCAAATATCACAAGACGAAATAAATGCCGTTTATGCAAACAGTAATATTCATACCCTCCTTGAATGCATTTCAAATATGAATAGTAAACCTGATGGATGGAGGGATATTGATGCAATATTTACTGCAATACAACTATGTGATTTGTTCAAATCACATCTCGATGCTGGGGAAAATGACATTCTAAAAAATGTTTATGCGTTTTTATCCTACAAACAAACTAAAGCGTTGATAGATGAAAGACTTAATTTATTTAATACAACGGGGCGCAGTGTACAGACACATGAAGAACGCGGGAAATTGGTAATTAATTTCGATCGTGCTTCATCTATGTCGAATGGGGAGAGAGACATTCTGTCATTTATTTCGAACCTCACAAAATATGAAATTGCGTTTAAAAAGCAAGTAGGAATTTTGATAATTGATGAGGTGTTTGATTATTTAGACGGAAGTAATATGCTTGCTGTTCAATACTATCTATCGCAATTGATAGACAGATGCAAATCGTCAGGAAAGATCCTTTTCCCCATAATATTTACTCATTTAGATCCTGAAGTGTTTGCAAACTACTATTTTAACAAGAAGAAAGTTCACTATATTTCTTCCTTTGCAACAATGAATGTCAATTCTCCGATTGTAAAGTTACTTCGTTTGCGTGAGGACAGGTCATTAGGTGAAGCAGAAAAGGAAGAAATCGAAAAGTATTATATTCATTACATAAATCAAGAGCATATACTTTCTGACCCATTGGCAGCGCAGATATCAATTGATTTTCATGATAGTAATACTGATTTTCGACAGGCAATGTATAATGAAATAAAGAACGAATACTTATTGGAGCACACATACAATCCGATTATGGTGGTTGCGGGTATCCGAATTCGAATAGAAGAACTTGTGTATGAGAAACTCGCTGACATAGATCACGATGGATTTATACAACAGCATAAGGTGATTAATAAGCTTCATTTTGCAGAAGAACATGGTGTTGATGTCCCGGAACTTTATTATCTTTTACAGCCAATGTATAATGACAGTCTACATTTAAGCGGTGATAATAATGCGGTTGTGCGAAAGATGAAATCTTGCTACCTCAAGACAAACAATCTGCATATTAGAAGAATGGTTCAAATGCTCTTTGAATAA